GGGGGGGGGTGTGGGTCTCGTGCCCGCACCCCACCACCACCACAACCGCTAACGCGGTTATTAGCCGCTAATAGCGGGGTGCAAAACGAAGGGGGTTTTGAGGGATAAGAACTATGAACAAAGGAGTCTATATGGAGCCCAATCTCCTGCTTCATCTGGGTCTTGCCCTCATCTTCACCCCTTTCGGGCTGTACGCAGCCCTCAACGAGCTGGACAAACGGTCCAGCTAAGCTCCCGTCAGGGAGAGAAGGGAGACGCTATGCGTCTCATGCCCCGTCGTCTCATCAACCTGGAGGCCCCGCCCAAGGCGGTGCCGGCCGAAACCTCCAACCTCGACCGTCTCTTCCGAGAGATGGGCGAGACCCTCCTCCCGTTCGGGGAGGAGTTCATGGTCGCCGCCACGGCGGCGATGTCGGTGTGCGTGGCGGAGTCCCCCCGGGGACTGCTCACGGGGCTCCGCGCCCTCCGGTGTGAGACCGGCATCGCTGAGCTGCTCGCGCACGACACGCGGGAGGAGCAGCTCCTCTACATGCTCCTCATCCTGGAGCTGGACGCGGGCGCGGTCGTGGCATTCGCCGCGGTCGAGGTCTGGGACTCCCAGCAGCCCACGGCCTGGGAAACCCTGGGCTGGACCGCGGACCAGCGGGCCTACGTCGAGGGGCTGTGCGCGACCTTCGACGACGACGAGGAGGTCGAGCTGGTCCCCGTCGAGCTGAGCCGCCTCAGCGGGCGGCACCGGTCCGCCGAGGACGGCGGGTTCACCTACGTGGTCAGCGAGACGAAGGAAGGCAACACCCGCCGCTGCACCTTCGTCCCGACGCCTGTGTAGTCTTCGAGCCGGCCGCCCTTCGGGGCGGTCAGCGCAACAGCCCCTCCTGGGCTCGTTGTTACCTACTGCAAAACCAATGGGCCTTTTTGGGATAAGGACTACGTACAGGAGACTTAACTCCTGTCTCACCCCTCAATGAGGGAGAGGAGTCTGAGATGTCTTGGTTGAAGGTCTTTGGTGGCGTGGTCGCGGGGGCCGCGGTAATCGGCACGGCGGTGGCGCTCGCGGACGAAATCGAGAAGCTGCCGGAGCCGCCCCGGCCGAACCCGTTCCTGCCGCCGCCGAGGGCGGTGGTCGTGCGGACCGTCGTGCTCGGGACGCCGAGCACGTTCGAGGCACGCAATGCCAGGAGGCGGGTGGAGTACGCGGAGGAGGACGTGCGCTCGGCGGAGCGCGCACGAGACCGGGCGGAGCGGCTGTACTACGGCGCCCGGTCGAGTGCCTTCCAGGACGTCTACCTGACGTCGCTGGAGGACGCGCAGCAGCGACTGGTAACGGCTCGCCGGAGCGCGAGCCGGGCACGGTCGGACCTCCGGCAGGCGCTGCTCGGAATCTAGTCTTCGCCTCCCTACGGGGAGGGGTCGTGCGCCCTTCGGGGCGCGCTTCATTACCTACAACGTGATTACGGTGACTGAGCCCCGCCCGTCGTCCTCGTCTTCGTCCCCATACAGGTCGATGATGATTACCCGAGGGGCCTCGGGCTTCTTCTCTTCACTTGCCTCGCGGTACTGCGGGGCTTCCAGGTCCAGGTAGAGCCTTGGGCGGTCTTCTGCGTCATGCATATCGAACCTCCTTGCCTGCCTACCATTCTACTACGTCGCAAGAACGTGGGGCGTATTTGGCATAAGAACTATGAAGAACCCTTGTCACGCTACGCGTGCAGGTACTTTGCCGTTCGCATGTCGCGATACGGTCATTTTTTAGGAAAGGGATGCCACATGGAATTCTTGATTGAAGCGCCGCACCTGCCGGGGTGGAGCAAAGAGACCCTGCTCGACCGAGCAGCGGATGAGGTCTTCCGGGATGATGAGGCGCGAGTCCTTGTCTCACAGAACCTGGGACGGGGTTACGCGGCGGCTTGGCGGACAGACATCGGGGATGCCGACACTGTCCTGCGAAGCATCACGCGTGCGCACATCTTCTTCTCCCGCGCGAGTGATGAAGCGAAGGGTACTCCCACCAACCCGGAGTTCCCCGGCTGGGTGCACCAACGCTTCTACGCCGGCTCCCAGCTGGTTTATGAGTGCGCGGTGCCCGGCCGCCGAGACATCACATGAGGCTTCTCCGAAATCTCCTGCCTTGGGCGTTCTCCCTTGCGATCAGTATCCTGGTCGCAACGGTGACGTCGGCTTGGGTCTACGCCTGCATAGGTGTCTGGACCGCGGTAGGGCTGCAGTTGGCCGCGAAGGACTACATCCCCTTCTACGCTCTTTGCTGGACGGGGCTGCTCTGGCCTGGGACGCTTCTGTCCTTCCTTGGTGGTCTCGTCCTCGGTCTTTGGCAGCTCCATCAACAAGACACGGACGGGGACTAGCCGTCCCGCGTTCCCCCTTGCGCGGGTACAACGCCCGCGTAAAATTACCCGAAGCGAAAGAAGATAAAAAATGTCTGTGAACCTCCACATAAGCGAGCACGCCCTGGAGCGTTTCCGTGAGCGCTACGACAGCGAAGCTGACGGAAAGGCCATGAGGGCCGCCTTCAACATGGCTGTCTTGGTCAGGAACGACCTCGTCGCTGTCGCCACTGGGCTCAAGAAGCGAGAAAGCCCGGACAGTGAGTACTTCCACTACAACAACGGCATCTTCGTCGTGAAGCCCCCTGGCATCCCTGAGAGTGGGCGGAAGGTCGTCGTGACCTTCCTCGCCCTGAGCGGGACCCAGTGGGCCATGCTGGATGGGCGTAGGAGCACTCCGACCGAGTGCACCACCGAGACGCACATCCTGACGGCGCCTGAACTCAGTAGCCGCGGGCACTCACGCTGGCGGCAGCGCATGTTCAGGGAACTGGTGTCGCCGTGCCTCACGGGCGACTGCCCCCTGAACAACGAGAAGGTCCGCGGGTGTGAATACGCCCGGCTCATGCGGCTCTTCAAAGAGGGCGATGTGCCTTTCAAGCGTGTCAACAACCACGAAGTCATCATCAACCCGGAGGGGGACTGCCCCCTTCAACTCACTTGGAGAAACGGCGAAATGGAACTCACCCACAAGAACAACCTGCCCAAGCACGCCACCCCGCAGTTCGCTGCGGAGGAGCGCATCCGTGAATTGATGGGAAGCACAGCGAAGGTCATGTGGGACTCCACCCCGCCGTCCATGCGGGAGGACTTCTACAGCGTGGTCATCGGTAGCACCCCAATGAGCTTCTCGGGCCCGTCGGGTCCAGAGCTTCACTGGGAGCATGCCGGAATCAGAATTTACTGGTTCCGGCACCGAATACACGTTTGCTCGCTTCGGCGAGCTGCCTAGACCACAGGAGAAGAGAATGCGCGAAGACATGCGCTACAAAGTCATCGAGCGGGGGCGCTTCGGTGACAATTCCAACCACTCGTCGAAGAGCCGGCGCCGGACGTTCCGGGGGCAGAGCGACGCCACGAACAAGGGCCGCATGCGGCCTGACTGGCGGGACTGCACCGGCTACGACCGGAAACAGCTCAGCGACACCCTCAACCCGCTGGTCCGGTACCTCCGGTCCTGCGTCAACCGGCAGTGGGACGCTGTGTGGTCCGAGATTTGTGCGGACCTCCGCGCCGGGTCGACCATGACCCAGCACGTGCGGGACCACATCACCGGCGACATCGTCACGCTCCACGTGGTGATGGACGGCAAGACGCCCATCAGCCTCCCGACCGAGAACGGCGGCGGGGGGAGCGTTGTCTATGGTTTGTGGGTCCACCCCACCAACGGGGTGCTGCGCTTCAACCAGAAGCCGCGTCGGTACCGTCGCGCGCCCACTCAGCCCTTCGCCACCCAGCGCGGGTGCCGCATCGTCGGTGACCTCCTGCTGGAGGAGGTCGCCGGAGTGTGGTTCATGTGGGACCTCGTTCCCGTCGAGGAGTCGCCTAACTACCGGGAGTCGACCCTGCAGCAGACGGTGGAGTCGAAGCGGTCGTGGCAGGCGAATGTCGTTCGGGGGCACACGTACCCCACTTCGGCCACCAGCCGCTACGTCAGCTGCGGTCGTCTCGGGATGCAGATTGCGACCCGGAACGACAACTGGAGCAACCGGCCCATGAGCGAGGTTCGGTTCGGGAACCTCCAGAACGAGTACGGCCGTCAGGCCGTCTGTCTCAACAAGCGGCAGATGAGCAAGAAGCAGAAGGCTCGCCTTCTGCCGTCGTAGGCGAAAGCCGAGGAGGGGTGGGCCGCAACCCGCTCCTTCTTAGCTACAGCACTTCCTCACGACCGTCCCGCGCTATGAACACGATGTGCGGGTACACATGCCCCTCCCTGGACTCCTTCTCCCCGCAGGCAGGGCACGCGTACGGCGTCGAGCCCAGCTCTCTCAACGACCAGTTACTCCGGTCGAACCCCACACACTTCATCTCTTCTCCGCAGTCACAGAACAGCCGCCGCTGCACAACTTTCCCTGTGACCTGCTGGACCGTGCTCATGCCAACGCTCTCTGATGGTGTGCCCCGTTGTACCAGTTATTAGCCGCTAATAACCGCGAGAAAACCAGTGGCAAGAACAGACCGAAAAGAGGCATAAGGGTCCTGTAGTTATGGGGCTACGGTTACCAACCAACGCCCATTCTCTAACGAAAGGTGGCCGCCGTGCTGCCCGACCCCGGGACCTTCTGGTCCCACATCTTCGCCGCCTCGGTCGTCTTGCTCTTCCTAGTCGTTGTGTGGCTAGGGGACGAGTGACCCCAACAACCTACGAGCATCAATGCCCGACTTCACCGATGCAGACTACATTCGGCTCTTCAACGACGAAGGCTTTGTGGGGCGTCTACAGCCTTACATCGCCGACTTCCTACTCAACCACCTGAAGGTCGACCTGAGCTACACACTCCGCGACGACGACTCTCCCGGCGGGGCGTACATACAAATCAACCCCGAGATGACTTTAGACACCAGCATGGGCACGCGCTACCTTCCCGGTGGCGGGGTACGCATCCCGATCAGCGACATCAGCGCCCACCTCTTTCACCAGGACCGGTAATGGACATTCCGCCGACCGCACTCGGGCTCGACATCGACTACAGGTACTGGGAGCGCCGTGTAATCGAGTCGCTAGGGGTGCCCTGGAACTTCTTCTTCGGGGACAGAGTGGCGAAGGTGGCGAGCTTCGGAGCCCCCGGAGGCTTCGGGAGTGCGCCCGTGCCTGCACCACCCGGCCCACCGCTCGACTACCATGTGGACGTATGAGCGACATTGCATTCAAAGGCACCCCCAGCCGTAAGTACCGGCGCGGTAAACTCTGCAGGGTTCCCCGCGAAGTCCTTTACCCTGACGGGTCCAAGTGGACAGAGGCCAGCCGCCACGAAGTCCCCTTCACAGAAATCAGCTCCATCCGCATGAAGAAGCTACCCACGCTAGAGCCGGCGGAGCCCGAGTACCACACCGACGTCTAGCCGGGGTGTACGTAAGAAATGGGGCTGCGCGAGTCGCGGCCCCATTCTTAGCTGGCACCTCGGTTACCCGCCGAGGCTATCCAGTATCGTCTTGGCCTCTGCCATGTCGTCGTAGTTGGGGTACTCCACCCCGAAGAGGACAAACTCCTCTTCGTCCACCACGTCCAGCTGTACCGCGCCGTCTCCGGTCAGGCCGACACTGAGGCTGCACCAGTAGTCGGGGAACTCCTCGCTTGACGAGGAGAAGAACGCGGTATCCGCCTCGACAACGAACTTTCTGAAGACCAGTCCTATCGAGACAGCCTTAGCGTGGGCCGACCTCAGCATATCGAGCCTCTTCGTGAGCTTGTCCAGCTCCGCGAGTGGGTTCATTCCGTCTCCTCTGCGTGATGCAACGAGTCCACCAGCTCGGCGATGAACACTTGCTCTGCCCTTGGATGCCGCCCTTTGTGGGCCAGCGGTACCTTCGCGATTAGAACCCCAGCCTCCGTTTCTGCCACGAGCTGGTCCCCGCCTTCGTGGGCACTCGCGGTATCGAACCGCAGCGTGACCATCAGTCTTTTCCTCTCACTACCCCTGCGCACCTACACCCTCCGTCTTTGGCCTAGACATCCGTATGTACCTCATCTACCAAGCCTAGCGTAGGCTGTCTCCCGTCGGCATACGGCGGACCGACCGTAAAGAGGATTACATAGCCGCCGTCTTCCTGGGCCTCCACCGTGAAGCTCCTGCCCGTAGGCTCACACCGCCAAACGCGGGCACGCTTCGCCCACCCCGTCAGAAGGGCCTCCATCTCCTGGACCGAGCCTTGGCCCGCGGGGTTGTCGGGCGACTCACCATCTAGGCTCCCGTACTCGTCTGAGAAGTGCTCGTTCCACATCTCCGCCAAGTGCGCGCTGGTGTTTTCGACCCACTCGGCAGACACCACTAACGGTGCGTACTCCTCGACGATGTATACCAACCCTGTGACCGCGTTGACCGACTCCAGCACGTCGCTGATGGACTCTAAGTACTCCTCGAAATCGCTCAGACCGTAGCAGAACTGCTCCGCCATCTTGCTCCCTTTATTAGCCGCTAATACGGCTCACCGCCTTATACCGAAAAGACGCAAGAGTCAGCCGCTTTTGGGCATAAGCTTCAAGTAGCTATTACCCCAACTGGAGGAGCCCCGCATATGAGCCTGTGGAACGCAGACGGCACGCGCTGCACCTGTGCCGACTGCCGCGACGAAGAGGACCAGTTCCAGTACGACACGTGGGACTGGGCCCAAGCACGACGGAAAACCTTCGCCGCGAAGAAGCGCGCACGGGACTACGGGGTGCCCGTTATCGTAGCCACGCAGAAACGAGAAGAGGAAATGCACGTCGATGTTTGACGAGATAGTGACCGCGGCTCGAAGGGCACGGAACGCTGCGGCCAAGCAACGCAAGCAAGCCGCCCGCGAAAAGAAGGAAAGACTCGCGAAGGCCGCCGCGATTGGGGGCACCCACAAGAAGGTCCTGGTGGGCGGTTCTGAGGAGAACCACCGCGCGTGGTTGGCCCAGGTCGCGAGCGACATCCAGCGGTGCGAAGACGAACACTTCCTGGCTGTGGTCGAGGACCGCATCGAGGAAGAGGCCCGCCTCAGGGACCCCGACGCGATGCACGCGGACCGCTAGGCATGGACCCAAGCGTCTTTGAGCCTCTCCCAGGCCAATGGCTATCCAGTTACACCGCCGAGGGCATAAAGTGGGCCTACAGGCTACCTGGGCTCTCCCCTGGCGAAGCTGTAGACGCTGCCCTGGTGTGGCACCACAGCCTCAGCCGTAAGCTCCCCTACGACGTAGCCATTGTGCGCCACTCCCACCGTGGCAGCCTCGTACTCATCACCACACTACTCACTGGTGTTCCATGCCCTACCCAACTCTCCGCACTTGGACCGACCCCGACCACATCACCCGCACATCCTTTATGGACGGACAACAGTGTCTCGTGACACTCCAGCCCTGGGACCTCATCCAGCTCGCCCGCAGTGAGCACATCGACGTATGAACGTAAAACGTCCACATAGACGAATAGGCCCAAAATGACCCTTGCTGAACTCGACTTCTTTTCCGCCCTCCGCCACAAGGACTCAATCTCCCCCGCACCGCCCGAAGAAGCGGGAAACAGCCGCACGCCTCGGAAGGCCAGGGGCGCAGGCTCAGGGAGCCTGTACCTCCAACCAGAGCATGGTCTCTACGCCGTCTGGCACGACCAGCACCCCGAGGAGTGCGAATTCATCACGGCCGCCAACTACCTCGACGCCGTGGTCTACGGGGAAGACTATCTGGACATCGACGAAAAACACATGCGGGTCAGCTGGGTCGCCTACACCTTCCAGGAGGTGCTCCACCCCAGTAGCGAGCTGCGTTGGAACGCCGCCATCTCGGCCATCAACGGCGGACCCACCGACCCCGACGAACCCGAGCGAGCCCGCGCTGGCTGCCTCATCCTCAACGTCGAACTCGACGAGTTCGATGACAACGACGGCTTTGGCTGGGTCTGGAGCGTCACGGGCGCGACAGAGCGCGATGGGTACAGCGGGACCAAAGAAGGTGCCAAGGCCCTCGCTGAGCGCGCGGCCAAGGCGTGGCTCAACAACTCCCTCAGCGTCTTCCCGTCGACATGAGTGAAGACCACAAGGACCGCCGAGAAGTCAACGGCACCATCCCCCTCAGTCTCACGGACCTCATCAACCTCCAAGGCGGGAAAGCCTTCTTCGAGTACATCCGGAAGCAGCTGCACGAGCCGGAGCTGGAGGGCATCAAGTACGAGCCCGGATGGCCAACCGACAACGGAGACCCTGTGCTCCACGTAACCGGCTGGGCGCCGGCCGGACCCAGGACGATGACCGCGCTCTACAAGGTAGTCATCCTCCAGACGATTCGCCTCGAAGGAGAACTGGAGCTAACCCACCCCATCGGGCGGGACCCTGACGACAGCTACTTCGACGACACCGACCCGCGCTTCACTGAGGATGTGGAATTCTACTCAGCTGAGTACATCATCACGCGAGTGGACGAGGAGGGCGAGTGAGCAACAAGAACCAAACCCCCGAGATGCAGCGGGTGACTGCCGAGGCGGCCAAGGCCGCGTTCGAGGGCAACACCCCCGCCAAGGCCGAGGCCACAGAGACCTGCGTCCGGTGCAGTGGCCCCGCGACCGAATTCAAAGACGAACTCTCCAAGCGGGAGTACGCCATCACCCGCTTCTGCCAGGAGTGCCAGGACGGCTATTTCGGCTGAGGTATTAGCCGCTAATACCGGGGCTTCTTGGCGAGTGCTTGCCGCCGCTTCTGCACGACGGCTTCCTTGAGCAGTTTCTTGAGGAAGTCGCGGCGTGTCCCTGCGCCCAGTACCAGCCCCGTAATCGACCCTGTTTTCTTCCGCATTCCTAGAGTCTACCAGGGTGCAAAAGCGGTAGTGCTTTTGGGGATAAGAACTATGCATAGGGGCAATTACGCCCATTTCATCCACGCAGCTGAGCTGCAGAAGGAGTCAACTATGCCGGCCATTATCGTTCGCGTGACGAACTCGCCCGAGCAGGTCCGCAAGTTCGTAGCGCAGGGCTTCTGCCCTGTGGAGTGTTCCATCGGCGGGGAGTCCATCACGGACGACCTGCAAATGGACCACCACGGGGCGCTCTCCCACCTGGAGAGCGTCGCTCTCCGCGCCTACCGCGACCACTACGGCGCGCGGCGCGAGGACCCACGCTTCGTCATCGTCGGGCAGCCCGACGCGGACGCGACCTTCGCGGTCGCGTCTCTCGCGGGAATCCTCCCGCACCCGCAGGCGGACGTCTCCGCCCTGCCGCCCCACCTCCACCGGGGCGCGCAGAAGGACCTGACCGAGTTGGCGGCGCTCATCGCGAAGGTGGACACGGACCCCATCGGGTGGGACCTGTCCGAAGAGGAGGGCGGCGACGTCGTCCTCACGTGGAACGCCCTGACCGCGGGCGCCCCGCAGACCTCGCTGTCCGGCGAGATGGGGGTGGGCCTGTGGAAGCAGCTGGTATCGGGTCACCCGGCCCACCGGCCGCTGCTGGCGGCGGGCCTCACCACCGAGGCTGCGCGGCGGGAGGCGGCAGCGGCAGAGGACGTCCGTCAGGACCATGCCATCGGGTTCGTCGAGGCGTCCCGAACCTGGGGCTTCGATGTCTGGTACTCCCGGCTGCAGGGGACGGGCTCGGCGAACGAGGCGAAGGGCTGGCTGCGCCCGGTGGTCATCGCTCGGGTCGCGGCGACCAGTGGCATCACCGTTGGTTGCCCCAACGAGGCGGTCGCGGAGGAGATGTTCGGCCCAGGCGGCCTCAAGAACGTCTTCGAGGCGTTGGGCGAGGTCACCAACGCCCCGGGCTGGGGTGGTCGCGAGGCCATCGGTGGTGGGCCGCGCGGCGTGGAGCTGAGCATCGAGCAGCTCCACGCCGCGGTGAAGCTGCTGCGGGACCTCTACGCCGAGCAGCGCCTCGCCCGCTGACCGCCCGGTTCCATCGGCACTCACACACTGCCGTCATCCGTGTGTGGCTCCCCGAATGCATGACTAGGCTGGTCGTGCCTTCCGGGAGAGTGTCTGTGTCTAAACCACCAGGAAGAGGGAGAGAGATATGTTTCGCGCAATCGTAGCGTGGATTATCGAAGGAATTGAGGAGGCGCTGCGGCGCCTCGAAAACTGGAACGAGCGCCGAGTGGCGCTCTCCGAGGTGCGAGAGGAGCGGACGGAGCAGATGCGCCGGCTCAACGCCCGGCTGGTGGGGTCATTCAGCGACCTCGTCGAGGTCGAGGCCCGGCTACCGCGCGAGGCCCGAGTGGTCTGCGAGGTGAAGGCGGCGGAGCTGGAGTGGCCGCTGGCCATCGCGCGAGCGAAGCAGGTCAGCGATGGCTGCCTGCTCCGGGCGGCGGAGCTGGAGGTGAAAGCCTCCACGGCGGCCACCCACGGCACGGCCGGACTGTGCCGTGTCGCCGACCTGCGACGGCGTGCAAACGTGCTGCGAGAGGCAGCCGTGAGCATCCCCTCGCTAGCCCGCGCAGCACAGCACCTCACCGCCTAAGTCCCCGCGTCCTGCGGGGGCAGCGCTGCCCTTCCTGGGCGCGCTTCTTACCTGCAAGACCCCTACATGTTTTGGGCATAAGGACTATGGAGGAACTCGCCTCCATCAACCGTGCCCGAAGGGGTTAAGCACGGACCACTTGAGGTCCACAACCGGCACTCCGCACTGCGCGGGTGCTACAAGGAGGTGCGCCATGCGTGCACTCGTTTATCTGTTCATCCTCGCTGGGATTCAGGGCTGCGATGCCCCGGAGCCCGGTCTGCCCGGCGTGACCGAGCGGACCTTTTTGGTCAAGAACGTCGGGCAGGCGTTGACCCAACCCCAACTGAGCATCGTCACCGGTATCCCCGGCTCGACGAGCCCGGCGCCTGTCGAGTACATCGACGAGGCGTACAAGTGGGGGATGGACAGGATCCTCCCCCAGAAGGGCAGCCCGGACGACATCGCGCTCGTCGTCGGCTGGAATGAGCTACCGGGGACCAAGGTCGCCTTCACCAACAAGGGTGAGGGGGTCGTCATCCAAACCCCGGTCGGGGGAGCGTCGACCAACGACGTCCACGTGCCCACGGAGGAGGGGCGCTACATCCCGGGGCAGCGTCTCCATGTCGAGGGGTACATCCCGCAGGAAATCACCCACGAGCAGCTGATGGCGCTCAAGGCCGACATCGCGGCGCTGAGTGAAGCCATAACCGAGGGGTACGTACCGTGAGGCTGCTCACGCTTCTCTTCCTCGCGGGCTGCTGCGGGAACGGGTTGGAGTACAGCGTCAACGGGGGCGCGTGCATGCCCGCCCCTGGAGCGGGGGAGTTTCGTGGTGACCAAGGGGACATCTGCGACCCCCGCCTCGCGCACAGCGAGGTCGAGGCCGACCCCTTGGTGGCTGGCTACGGCTGGAAGGTGGTGACCCGAGCGGGTGACTGCCGCGGCTCGTGCACCGCCGTTACAGGGCGGTTCCGGTCTTGGGTGCAGAACACCCGAGTTGGTCTGGTGGACATCCCCATCCTGACCCACAGCTTCTCGTGCACGGTGCTGGATGCAGCGCCAGACGAGGGGGACCTGGGCAACATCTTGCCCGTGTGCGCCGAGGAGAACGAGTACGTCATCCTCGAAGGCGAGGGCGGGGTCATCCTCTACCCGGAGGCGTGCTTGGAGTTCCCCCTTGGCCAGTGCCCTGCTGGTGTTGGGGCTCCCGTGGGTAACGTCGGTGCGTGCGCGCTCCAGCGTTGTGCCGACATCAACACGTTCGACCTCGGTCCCGGGGCGGCGTGTGGTGACGGGGGCATCAACATCGCCGCGGGTGGTGAGGATGGCGGCATGCCTGCTGTGGCCGAGATGGAGGAGGCCGTCTCGTGTGAGGAGGCGAAGGACGTGGCTTACGCCGCGGCCCTCAACAACCTGCCTGGGGACGTTGGGCAGCGAGCGGGGTCGTTCCTCTACAGCATCATGTACGAGGGCGACCGCATCGACCGCGAGGGTGACCCCAACGCAGCCCTCTTGGCGTGGCGCGAGTTCGAGATATTCGCGTGCGACCTGCTCATCATCCTCAACAACCCTGAGCTGCCCGGCTCGGGGAACGTCTTCTGCTCGAACGCCGGGGGCAATCCCCGTGTGCCCCTCTACAGGACGCAAGCCACCGACATGGTGGTCCCGCCCGCGCTGTGGAGACGGATGCTGCTCGAAGGCGAAGACATGGACCCCGATACCGCCGTGGTCCACCTGCCTGCTGGGCGGCGTCGATACGCCGATGGGCTCGTCCGAGACCGAGGGCCTTGGCCGGATGCACGCGGAATCCTCTGCGAGCATGACCGGGGCTGGGACTCGTGGAACGAGATTATCGAGATGAAGTACACGACGCCGACCTTCGACCCCTCGGAGTGGTGCCTCGAAATCGACATCAACGACGCCGATGACCTGCGTCGGGGCATGTGGGCGTGTGAGCGCTGGTACGGTCGGGCTACCCAAGCCCAGGACTACCTCGCGCACGCGCTCGTGGAAACCACCGCAGGGCGGCACACGGACGTGGAGTACTGGTTCGGGCGAGGCCCTTCCGACGACTTCGCCCTTCTCATCGGCGCTCTCCCCGAGCAGTTTGCCCACCCAGAATTCGGGCGGCTTATGAACACGCCGAAAATCATCCCCATCCCGGGGCTGAACGAGATACCCGTCTACTTCGCTGACCGCATGGTCGGGGCGGGTGAACGGGGCTTGCTGCACCCGCCCATCGAGCTGGGGCTGCAAGGAGGCGACCTGGGTGACCTCATCGGTCGCGAGCTGGACCGGCGCATCTGGCCCGAGATGGCTGCCGACGAGGCCATCACGAACTTCAACAAGCAGTGGCGGTGTGGGGCTCCTGGCTCCCGACCGGACATCCGTAATTGTGCGGACTACCACTTCGACCTCTGGACGCTATAGGAGTAGACAATGATTGGGAAAATCCTGGCAGCGGTTCTCGCGTTAGGCGTCCCGGGTGGGGTGCCTACCGAGGAATTGGGGCCGAGCATCAGCTTCCTCCGCGTGCCCGACGCGGTGATGGACCTCAACGTGCGGAAGACCCTGATGGGTCATCCGCTCATCGTGAAGCACCCGGTGCACACTGACGTGCGTATCGGGCTCAGCGTCAACCACTCGGCCAGCCGGGTGTGGGTGCATGCCTGGAATGTGCGGACCGGGGACTTCGGCGGGAAGCACATCGGGTCGAGGCGACAGGTGTACGAGCAGGTGGCGCTGCTCAGCCTGGAGCATGGGTGGGCGTTCCAGTCCATCTCCGGTGCCCCGCTCGCCACCAAGGCGGATTGGGGCGACTTCCTCGGCCGGGTGTCGGCTGCATCGGCCCACGTCCCGCCATACGACCCGGTGGAGATTGAGCGGGTCCTCAAACAGCAGCGTTAGCCGCTGCGGGCGTCCCCCTTCTGGGGGGCGCCTGTTCTTACCTGCAGAACAGGGGGGCGTTCTTGGCATAAGAACTGTGAACGGAGGCACTAGCCCCCCAGTAGGAGTGCGATTGTGAAGTGCTAAACCACCAGTCAGCCGTGTCTTGTCCCTAGGGGTAAGAACGGGTAGGGGGTAAAGGAAGTGTGTGCTCGGTCCGCACCGAGATCCCCAATGACACGGGGTGGAGTTAAAGTTCCCACCGCTTCGGCGGATGCGAGAATCCGGGAACAACAAACCACAGGTCCGGCGCCCTGACGTCGTTAACAGCGTAGCCCCCCTCTACGCTTCAGTGGTGTGCTGAGAAACCCCTCCTGGGTTTCTTCTTAGCCCCTGCAAAACACGGGGTGTTTTTAGGGATAAGAACTATGAACAGGGGCAATTACGCCCATTTCATCCACGCAGCATTGCTGCAGAAGGAGTCTTCTATGAACGGTCACACGACCAACCGAATCGTCCGCGCCGCCCTGGCTCTGGAGGCGGCGGAGGCGCTCGCCGAGCAGGCGAGCGCCGCCATCATCGACGCGGAGGACGAGGCGAAGTTCGCCCGCGCGGAGCTGCGCGAGGCGGAAGAGGAGGCGGAGGAGGAGGCGCGAATCGCCACCTCCTCCGTCCAGGACGCCCTGCGCGGCCTCTTGGCCGCGCACGGCGTCGAGGATGTCCGGCTCGCCGGGCAAATCTCGGCCGAACTGGCGCAGACGCTCACAAGCGTCGTCGCCGCGCAGGACCTCTCGCCGCTGGGTACGGGGGGGTGGAGCGACGCCAGCCTCACGCTGGCGGGGGCGCTCGCCGGCGTGCGCCGCAAGGCGTCGCGGCGCTGGGGGGCGTGGTCATCGGGAGGCAAACGCTTCACATGATCGCGCGCTGGTGCAGCCTCGTGCGGATGGCTATACGTCATCCGCGCGTGGCTGCACGAATTATGCGGTGGCGTTGGCGCATATGGCGCCTTCGCCGGAGATTGGTAAGGGGCTGCTAAGGCAGCAGAAGGAGTTTCTATTGGTGGGAGCCCGAAAAGTGCAAAACAAGCACCTCTTTTGGGGATAAGAAGTATGGAGGAGGTATTACGCCTCGCCCGTCTCTAACACCGCTTAACACGGGAGGGAAAGATGAGACACTAAACAGCAGGTACCTCGGGTAAAACCGGGGGCTGCGCCGGTCCGCTCCCTAGCCCCGAGGGGCATGGTGAGCGGGTAGCCGGGTTCAACCGCTAGCCGACGTCCCGAAGGCGCGGGGGCCAGAACTGCTGTGATGAGCAGCGATGGCCCCGGCGCTAGGGACGGACGCGAGGGTGCTGTAACGGGTACAGTCCGCATGAGCGGGCTAAGGAGACCATCAATCTCCGAACCGGGTGAAGCATTCCGAAAAATAGGGCAGTGGCTATCAGGAGCCTGAAAGTGCGGGTTCAAGTCCCGCCTGTCCTTCCAACTCTAGAGCTTCCCCTTTGACGCAGTCGCCCGCCCTTCGGGGTCGGTGGTTCAAAGGGGTTGAGCGCCGGCAACCCGCACAGGGCAATGCATTAACAGGCGCTCGATGCTCCGCCCCGCCTCCTCGGCTGCAATGGGGTGGCGGGGCACTCATTTCTATGGGCCTCCCAAATGAGGCGAACCGGAACACCTGCACCCAGCAGGCCCGGGGGCCGTGCACAGCCATCTGTGCCTGGGTAGGCCGTACTGAGCGCGCAGAGCGTTTTCCGGTCGGGGGCTGCATGACTATCGGGTTCACGCCCGAGGTTGTGCGGCCCTTTTCTTTCTCGTCTCGGCGCCACGCGCCACAACTTTTACAAAGCCATCTAACCCAACTAACGAAAGAAGAGCAATGAGCCCCGAGAACCTGGACCTTTTGTCCGGTGTCCTACTCTTTGCCCTCGCCTTCGGTCTCGGCTTCGTGCTGGACGAGGGCGGCGAGGCTGTGAAAAAACTCCCCATCGTGGAGAGGGCACGAAAGGCCCTCGACCCGTGATGGGAGAACGCGCGCCCCACCCGGGCGCTCGTTCTTAGCTAGTCCTGTTGTGCGCGCAGCTTGGCGTTCTCTTTGGTGAGGACGTCGTTCATCATCCGCATCTGAGAGATTGCAGGCATGAGTTTGTCGCGGCTATCGAGGCCCATCATTGCCGCCAGCCTGTCCAGGTGAACGACGTGCTTCTGCGCCCGCTGCCGCCAGCGCGCTGTAGACGAGTTGCTCACAGCGGCTCAGGCAGGAGGTCACTAAGAACCACGCTCACGCGTGCTTCAGGGGACTGCATGCTCAAGCACTCATCGACACAAGCACGCTCCTCCGGCGTGGGTGTCCGCAGGTAAACCACCTGTATCACCGAGAGCCCACGGCATTGGTCCGCTTCTTGGCGCACCTGCCACCGCGCCTCGTACTTCTCCGTCTCGGGGTTCCACACGCTCAGCTGCAGCGCAACGAGCGGCGACGGCTTCTCCCACCAGCGCTCGCGCATGCGCTCAAGGCTCTCTGGCGAAGGCTCCAGTACGACAGACATCTCGGTCTCCATTATTAGCGACTAATACTCAGCCTACCGCAAAAGGGGAGGGGCTTCTTGGCATAAGAACTATGGAAGCAACCAACACCCTAACCACCAAGGAGAATCATTGAACTGCTTCACCATGGCCCTTTGGGTCCTGCTCACGGAGGGGGGAAAGCTCGTCGTCATTCGGTGGCGTCCATTCCCTCACTTCGGCGTACGGCCGTCTGCGCCGCACCACCTTCGCCGCACACATGCGTAAGGAGCGCATCATGCAGAAGCGGCGACTGAGAGGGTCCCCATGAGCGCGGACCCACCGATGCCGAAGGCCCGCAGCGTGACCCTCACGTTCAGCCGAGAGCGGCTGCTCTTCCACCACTTCGACCGTGAGTTGCGGGCGTCGGAGTGGGCCTGTCGTGCCCGCACCATCCAGAGCCACTACCGCATCTTGGTGTGTGCGGGCGTGGACATAGTGCTGCGGGCTGGGATGCTCTCGGCTGAGTCAGGGCTGGTCGAGTATTTGCCCAAGGAGGACGAGGCCGAATCGTACCGGTTCAACCTCATGCTCCCGCCTAAGCTTGTGCGACGGCTGGAGACCCTCCGCAGGCAGATGAACCGGACGCGACTCCGGTATTTCAGCCGGGAGCTGACGACCCCGCAAGCGACGCGGGTGGCACTGCTGACCGGCCTTGAGCTGTACGTCACGAACGGCTACGACGTGCTGCTCGTCCTCCAGACGGCGTCTTGGTACGACACCGTCTTCTCATAGATGAACGCGTAAAAGCGTTCGGGCTCTGACCCCCTTCGGGGGGTCATCCCTTTTTAGCCCCCGCAAAGCGCCCCTGCTTCTTGGCATAAGCGCCTTGGACAAAGCCCCGACTACACTACCCAGGAGGCACTAATGGGAGCGCTCACATTCAAGCCAATCCAGCTCTACACCACTGACCCCAGGCTCGCCAAGGCCCTGCGGGGTTTCGCCGAGAGGCACAAAGCTTACTTCCCTCACGCTGACATGGACGAAGCGATGCGGGCGCTGTTGAACTACGGGGCGGCGCGTCTTTGCTTCGGCTTCAACCCTGACGCCCCCAGGTTAGCCCTTAAATCCGCGGTGGATGAAGACTGGCGGGCCGAGAACGAAAGCCCCGGGTACACCTACTCGCCCCCGACTCTTTACCTCCCCATCCGGATGTACGCCCGGCTGGACGCGCTGCGTGTCTGCTTGAACCGCCAAGCCCTCTCCCGGAGCATCGGCGACCTCACGCGCGCCATCATCGGGTGGGCAGAGGGCCACACCACTAGGGGCAACTTGAGTGCCTACGAAATTCACGCCGACCCCAAGGCTGCGGCCCACCTCTTCGCCTGCCACGCACAGGGCGACCAGTCGGCCGCTACAAGCCTGCCCGCCACGGGTGAGGCGACCTTCGCAGACGTGGCGTTCGACTACGTCGCCGCCCTCAAGCCCCAAAGCCTCTAAGGAGCGCCTCATGTCTGCCCCGCACTACGCCGCCTTCTCTTGCCGTGACCCCCAACTCATGGCCGAGCTGAAGCGCTACCGCGTCGATTACCACCAGACCTTCGACGACACCAACCCTGGCGGCCCCTTCTACACACTACTTCACTACGGGGCGGCACATCTGTGCCACGGCTACGACATTCCGCGGATGGTGCGTGTCGAGGGCCGGGCGCTACTCCTGGGCCACGCCCAAAACGACTTCATGCGGGAGCTTCGGGGCAGCGCCTCCTGCGAATACGTGACCTTGCGGATACCTGACGGGACGTACCGCGGGTTGCAGGCGTTGCGGGCGTGGCTGAACGTCTACCACCCGGGATCGAAGGTCCGCCTCTGGACGGCAGAGACCGTGCTGCGCATGCTGGTCCGGGCGGGCTTGGAGATGGTCCGTGGCCGTGGAGCGAGCCCGCAGGTCGTGGTTAATTCCCCCCGCGTCCGGATCCACCTCCACGAAATCCGCCCGCATGAGTTGGCGCCAGCACGGGAGCCCGAAGGCGTCCTTCTCGGCGAGGCCCCCAGCACCAACCCCCTCGTGTTTCTCGATGCCATCAAGGAGCGCAGCGCATGCTGAGCATCACCCGCACCGGCAACATCTACCTCATCGGCCCTGGCTGGCGTTGCGACCTCAGTAACCCCGAGTCTGAGCCCGAAGGCTTCACCGTCCGCCACGTCAGCCTCAAGGAAGTCTATCCGGGCAACCGGGAATTGATGCAGGCCCACACGCTACAAGAAGCGAGCGGGCTGACCCTCAAGCAAGCTCTCTTCTGCGTCCACAATCTCCTCTGGCTGCTCGCAATCGCCGATGGCGACATGCGGCAGGTAGAGATGTAGCATCAGTCACTAATACTCAAAGGGACCAAGCCATGGAGGCTGCGTGAGCTACAAAGTCGACGAGCACGTCTTACTTGCGGGGCGTACTTACCGGGTCACGAAGGTCGAGTCTCGCGGGGCGTTCTGGGACCGGATTCGTCTGGTCGACGTAGCTGCCCCACAAGACGAGTTTGAGAAGACCGCGATGGAGTTAGCGGTCTACGGCAAGACTGACTACGACTGCGAGGTGTGCCGGAACTTCGCCAACAACTTCACCCCAAGGGATGTGCCTACCTTCGAGGAACCGCACCACCCCGACTGCTCCATGCACGACGACATGGTGTTCATCAAGGGGGCCGAATGAACACAGCCATGAGGAGGACGACTGATGAAGAAGGTTACCAGTCCGAGTAAGCCGAATAAGCCCAAGATGCCGAAGCTGCCTTCGCAGACGCTCAGTCTCCCGGGGCAGCAAATCGACTTGCGCTACTCGTCCCCGACGTTGCGGGGCGTGATGGAATTCCACCAGCTCACGGCTGACGAGCTACTCGACTTGCCCATCAAAGAAGTGGACACGTCGGACTACCACGACTGCCACACGACCATGACGACCATGCTCCAGATGCCCCCTCGGGAGATAGCCAACGAGCGGTTCGACGTGGAGATGGGTGAGTACGAGAAGCGGATGGTGACGTACAACCGCAAGCTCACTATCTACGAGGCCAAGCTCGCCATCTACGAGGTGGAGCGGGCCAAGTATCTGGAGTGGAAAGAATACGCTGCGGAGCAGAGGGACCTGCGTCAGCTCGCTAAGCTCAAAGCCCAATACGAAAGAGCGGAAGAGTGAGCAGCGCCATTATTAGTCGCTAATAATCCGCAAGGCTTGGGGTGCTTTTTGGCATAAGAACTATGAACCCTGAGTTCGCACCTTCTCGCCCCATGCGAGGGGGCCAACACCACGCACATCTGCCCAACTACTTACCCAGGAGAGCAATTAATGGGACTTCCCGACCACGCATTCGAGGTATTCGACAAGGGCAATCCTCGCGAGCGCAAATGCGGTGACGACCTCACCGACGAGGACATCCAAGACCTCTACACTTACTACATGAGCGGGCGCCGCTGGGACTTCAAGGACAAGCCCTACGTCGTCGAGTGGCACGAGGACAAGCCGCACCAAGTCATGATGCGCGTCTTTTGCCGGCTGTGGCGGGCCGAGCACCCCCAGCTCCCCGAGCAAAGCGCCGTCAGGGCAGACATCAAGGCGAGCACCCTCGGCCTCGGCAAGCACGTTAGCGTGCTGTACGGGGTGGGCGGGGCGTACGAGGGCGGGGATAATGAAGCTCCCAATCCCGTCATTCAGTCCACGCTCACGTACTGGTACCTGAAGGGCAAGGCGGACGCGCTGGTGGAGGCCGCACTCCCGCAGGAGCACACGGATGTCTGAGCCGGCCGGTGAAGAGCGGGAGACGTGCCCAGCTTGCGGCTCCGACGACATAGACCTCCCAGACCCGCCCGGCTGCGGCCACGAGGCGTACTGCAACACGTGCGGGCACGAGTGGGACTGGGAAGGGGACCAACATGAGTGCGATGACGTCTGAGGAGCTGTTCAACCGGGGCGTAAGGGATGGTGACTGGGACGATGAGCGTGAAGAGCGCGCCATCGCAATCAGCGAGTACCTCAACGAGCTGGACATGGTCCTCGGCGATTACCCGGATGACTGCTCCTCGGACATCCTCGAAGCAATCGACAATATGTGCGGCGGCTACGTCATGGAGGACTTCAGCCTGGACCCTCAGAGCGTCCAGGACTCCACCGGCCGCTGGTTCCAGCACGCGGGGCACATCCCGAAGGCGCCAACCGGTGCAGACGACGAAATGCACGTAGACATCTAAGGAGTGAACATGACCCCCAAGCAACTCGCAGCTGCTGTCGCCAGCGCCGATGAACTCAACGACTTCCTCCGAGCGTTCGCGTCGAGGCTCATCTGCAGCAAACACCCCGCTACGCGTCAGTGGGGTTACGGCCTGGAACTCAGCTCCTGGGTGCCAGAAGGGGACAGCCACATCGAGCTGACCTTCTGCCCCATTGACCGTGATGCCAGCCTGTCCTACCTCACCGTCAGCTTGAATGAGCTGCACATGACACTCGACGACATGGTGGCGTTCTGCGCGGCTGCCCATGAGGCTGAGAAACAGGCCATCAGAAAAAGGAAGGAGGAAGAGAAGGAGCAGCGCCGGCTCAACGAGCGCAAAGAGGCCATACGCCTTTTGAAGCGGCACCCAGACCTCGGCATGCCTTCGGACGTGTAGGGGCTTCAAACACCACAGAAACCAGGAGAACAGCGCATGCACCTGACCTATAACGGCCAAGACGTGGAGTTCGAGGACTTCGACGGCGGCGAACTCATCAAGGTCAACCTCAACAGCACCGGCGACCCCAACGGCGAAGGCATCTGGGCCATGCTCCGCCCTGAAGACAAGAAGACGTACGACAACGACGAGTCTCACGGCGAGCTGGTCGTGGCTTCGCTTCGCAACACGTCATTTTCCGGCATCCCGTGGGGCTCCTTCATCATCGCGGAGACCCGCGGGTCGAAGCGGCCCGTCTGCAACCTCAGCCACATGCAGGCGAACAAGGAGACCCTCTCCTCCGCGCTGGCTACGGCCAAGACCGGCGATTAGCCGCCAAACAAGGAGATTCCATGTCCGCCAAGATCAACATCCGCCTGGACGGGGCGCTCTACCACGCCTACTACACCGCCCGCCCCGGCTTCGTCGAGTCGGTCTACTGCCCACCCCCAGTGAATGACCGCCGGAAGAACATCGCCGATGCGACGTTCCTGCGGTTTCTGCTGGCGGCTGGCGACCACCGGTTCAGCACCGAGGGGCTACTGGCCCTCATGGGGCGGCTCCCGAACCTGCCCGATGGGGACCCTGACGCGATGACCACCTTCACCATCGGCCTTCCGCCGTGGGCAAGTACGGCTATCCGGACGCTGAAGGAGCGACTCATCCGCTCGCACATCGGGGCGTACATCGCTCCCTCGACCCTCAGCGTGGCGCGTACACTCGTCTCAACTGGCCTGGGGCAAGTCCTGGTCCAAGACCTCGACGATGTGGCTCGCCCGCTCTTGCTGGCTGGTCGCACTCTCAAGTACGCGGTGGCCGCATAGCCTCCCGCAACCACTAACCACTGAAGCGAAGGGAAAGTAACCATGTCCAGCACTAGGATTGTCGGCGCCGGCCGAAACAAGCGCGTCATCACGACGCATGCCGAGGACGACCGTAAGTGGCCGAGGTTTCACGAGAACAACTATGTCGATACGGCCATGACCCTGGTTGCCTCCCGCATCGTCGGGGACGACGGCGCGGAAACCTACATCACCCCTGAGCACCTGCCGGCCATCGTCCACCCCAACAGCACCGCCGTCGACCGCCTGATGTGGGCACACGCTATCTTGAGCGGCCTAGACCTGGACCTCGACAGCCTGCAACCGCTCACTGAGCGGAGTGGGCTGCCTGAGGCCATCCGCGCCGCGCTCGTGGCGGCCGACTTGTACGAGGTCCCCGTGGATGCTCTTGGTGCCGGGCTCGATGACCTCTTCGACGGTATTGGTCGCTACATCTTCACGTCAGGTGCGTGGGACACGATGACCTCCACCCAGCAGTGGACTGACCACATCTGGGCCATCTACAACAAGGCTCAGAAGGTGCTCGACGACATCGACGGCATTCCTCCGCTCGCGGCGCCGTCGATGTTCATCACAACGGAGAAGCCTCTCGTCTTCCAGCTGCTCGGCCCCTCAGAGACCTCGGAGTGGATGCTGATGGACACGCTTCCGAGTCCCCTGCTCTGCGGGGCTCTTCGCCGGGCGGCTTCGGTCGAACACGCCGAGAGCTTTGACCACGCCCTGATGAGCATCTGTGGCTTTGTCGTCAACGAGAACAGCGTGGTAGCGTTGGCCCTCGTCGGTGAGCGCGCTTCGATGGGGGTGCTGACCGTCCGGGTAGTGTCCATCTTCCGAGATGGCGAGTGGTCACGCAAAAGCCCGATACTCTGCCTCGCCGTCTATTCGCTCCTCCAGCGCATCTACTACCGCCGGGGCGAAGTGGTAAAGACGCGGGCGTCGTTGCGTGAGAGGCGTGCGTGGAAGAAGCGACCGGTGTGTCCCCGGACGATGCCGAAGCCCTTCTACCGGGTGAGTGTCTCTACCGCACTCTCCCCTCTCCCAGGGGTAGCCCAAGCGGCGGACTACGGCTGGGCAGACAGCGAAGGCAGTGGTGAGGGACCCGACCGCGGCGAACTCATCTACCAGCACTCGGTGTCTGCCCACGAGCGGCTCTTCATCCGCCGCGGGAAACTGGCCAACCTCGACAGTGCGAAGCGAGCGCGGCTGGTGGAGCTGGAGTACGCGCTCATCACCGATGGGCACCTCCCCGAGTACGTCCAGGAAATGCTCCAAGCCGAGAGCCGTGCCAATCGTGGTATTGGTCCTCGGGAGGGTGATGAGTGGATTGCCTTCAAGACCGTCCGCGTCAAACGGCACCTGCGGGGGCCTGATGGCTCGCCGTACATTCCCTCAACCCGAGTCTTGGAGTAGGTCATGGCTTACGGCAGCAACTTCCCCGAATGGGCGAAGTTCATGGACGAGTTCCTGGTGCGAGAGCGCACCCAGGTGCTACGGGATGACGTCCTTCCCCTCATTTCCGCGGGTGGCGGGGGGAAGGACACCGTCGACCTCAAGATCAAGAGTTGGCTACAAGGCGGGTACGAGCCGGTCGTCTTGGCCACAGAGCCCGCAGACCAAGAGATGCATTTCGACGAGTAATCAGATGGGACGGACCCGCCGCTGGCGAATTGTCCCCAGTACAGTGCCTGTACGTGCTGACCTCCCCGCGCTGGTCCAAGGTAGGCATAACACCGCCTACTGCGCTACGAGGACTTTCCGGGTCTCGGAGTAACCCCTCCCGTTCCTAAATATAACGTGCAGAGGCTCAGGGTATGACATGCGCCCTGAGCTAAGGGGAGCTTCCCGTCCCCCACACCTTGAGGCGCTCTAACGTCTCAGCAGCGGTGCTACACGCTGCATAGGTGTGGGGAGCGGGGGCTGGTATTTCCGCCCCATTATTAGCCGCTAATAATGCAAAACACGTGGCCGTTTTGGGGATAAGAACTATGGACAGACAACCTACTTAACCGAAGGAGTTCGACATGCATTGGGAAGACCCCAAGGTAGCCGCCGAGATGGCGGACGAGAAGCGCCGAAACGCGGCGCAGGCGAAGGCGTTCAACCGCCTTCACGCAGGACAGGAGCGAGGCCGCCTGGAGCGGGCCGCGCAGCAGGGGGGAGAGGCGGCCGAGGCCGCCCTGGCCGAGTGGCTGGGCGGCCCCGAGGGCGTCGCTTTGGCGGCGTGGGAGGCAGAAGAGGCGGCGAAGGGGGCGGCGGCGGAGAAGAGGACGGCCGACCGCAAGGCCGACCTGCGTGCCCGCTGTGAAGCGGGCGTGACGAATGCCGAGGAGGCCAGCGCGCTCCTCCACTCCGTGCAGGCCGACCTGCACGGGGACTTCGATGCACGCCCGCTGCTCCGTGCAGTGGTGGGCCGGATGCTGGTCGTCCACCCGTGCCCCCCGGGCGCGGTGCTGACGGCCGCAGGAGAGGCTGCAGCCATCTGGTTGCAGTTCGACGAAAACTAACTAATCGCTGCTAACTCGGGACATAGTGCCTAGGGAGAGGGGTGGTGGGAACACCGCCCTTTCTTCTTAGCCCCCCGCAAACGCGCGCCCCTTTTAGGCATAAGCCCTACGAGCCCGTCAGGGTATAACTCCCGCACAGCCACACCAGGAGCCTCCCTCATGGACGACGATGGTCGAATCCCCTACGACGACGGTGAAGAAGAGTTGTTTCCCTTCATCGGGGGCCCCGACAACGCCACCGTCTCTCAACGCCTCTACACCGCCTTCATAGCCTGCGACCACGGAGACGAATGCCCGCTCTGCGAGGCCGGCACTGTGTCGCTCTCCGACCTCGGGGTACTTACCTGTCGCGGCGAGTGCGGCTACGACCACGTCCGCATCGACGCCGGCCCCAAGCCGTGGCCTCGCCCCAAGCCCGAAGAGATGCATGTCGACTATTAGCCGCTAATAACGGCAAGGAGAACAAACCCATGACTGACGACGACAGAAACCTACTCGATTTCTGGCAAGACAACGGCTTCGACGGTGCAGACCGCGGCCTCCCCATCTACTTCACCAACAGCGACGATTGGTGGGAGCGCAACCACAACCACATTCAGTGGGCGTTCCCTATTCCCGAGCCCAGCCGTGCTGTGCCCGCCAGCCCTGCCGCCGCAGATGACTTCTACGACGAGATGAAGAGCAATCCGCTCATGCAGGCTCGCCTCATCATGCTCACCGGGCGCTTCCTCTCCTTCCTGGAGAACTCGCATGAGTGGGTCAACGAGTACGACCACAACCATCTCCGAATCACGAGGGTGATTCGGTGCCTCGCTCTGTGCGGCATGGACGAAATGGCGAGCACCGTCTACAAGTTCGCTTACAACCAGATTGGCGGCACCGTGCCAGAGGACACCGTGGCTTATTGGCGAGCTGCGCTGTCGTCGCATGTCGTGACGGTTCGATGAGTAAACCGACACCTGAAGAGATGCTGACCGCCCTCCGCACCATCAGGCGGAGCGTGGGTCATTCCGACCCCGACTTGGGCATCGTGGCAGCGCGGATTGGCGTGTACTTGCGGAGCAGGGCAGGGTCGGATGGCCGTCTGCACCTCCTGTACGAAACGTGCCTTGCCGGCGGCTACCTCCCTCAAGCCAGCAGCGCCCCTGCCTGCTCATGCGGCCAACCCGCCATCAGCGGGGGCTACTGCGGTAACTGCTGGGATGGAGGGGGAGGGCCTTCTGGGTCCATCGGGGGGATGCCGGGATGACTGACCCTGACCTCGTATTCGCACGTCGAGCCGTAGCGTGCGCCGAATACCACATCGATATCTAGGAGCCCCATGAAGCAAGCCACCGACAACCTCTCCGAGCCCGAAACCCACTACGTCTGGCGCGAACTCGTGCATGTCGACGGCGAAGACCGTCTCCTCTACCCCTGGCGCAACCCGCACAAGCACGAGCACCCCTTCGTGGGCCTCTTCGCCTCGAAAGAAAAGGCCATCGAGGGTTTGGACACCTTCGGGGCAACCGATGAGGCCGCCGAGAGCGGCTGGATTCTGTGCCGCGCCACCGAGACCCCTCTGCTGCGCCTTGCGCCTGACGAGGACGAGACATGAAAGAGACCTACCTCGTTTACGCCAACTCGGCCACCCTCCGGGGCGGCCCCGCCACGATTCCCATGACAGGCTCAGGGGGCCAAGCCTTCTCCACGCCCATCGTAGACTGCACTGCTGACGGCGAGCCCAGCCACGTATGGCCCCTTGCCTTCGTGGGCCATGAAGACGACATGTTCTTCCTGTCCCGTGGAATAGCCGACGAGTGCGGCACAATCCAAGAAGCCCGCGACTTCGTGTCCGACTGGTGGCGCGAGCGGGAGGCTGAGGACGAGCACAAGGGTGAGCGCTTCTACGTCGTTCGCTGCAGCTGGGACCCCATCCGAAACCACAAGGACTGGCGGGTCTGCGACATGCGGCGCCACGAGAACCCCAACCTGAACAATCAGGTCTGCATCCATGCCACAAAGGTGGGCGCAACCGCCTGCGCTGAGGTGCGGGAAAACGCGGATGCCAGCATGAACGACAACGCCGATGGGGCGGCTTGCACCCACTACCGCTAGGAAAGCCATGAGTAAGGACATCAAACTCCCTCAAAGACGCGGCCTGCCCCCATTCCCTGAGTGGGCAGAGCCGCACCTCGTAACCTTCGGGGCCATCCCCGTTGACCCACGCAGTGACGACGATGTCGAAGACGTGTTACGGGACCTAGAAAGGGACAGCTAGTGAAGCTGCCGAGACTTGGGTGGGAAGACCCGCCAATGAGAACCCCCGTGGCCATCGCTCGCGCCGAGATGGTCCTAAACATCCACAACTGGGAGAAGGAAGAGTGGCTCTTCAGCGAGGGGCTCGTCCCCGGGCGCACCCAGAGCTTCTACGAGTACAAAGGCCCGTTGGACTGCATCGTCTGGATTGACCGGGAGGACAACGGCGCACTGACCCTAATCGCCATCGTCCAGACACCCTCAGAGGAAGACGATGGCCAAGAGACCCTTGAGCTGACCGAAGCCACCCTGGTGGACATCCCTGAGCTGCTCGGTAAAGCCATTGCCTACAAAGGCACCCTACTAGGTGAGCCATGAACGACGCCGAAGAAGAAGAAATCCTCAACTGGGACGCCACCATCGGTAAGAGGGCTGCGGCTGCGGAAGCTGGGAACAAGCTAGCCATCAACAAGAGGCAGCTCCGGCGTCTGAACTGGGGGTTCGCTTGGAACGGCACGTACGTGGCTCGAAGGGCACCGAGAAGTGCCCCTTGGGCCAATCAGCATCGAAGTGACAGTCACCGAAGCCGAAGACGAGTGATACCGTGTCCGTGAAGCCCGAATCGGGGCCGCTAACGGATACGGAGTGACGATGAAAACCGCAATCATGACCCTGCTGACCTTTGGCCTCTTGGTCGGAACCGCGAGCGGGGACCCCTGGCCCGCTGAGACGTGGGAGACCTCTACCAACCTCACCGAACTCGACGACGGCTTCGGTAGCGACGTGTCGGGCGCGCACTTCAACCCGGTCACCAAGCGCTTATGGGTTGCCGACAATGGCGGCCAATTCGTCGCCATGGTCCCAGACGGTGAGGGCTCGTATGTCGTCGACTACCAGGACGAGGCGCGGGCCTACTGGAAGTCTGGTGGTGACTGCGAGGGCATCACCCAGGTCGACTACAACGAGAACAGCGTCTACATCATGGCGGAGCGGGAGCACCTCATCCGCAAGTACGACACGTCCCAATACGGGGACGTGAAGCTGCTGCACCAGTGGAACATCCGCCCGTTTGTGCCGGCGTACAACGGAGCTGGTCCTGAGGGCATCGCTTTCGTCCCTGATGAGTGGCTCGCCAAGTCCGGCTTCACGAAGCCTGACGGCACGGCGTTCCCCAAGTCGAGCAACGGCATGGGCGGCTTGATGCTCGTTGCTCACCAGAACGGGGGCAAGGTCTACGCATTTGACCTTGGTGTCGACAGCGACGTGGTCAGCTTCATCGGTGCGTACGGCACCAACACCCGTGAGTCATCGGGTCTGGAGTTCAATCGCTCAAGCGGCAAGCTCTACGTCTGGCACAACGTCGGCGGGAACTCACTGGAGGAGGTGAGCCTCAAGTCGACCAACGGCACGTTCGACTCGCTCCGCACTTGGGCTTCGCCGAAGGGGGGCAACCTGGAGTGCATCGCCATCATGGGTAACCTCCTCGTCCTCTGTGACGACAGCAACGCCAACGGCTTCGCTCTCATGCTCTACAAGGAGTGGCGTGTCGACACCGTGGTCCTCGACATCCGGGTAGCCGCGGGTCGTGACGATGCTGAGGAGCGCAGTGGTCGTATGTCCCTCGGCAGCAGCGACTTGGAGCTGACGCAGGACAAGCAGTTCAACCAGTACATCGGGATTCGCTTCCGCCGGCTTCCGATTCCGGCTGGGGTCAAGATCGCCAAGGCGTATATCCAGTTCAGCACTGGTGAGCCCAACAAGCCGATGAAGATGGCTATCCATGGTGAAGCCGTTCCGAACTCCGCCGTTTTCAGTCGAGACCGCGACAACATCAGCGGCAGGGTGAAGACCGCGGAAGCCATCGAGTGGGTGCCTGGGATTTGGCAGACCCGAGCCCCGCCAGAGGACCAGCGAAGCGCCGACATCTCGGCATTGGTGCAGGCCCGTGTGGACGCCCCCGGGTGGAAGCCGGGCAACGCCATGTCGTTCATCATTAGCTCTGTGGAGGCTGGTGGCTTGCGCCTCGCAGTCTCCACCAACGGTGAGGTCGGCAAGGAGCACAAGCACGCACCCCGGCTTCACATCGAGTACGACCCCGCTCCCTAAACAAGGAACCGCCCGTGCACATGCTCAGTCCCGTGCCCTTCCGTGAAGCTGGTGCGGAGACTGCGGTCTACCTCACCGCTTGGCGTGTCTTCCTCCTCCTCGACTGGCCTTGGCCCATAGAGCCCTCCCTCCGCAAAGACGGCGCCCTGTCGTTCCGCGGAGGCACCCACCACGCACACCTCACCGTGTGGTGCAGGGACGACGCTGGCTCATGGGAAACCATGGTTGACGGCCAACGCATCCTTCAAGGCAAGTTCAAGTTCGTCTTCCCCGAGTGGTACGGCTTAACCCAGCTGCGCCGCGCAATCGAACTCACCCACTACACCGGATGACCAATGAAGAGTGACTACGTAGTAGAGCGGGACTACAGCGAGACCCGTATGCGGCGACTCCTGGCCCACCGCTCGGACAAGCTCAACGACCTCTGCAACGACCTCAGCGTGGTTATCTCGCTGCTAACCACGAGCCCTGTTTCAAAGCCGCGGCACCTCGTAGCCGGCGCGCACCAAGCACGTGCCATCGTCTCCAGAAGCGTTGCCGCGCTACGGCGCATTGCCGACGAAGACCTCGGCAACAAAGCCACCAGCGAGTGCGACCCCTAGCGGTCAGCCGCCCTTCTTGGACTCAGGCGCCACCTGATGGTACTGCTGGAGCAAGTTCTCCAGCTCGTCCACCTCCCTGAGCATCTCTTGACGCTTATCCACCTCGCCCGGCGGCGCGGGAGGGGAGGGGGCCATCAAGAGCGTGGCCTCGCGCAGCTCAGCGAGCTTCACCAAGAGCACCGCACGCCCCTCATTGGTCTTGAGCATCTCCAGGAAGCCCCGCACGCGACCGGGCTCCTCCACGATGATGGGTGCCTCGGGCGTGACGACCGGCGCTGGCTGGGCTTTGGCACCTAGCGTGGTCGTGTAGAGGAAGATGCCCAGCGACCCGTAGACGATGAGACTGGCGAGTAGAATTTGCCGAATCATGGTGTTTCCCTCAACTTAACGATGAGCTTCACGGCCTGCTTCTGGATGTCAGCGCAGACCTCAACCTGTTGCCCCATCGTAGCGTTTTCAACGCGCAGGGTGGCCGCCTCAGTCATGTTGCCCCAACCCCACCAAACAATCAGGCCGAATGCCGACATGAAGCCGAGCACGACCTTTCTCTTCATTGCGACCGGAAGAGCCTCAGTATCGCCACTCATCTGCCATTACTCCCGATAGTCACCCACAGGATAACCCATGCCTAAGAAGAAGCCCGGCGCGAGCACCGCCTGGGCAGACAACGACGTTCAATTCCCCCGCCTACTCGCCGAGCTACGTGCGGCCATCGCGCCGGACACCGACATCATCGCCGAGGTCGCGGCGTCCATGGACCTCACCACCGCTGAGGTGCACACCCTGTTCATTCGCGCCGAGAAGCGGTGGGAGGAAATCAAGGAAGAGCTGGCGCTCGACAAAGTCAACTGGGACGTCCAGCTCTGCTACATCCTGCGCCACGAGGGCTGGCACTCGGAGGACGTGGTCGTCCAAGCCAAGACCGCGGAGCACGCCGCCGAAGTCGCCCTCGACGCCGCTTGGGGAAAGGTCGACACGTCCAGCGTGGTGGAAATCGCGGTACTCCATGTGAGCGCTGAGGACGAAGCGGAAGGCGACGGCATCAACCGAGAGGACTAGCTGCAAACCCGCTAGTGCTTTTTGGGATAAGAACTATGAACGGGGGCATCTACGCCTCCCAATGCAGCGTTGCTGCAGAAAGGTTCGATATGTCTAGTTACAAGGGGGAGCTGGTTGGCTCCGCCGAGGGTCTCGAAGGGTGCCGTCGCTCGGAGGTCGTCGGCGAGCTGGAGTACTTGCTCGCCGATTGGCGGGAGCACGGCCAGTTGCTGGACCGCGGCACCTATCCCTCCGGGGAAAAGGTGGCGCCGGGAGAGGTTGCGGCGATGCTCCAGCACCGCCTCGACCTCCGGGTGTCCATGGCTGCGTGCCGTGACCGCCTTCAGAACTACACCGACTAATACTGGTCGGTGTGGTCAATGGGTGCGGGGGCTTCTCCCCGCGCTCTTCTTAGCCCCCTGCAAAACCACCCCCCCTTTCTAGGGATAAGAACCATAGAGGAGGCAATTACGCCTACTCAACCAACACAACAGAAGGAGGCAGAAATGCCCATCATCGCAGCCGCATTTGCGGCACACGCCCACCGCTTCCAGAAGCGGAAGGGCGACGGGTCAGCCTACATCTGCCATCCCCTCCGGATGGCGGCTGCCCTCAAGGCGGCTGGGGCCGACGAAACCACCATCATCGGCGCGCTGCTCCACGACACCGTGGAGGACACCGACGTCACCCCGGAGCAGCTCCGGGCCGAGTTTGGTGAGCACGTTGCCGGCATGGTAGCGGAGCTGACCGACGACAAGGAGCTGAGCAAGGAGTTCCGCAAGGAACTGTGCGTGACGCATGCCCCGGAACTCTCCGGTGGTGCCGCCCTCGTCAAGCTCGCTGACTGCCTGGACAACCGGGCATCCATGAACCCTGTGCCGCAGGGGTGGAGTGACGAGCGGCGCGACGAGTACTGGGCGTGGACGGAGCGGGTCATCCGCGCCGTGCTCACCACGCCCAGGTGTACCGGATGGGCTGACGTGGCCCACTGCCTGTTCCACGCGTCCATCGACCCGCTGCGTGGCGCCTTCATGGGCGCCATTCAGCGCAGGAGAGGCGAGGTGGAGGCCCCGCTCAGTCCCGAGGCCCTCCGGGCTGGACTGGTCCAGCTCAACGCGGAGCGGGTGGAGAGCTTGGACCACGCCGCATCGCCGGAGGGCGTCCTCCACGAAATCCGAAGTTCGCTCCCCGGAATCCTCCGGGTAGCCGCTGAGGGAGCGCGGCATGGTCATACCCGGCTGACCATCTCGACCTCGTTGTCCCACGAGTACTCGACGATCTCGTGGGACAACGAGCGGAGGGAGCTGCAGCTGCGGGCTCCCTTCTCGTCGAGGACGGTGGGTGCTTGCGCCGGCATCCGTGATGCGCTGGCCAAGTTCATCACCGATGAGTACGGGCTGGAGACGCGTCGGTGCGCGAACAGCATCACCATCTACTTCAGCGGTGTGCCCCACCCGCTGGGCATCTAAGCCCCCGCACTCAGCGGGGCAAGAGCATCCCCTTCGGGGGCGCTGCTCTTTTATTACCGACTAATGGTCGAACCGCAGACTCGGCCATCTTGGCGGTATAAGGCCGATGGACCCAAGTACTGCTTTACCTAGGGAGGAGCACAGCCGTGAAGAAGGGTGACATCGTCGAGCACAGGGAGCGGCAGTACGACAACAGTGGCAACGGCGTGAGGGGGAGCTGCTTTACAAAAACTCCGGCAACGCCACCTACTGGAGAGTCCGCATCATCGGCCTCAGTTGGCACCAAGAGGACTGGTGGTGCTCCAGTGCCTTCACCGTCGTTAGCTCCGCCGCTGTTACGACCCCGCCCCAATACCACGAGGACATTTGAGGGACATAACCATGGCTGACGGATATGCCCGCGGCGACATCGTTAAACACAACTACCGCTGCTACTCCACCGGCAGCGGCACGCCCCTTCGTGGTCTGCTGCGCTTCATCAGCAAGGACGACAGCGCTCCTGCTTGGCGTATCCAGCGCATCGACATAGACGGTGTCCACGTCGACTACTTCGAGTGGTGGTCTACCCGGGAGTTCACGTTGGCCGAAGCGCCACTTAGCGAGCGCCCCGAATTTCACGAGGACATCTGAAAGGAGCCGCTATGCCCCGCGACGCATTTGCAAGGAACGACATCGTCGAACACACCGAACGCTTCTACCCCGACGGCACTCCGCTCCGTGCTCGGCTGGGTTGGCAGAGCGAGAGCGCAAATCCGGGTGCTTGGCGTGTCCAGAAGCTGGGACAGAACGACGGCATCCCTGCCGACTCCTACGAGTGGTGGTACCACGGGGAGTTCGTCTTCAAGCGTGCTTGGGAGCCGCCGCCAGCCGAGCCGGAGTTTCACATCGATGTCTAGCTTCACGACCGGACAACGTGTCCGCCGACCCAGGCACGTTGACCCCAGCACCTACCGATACGGCACGCTGTCACACTCCCGCTGGAGTGAAGTAGGCCAAGAGGTCACTTGGCTGGTGTTACTCGAACCTACGGGCCGTGAAACGTGGTGGTACCAATCCCGCTTCGAGGTTTGCCCCGACGAGTACCACGTCGATGTCTAATCCCAAGCCGGGAGACCGGGCCCACCGCAAAGACATGTTCAAACGCCCACAGGAAGCCACGCTGGTTTCCGCCCACTACAGCGCAGCGGTCGGCATGACCGTTTGGCGAGTCAATCTGGACTCAGGAATGATCTCGTGGTGGAACGAGGGCGACTTTGAAGTGCGCCCCGGGTTTCTGCACCTCGATTACCACGTAGACGTATAGGAGGCCCATGCCCAGCGAATACAACAACGGCGACCGGGTCGTCCACCGCCGCAAAGTGTACCCAGCAACCACCAGCCCCTACGAAGCCGTCTTGCTCTCCGCCGACTACCACATGGACGTCTGAACGTATTAGCCGCTAATAGGGAGAAACGAATGAACGTAACAATCACCACCCCCCGCAGTGGCGGACTCCAGACTGAGTTCTCCATCGAGCAGAACATCCGCCGTTGCATCGACGACGGCATGCTCGGTGAAGACGCGCCCGGTCACAGGGTGGACGTCGAGGTCAGCTTCGTAAACGACCTCCGGGAAATCCCCACCGAGTTCTCCGACGTGTTCGCGAACAGCAGCATCCCCGACGCGGCGTACACCGTCGCGTGCAGCATGGAAGACCCCGAACGTCGAGCGCGTTGGTTAGCGCTCTTCGGCATGGAAGACGAGGAGGCCGACGATGCCTGAGCCGAAGCTACACAGCTGGGTTCAATTCACCTGGCAGGACAAGGTAGAGACCGGCTTCGTTGCACGCCGCTATAGCGCGGAAGAGGCGGAGGCGGTCGTAATCGTACCAACGCTTGTGCGGCCCATGGCCGACGAGAACGGCCACATCCCTGGCTCGTACCAAGTCGCTTACGACGAGCTGACCGCTGTCGACACACCTACCGTTGTGCTGTCGGACGGGGGTAACCCCTGCGACAACCCCGTGCCGGGCGCTGTCCCCATGGGGTACGTGTGGTGCGAGAGCTGCGGAGACATCCACGAAACAAACGACGAGAACTGCGCGGTCAACCACGTAGAGTTCGCCGACGTAACAACCGAATGCTGGCATGCGCTCATGCTCGCTGGCCCCTGGCACTCAAAGGAGGGTGCATCACAATGGCACTGACAATCATCATTCAGGCGGCGGGTGAGCAGGCCGACGCGGCTCACGAAGCGAACATGAAAAAGCATCTTCGGCGTGAGGCCGAGCGGTGGGTGGGTGAGGGCATGGTCGACCGTATCGAGGTTAACCCCATTCCGACCCTGACCGCTGACGACAAGCTGGTCGAAGCGGCTGAGGCGGTCCGACAGGCGTTGATAAGCGGAGACACCCTGGAAGAGCTTGAGGTGGCCTACCCCGACTTCGCCGAGTTGGTGAAAGAGGTCGCCGAGGTTGCCAGCATGGCCCTCACGCAACACGGCATGGTCGACCGTATCTGCGCCGACTGCGGCGCCGACGCCACGTCCGGCGGGGAGGTCACCACTGGTCCGGTAGTTGCTATCTCTTGGACCGTCGAAGACATCACGGATGTCTACGATCTCAGTGATGAGGACGCCGAGGCGTTCCTCCAGAGCGCCAAGTCTGCGCTGCAAGACCGCAGCGTTAGCCTCGGGTGGGACGTGCTGGAGGACTGTGCGCGAGAGCAGGAGATCCGGCGCTGTGACGAGATCTCCGAAGACGACAACGACGCCACGAAAGAGAGGACCTGATGGGTCAGCGCGTCCGTATCCGGCTCTCCGCATTCACCAGGGTGGAGTTCGTCAAAGAGGTGGAGGTCGACGACGCCACCGCCAACAACCCGCAGGCCCTTCAAGACCTCGCCCAGCGGGTGTGGGATGAGACCGACGGCGGGGAGTTCTTCGATGACACGGACTACTGGGAGAAGGGATCGATCAGGGCCGAGGTCATGGAGGAGGGTGAGGATCTGTGAGCTACTTCAACAAGACCGGGCGAACGGGCGAGTGGTACGTCACAGGGGACTGCAACCCCTACGACTACGAAGAGGAAGCCGCCGTCGCCGACGCCGACTTCTGGACGGACCCGGAGGGGTACGTCGCCGGCCACGCCACTGAGTACGACGCTCCCGTACCTGAGCTGCGGGAACCTCCAGGCAGGGTGCCCCACCCCATCATCAAGGCGGTCAACCGGTTGACCGCTCGGGCTGACGCAGACGCCGCCGATGGTGGTGACGACAGCGATGGCGGGCACCGGGTGGTGCGTGTTGGAGAGGGCCAATGAAGTACCCCCGGAACCGCAAGCTGCTCGACTTCCACACCGCCGAAAACGCCTTCATCAACCACGTCACCGTCGAAGAGCCATTAGAGGTAGACGGCGACGTGGCGCCCGTCTTCGATGTCCCCATCCCCCGAGACGTTGAGACCGATGACGTCGAAGCGCTCGCCATCAAGCTGATGCACGTCGCCGACGACATGCGCCCAGCCTGCGTGATGCTCTCGCTGAGCACGGGCCACATGCCGAGCAACGACCCCGACTTCGGGGACCTACGAACCATTGAGAGCACGGGGAAGCTGGGCAGCTACGGCTACCTCGTGTTCGTCCAGGTACTGGAGGCGGATGAGTTGGGCGAGCATTTGCCTGAGTGGCTCATCCCCGTGTGGAAGATGGCCCTCGAATGCGGTGCCCGCCTCATCGAGTTCGACCGCGACGAGAACGTCTACGACCACCTGCCGAAATACGAGTGGTGACATGACGCGATGGTTGGGCTCGACCAATGCGCGGTAGCGTATTCACCAAGTGCAGGTGCCCCAAATGCCACCGCGAGCAGCGCACAGGCTTCAGCACTGACCCGAAAAACCAGTACTTCAAGCCAATCTGCCGCTACTGCGGGAAGGGCACCTTGGTACCCGCGGAGAAGTTGAAGTTGAAGTAGGAAAGAAGCAAGGAATACGTAATGGCTACTCCGCCCAAGTTCAGCAGAAGCACCTACAAGCGGGGGCCTCTCGTCATCCACGCTCGAACCGACGAGGGTGCCAGTGCCTGCAACAAGACCCTGGACGTCCACGACTCTCACGTCCCCGCCGAACGGGTGGGCCCTGAATACATTTGCCTCCGCCAGCCCTGCAACCGCCTCTGGCGAGAAGAGCTTGAGCGGCTAGACCAAGAGGAAGAGAAGTCATGAGCAACATCGGAGAAGACGTCTACGAGGAGCTGCTCGGCCCTGAAGACGACCTACCCGAGGTCCAGGTCAGCACGGCGCCCGAGCAGGAGCCGCAGAAGGAGGCCCGCTCCATCTACTACCGGATGCTCCTCATTGGCTGGGACGGGCTCAACAAAGAGCTACGCAACCTCACTCGTGAGATGGGGGGCTATTACGCCGGTCACAGCGGTAGCAAGCTCTGCAGACTCTGCAGAACATCACCAACTCAGCAGCACCGCTCGACCTGCCCCCTCCTAATCGTTGACCGCGCGCGGCGGGCCGTCGACCGCGCCATCCAGGAGCGGGAGCCCTTCTACAAGGAGTACGCGGTCCTGCAGACAGTCGTCAACGACGTGTGGCAGAACGACGCACCGAACTGTGTCGCCTGCGGGGGTGCGCAGGGGACCTGCCGACCCCCTTGCGCCCTGGTCCAGATGACCGGAGCCTTGAAGCGCTTCCGCCACTTCTTCGAGGCAAGGGGATGAGCCTCCTGCCAGCCCTTACACCCATAGACACCCCGGTGGGTTACTACGACAGCGCGCATACCCCTGCACCCACGGCCTTCACCGCCTGGGTGGAGGTCGATGGGCCGGACTCCCTCCAGCCTTCCATACACCCCGCACACACCGCCCCGCGGATGTTGCTCTTCCCTGATGCGTCCGACTCCAGTATCCCCCGCGTCTTTGCTCGTGTCGTGCTCGACACCTACGGTGACCAGGGGTACACCCTCGCCCTTGACAAGGGCGAACGTGTCCAGATGACTGATGGGGTGTGGTTCCATATGGTGGAGGGCTCGGACCTTATGGCCCGTATCCCGCTAGTGATGGGCCGCGAAGCGCCCACGTACCGCGCCTACCTCCACGCCGCCGATGAGGCTGATGACCACCCCCACCATCCGCATCCGCTAGGCCCTTGGCGACTGGTCCTCCCCACCAAAACCGTCACGAAGCCCGAGAAAGAGGGCGCCGACGAGATGCATCAGGATTATTAGCGGCTAATAATGCGTTAGCTTTGTGAGGTATGGCCGCTACTCGGTCACACCCCCGCGCAACCGTGTACCCTACTAATATGAAACGGCTAATCCGATTCCCGAAGCCTGTAGGTGTTGCTCAACACTTCTGGGACTCGGCTATCCGGGACTACCACGAGCCGCCCAACGACATCATCGAGCTAACGCAGTACCTGCTGCGTCTTCGCAACCGCGCCCCCAAGGCTGAGGTGCACTTTGACGCTGCTACATGGGGACCTGCGGGTGAGAACGTACGCTTCTGCCTAAGGGCTTCAAGAGTCGAGACAGGCCGGCTTGTAGTGGTGTTCCGCATCGGGCGGAGACCACTGCACTACCGGGCCTACAAGGACCACGCCATCTTTTCCGAGGGGCTCATCAGCCTCCCAAACGCCAAGGAGGCGCTGCGTTGGGGCGCCACGGCGCTCGCTACACGCGCGCGGTTCCCGGCCAACCCACAAGGACACCAACATGGCCCAGTACAACAACGGGCGGAGACCCCACAAAAGCACCCCTGAGCGGTACACCAATAGCGACCTCGACCGGCTGGACGCGCATGCTGCCGACCTACGGACCTCGGGACCCGGCCCTTGGCGGGAGCTAATCCACCGTGCGGGCGAGGTCTACCTCTGCGATGCTGACGGGGATGCCCTGCTCCGGTTCGCGAAGGATGCCCCCGACGAGCTTGTCGACCTGCTCGGCAATCTCAGCCCGAACCTACTGCGGCAGCTCATCCACGAGGCGCTGCTGTGGCGTGAGTACGTCCAGGGTCGGGTGAGGCCCGCGGACGCAGGAAACAACGCCCACGTGGTGTGAACGGAGAAGTCAGGGGGGAAGTGAGCGCCCCCCTGTTTCTTAGCTACTGCAGCGCCTTGAGCGGGTTAGCCAGCGGGATGTTGGCGAGGCTCAGGGCGGTTGAAGCGTGGCGAGCCTGGGGTATCGCCGCTGAGGCCAAGTTCAGTAGCGTAGGCGTAATCGGGCTCTCACCCACCGTGGCGAGCGCATCACGGACTGGCTTGCGTTGGCTCTTGCGTTCGAGCGCCCGCAGCAACCCATGGAACGGGTCACCTTTGCCGAAGTCCGGCTTGGGCCGCGAGGGAACGTACGCGGTATTCCCCAGCGAGAACGCCGCTGAGCCCTTCTCCTGCCCGGTGAGCAGCTGCAGGAGGGACCGCGGCGACGGCCGGATGTCGACCTGACCCGCCTTTCCTCCCAACAAGAGCTTCTTCAGCTGCTTCTGCCCTCGTCCACCCAGTAGGCGTTCCTGGCGGCTCGCCTTACTAGCGGCTTGGCCGATACCCATATGGGCAAGGCCAACACCCAGGTCTTTCCCAGACGCCAGCAGCAGCCGCTGCAGCATTTCCGCGGGGTCCTTCGGCGCAGCCATGGCTGAGAACGCCTGCGTCCCAATGCTGTCCCCCGTCTCCAGTGCTTTGGACGCCCCCTGCAGCTTGAGCACCCGCTTAGTGGCCGCGAGCTGACGCCTGTTGGAGAGCTTCCTGGCGGCCTTCATCGTCCGCCGAACGGTGTCCGCCTCGGTGATAAGCCCAGGAATGGTCGTAACCGCCCGACCCGTCGCTGCCTCAGCAGGGCTACCCCCCGCAATCGAGATGCGGTCGGCGAGCAAGTCGAACAGCCTACGGGGCTGCCGAAGAGGCGTGGGCAGAGCCTTGTACGAGGCCGCTTGACCGACCGCTCGGCCCACCTGACTGAGTGGTGCGACCTCTCCGTAAAGGAGCTTCCGGAGCTTCCCGGCTAGGCGGCCAATACTGGCCTGCTTCTGCATTTCTGCGGCGTCCATCTCAACCTCGTCGTGGCCTCCTCAGTGTACCCCACAAAGGGGGGCCACCGAACCGACTCAAATTGTGTACTAATGCGTACTACGTGCCCGTTTTGGAGCCGATTTAGCCCTCGTAGCTAAGAAAAGCAACACCCACATGTGCTCCGCCTGAGTACAGAGACACACAGAGTATCTACATGCTTGAGTACTACATTCCGGGGGGTCTGTTGGCCCTCGGCGTCGTTGTTGGCGCCATTCACCTGCTCCTGCTGAAGCGCAAGCGGGATAACCTCCCTGCAGCCAAGACCGACCGCTAGTCTGCAAGTACTGGCAACGGAACGGTATAAGAGCCGTGAAGCAGAGGGCTTAGCTGGCCCACTGCACGGGTACAGGCTGTACCCGCCCCAAGTCCCGTGGGGTGTTCCCGTGTCGGGACTTTCATTCAATCTCGGGGACAGGGCCCGACTCGCCAGTGAGGACGACCATGGAGGTCCCCTACGGTGTGGTCGGGCCTTTCTTTTTGTACAGATGCGGCGTCACGTCTGTGCCTGGAGGGTGCATCGACGAGGTAAGGAACGACATCACCAGGGGCTTGCCGTTCTTAGTGCTCACTACCGCGAAGGAACCATCACGCATTTTGACGTGGTTGACTCCCATCGGGATGGTGTTGCGGCGCAAGCGCCTACGTAGCTTGAGTAGGTCGCGGTTGTTCAGGCTGGTCCGCTGCTTCAGCCGCAGGACCTCGTGACGGACTCGACGGCGGCGAGTATTAGTGACTAATATCGGCCGGGGCTGTTTAATCTTCCCATTCATCACAGACCAGCATAGCACCGACCTGATATTTGAACTTCTCGCACACCCCGCGGTGCACGTGGGCTTTGTTACCCAGGTACCACGCGCATGAGCTGCACTTCTGCCCCATACGCGAGAGCGGGAAGAGCCCTGGGGGCTTACGCCTTCGTCCGGCTACGGGATGGCTAGACTCTGCCCGACGCTCCTCGATTGACAGCCTTGCGGGACGCTCGGCGGGTGTACTGCCGGCGAGCTTCCGTTCCAGCTCCTCACGTTTCGATTTCTTAGACATCCAAAACCCTAACACGCGGACAAAAACACATGGTGGGCAAAAAGCAGCCCAAGTACGAGCCCAACTGGCGTGGTCGCGTCCTCGCGCTCCTGGAGGAGCTGGCGGAGTACTACTGGTTCATGAACGAGGCTGGGATGCTCTTCAATGACCCCGAGCCGGACGAAGACGACCTCGATGACGACTACGAGTACGAGGGGGTTGTTCAATTCGCGTACAACCGCCACAAGGAGTCCTGTGGCGAAGTAGCCAATGACGCCGGGCTCGCTTTCTGGCAGATTGCTCCGGATGACTTCGGCTTCTCCCAGGACGAACTGAAGGTGCTCTTCTACACCGCCGGGCTACATAGCGAGGGGCTCGCCTACTTCATGAGCCAGCCTCTCGGCAAGACTGCCGGGGTCTACTGGAGTGCTTGGTTGCGGGAGAAGCTGGAAACGTACCTCTTGCCCGAATGACCGATATGCCGGAGAGCCCATACAAGACCCGCCTTAGCCCACGCGGCAAAGTGCTGCGGGCTGAGGTAGCCTGCTCACGCGACCCGCGCAAGCCAGGGTCGAGCGCACATCGTAAGAGGCTCACCTGCACCAGCTGTGGCTGCGCCATCCCTCCCGAGACCCCCGAGGGTAGCTACCAGCTGTTTTGGAGCGACGGCTCGGGCATGTGTAGCCAATGCGTTCAATACTTCCTCAAAGACTCTCCCGGCCCCTACGCAAAGTAGCCGCCTGCTTGGGTATAAGCCCAATGCTAGGGGAGCCCTAGATACTTCTTACTACGAGGACCTCATGCCCCCGACTATCGTCGTCCGCTCCAGCACCCGCAATTCCTTCAACATCAAGTGTGGTACTGGATCGAGTATCCGGCTCTCCTTCCACCGGGACCAGTCCTGCGCGCACTACTCCCTACGTCGTTGGCGGAGTGGTGCGCCTGCAAGCACCCTGATATCTGCGGGCTGCCTAAACGCCCGCGTCGCACAGCTCCTCGCTACAGAGACCGGGGCTGGGATTACTCTTGACGGTATCCGCTTCTGGCTGAACTCAGCCTGGGAGGACGCAGAAGGCGAAGAGCGCACACGGTTGCTCTACGCGACGGGGAGCATCAATCCCGCTTCCGCGGCAGACATGCGTGATGCCACCGACAAGCTGCTGGACAGCTTCGCGCCGACCACGCCGTACTGCTCCGACTGGCCTCTTGACGTACTCGATGCCATGGGGCCTACGTCCAGGGACACTTGGCCCACTCACGCCACGATGTGTTGGGATCTCCCCACGGTTGAGGGAACCGAGTTCCGCCTAGGCGGCTGGTTCGACCAGCAGGTCACGGTGACCCGCGAGGTCCTGTCTCGCACGTACTGGTCCCTCTTCAGCTCTGTGTGCCGCCCTAATGTGGTCGGTTCGGCCCACGCGTTATTGCGGGACAGCCCCACAGAGGTGAACGCGAAGGTCCTGATGGACCAGTTCGTGTTGCGGACACCGACCTTCGTGTTCCCCAGCATCGTCGCCTGGGATGCTGACGCCGAGCGGGCGACCTTTCGTTACAGCTGCTTCACCACTCCCAGCGGGGCGATGCTCGGCTGGGTGGCTCCGATGCTGTTCAACGCCTGGAATCGGGTCTTCACCCCCGGCAAGCACCCGACCCTCCGGCACAATCACCACCTCTCCTGTCTCCGTCAGACGGATGACAGCGTCGGAGACGATTTCGACTTCCTGAACATCAGCCAACGGCTGCTCTCGCATGCGCTCCCTTCTCGTGTAGACCAACTGGTCGCCCCAACCCGGGCGGCCTGATCGATACAAGAAAAGAGTTCACATGCTTCTGATCGCTAAGGAAATGCTCAAGTACATCGGACTGGCTATTCTCCAGTACGCAATCCCCTGGCTCGCCGATTGGGCGACCGAGACCGTGACCGAGAAAATCACGGAATACGACTACGGCCGCTTCCTCGAACTCAAGATCGAGCTGAAGCTGCCCTAGTAGCCTAGAGGACCCCAAGACCAAAAATGGGGATGTGCATCGAGTGCGCCCGAAGCTGATCCAAACCTTGACGTGGGGCGGCCTCGCCCCGCTGAGAGCGCGACTCCTCGCGTTTCTTAGTTACCCGGATTATTAGCCGCTAATACAACCGCGCCAAGGCACTGCTGCTGCATCGTGCAGCGGTTCGGGGTCTTGCACTCACCCTCCAACTTGCAGCCCTCTTCTTCGAGGTCATCGTCCGCAGCCGCGGCCAGCATGCTCTGGGCGAGCTGGGTCTGCTCCACCTCACTGAGTTTGTCCTCCACGCAGTCCACCGGGCTCGCGCCCTCAACGAAGCGCCAGTAATGGATGGGGGCCATAGCAGAGAGGCCGAGGAACGACTTGGTGTCCGCCATCAGCGCTTTGAAGGCTTCCTCGTCACCCGCGATGTGTGCCCTAGCGAGGGCCGCCAACCTGCCCTCAAGCACTGCCTGCTTCTGGTACAGCTCCAGTTTGGCGTGGTGCAGGTTGAGGATGTAGCTTGCCATCAGCTCCAGGCGAACGGCGGGCTCCTCGTTCTTGTTCGCGATCATCGCGAGAGCGCGCTCCTCCGAAATGGAGACAGGCCCCTCGTACCCCTTGTCACTCACTTTCTTCTCCCGCCGCTTCGTCGCCTTGCTTGTCTTCCGCCGCTTCTTCTTCAATGTCGAACTCCATCTCCTCCATCTCCGCCAACGCCGCCTTCGCGGCCTTCAGGTGCGGGAGCACGCTAGCCAACAGGAATGGCGCGTCGTGAATAGGGAGCATCTGCAGGGGCGGGGGCATGTAGCCTGTGCCTATCTGGTCTACGGGCACTGAGGCTGGGACGCCGCCCTGATGAATCTTCGTCTGCAGAACACCAATCAGGCTCTCCCACGCCCGAACTGCTGACCGACGTATCTCCAGCTCTTCAACGATTTCTTTGAGGGTCTTCATCATGCTCTCAGCAGCGCCAGGATAGCGGACGACACCGACTTACCTGCCGCAGTGTCCTTGATGATTCGGGCTCGCTGGTAGTAGACCTGTTCTCGGTCACGGGCCTCTTCGAGCTTGGCCTTGTACTCGGGCAGCCAGTCATCGCGGGTGTTCATCTCACGACGAGCAATCTGCATCCCGTTCAGCTTCTTCTCCTTGACGAGGTACAGGTCCGCGTCACCCTCCAAGGCATCCCAGTGTCGAGCCAGGGCATCTGCCAGCTGCTCAAGGGGCAGGCTGTACCCCACCGAGTCAGGCAGCTCACGCCACACAGCCTTGGCGAAGCACTTGGGGCAGGCTGTCTCCCCCGCCATGTACGTGTGCAGCCGCATGCGCGCTGACGCGGGCCACTTCTCGGGCGCAGTAAACGCGCCGAGTTCCGTGATGGCCTTGTCCTCTTCCGGCGTCAGGTCGAGGCTCTGCATGGCGCTGTGGCCCAGACAGCCATCCACGGCACACCAACGCACCAGCTCGTCGCTGAACCCGAAGCCCTTGGCAGACTTCTTCCAAATCTGCACACCCATGAACGGGTTGGTCAGTGGCCCTCGGTGCAGGTAGTTCACCTGCAGTGCCCACGTCGCTTTCTCGACAGGGTCAGGGAACATCAGCTTGATGGCGGCCATCTCATCGCTGGCGCCTGCCCCGAAGATTTTCATCGCCGCGTACCCCTGCGGCTACCGCCCACCGGACCCACGTGCTCGTTCCACTTCTCTGGCTGTGGCTGCGGGAGCTTAATTGAGTAGCCCTTCCCGTCTGCGGTCGTCGCCCCATCAGGGATGACCCCGAGCTTGTCCTCGCCACTGCGGGGGAGGTTGGGCACCCCCAGCGCCTTCCTAGACCGTGCCGGACGCCGCGTCTTGACCGGCTGGGCTGGGGCGTCAGCGGTGCTGTTCTCCTCAATGATGGCCTCAACCTCATCGATGGGCAGGTGGTCCAGCTCAGGGGCCGCTGCGATGGCCGCCGCTTCCAAGGGAGGCTGACCCGTCGCCTTCAGCTGCGCCGCCACGATGCGCACGCGGTCCTGAATGGGTAGCGTGGTCGACGGTTGCGCCGTCAGCCACAGCTCATGCACGCAGGCCATCAGGATGGCGCGGAAGGAGTAGATAGCCTCCTGCAGAACAGCGCCTTGGATGGTCACCTCCCACAAAAAGCCGAGCTTCCCCTCCTTCACCATGAATCGCTGGCAGATTTTGAAGTTGAGGCCGTACCCCGAGTCGAAGTTGAGGAGCAGCTCCAGCATTTGCTCCCATCGCCCGTTGTCGAACACCCGCATGAGCGCAAACGCCGTGTCGTGGCGGACACCGCCCTGCAGGTACTCGATAAAGGGCTCTTCGCCCACACCCGGCATCGCTTCCAGCGACTGCCGCATTTCCAACACAAGCCGTTCCATTGCTTGCTCCTGTGTTTCTCGAAGGTGATCTACTCGGCGCTTCATTCGTACAACAGCACGGCGCCTGCGCGGGATTCGGAAATCGATGAGGACGTCAGCCGCGCCCCGAATACCACTGCTCGGTCTGGCGGGACGTGCCTCTCCTCGATTTGGCGAAGGCGCACGTTCATGAAGTTCTTGTCGTCCGTCACTCCACCCACGGGGGGCAGGGCCACCATGTCCGGCATCCCCACCCACTCTCGGAAGCGCTCAAGCGAAGAGCATACGATGAACGTAGGCACGAGCCCCTGAGTTGACAAGTGAAGAAACGCTCCGGCGATGTTGGCCAGCGCGTGCTGGTTCATACCCGGGCGCACCTCCTTCAAGCTCAGCCGACTGAAGGCAGCGCCTACGTCCTCCCGGTCCCCGGCAAGACCCATCTGGGTGTCTTCCATCCCCTCGGGCTTCCAGGTGGCCTCGATGCCGATACCTGGGCGGAGGACAAGCTGTAGGAGTTCCTTCTCCAGGGCCGCGTGGACCAGCTCAATCACGCCCAAAGACGAGGGCGGCCAGTCATACGTGGACGTTGTTTGATTCATAGTTGCTTCACGGACATGCTGTCCTCTTTCTCCTTGAGGCTCTCCACGTACGTGACCATCACCTCTGTCATGCTGACTCCGTGCTTGGCCGCGTAGCCCTTCAGCCAGCGGTGTAGCTCCTCGGGCAAACGCACCTGGAACATCTTCTTTCTACCTATGTACGTCATCAGCGAGTCCAACGGCCTCCTTACTTCTACTCCCGGGTGCATCCAACCCGAGTACCTGTACCCGTCCATGAAGGCGACCACCCACCAGCGTTCGGTCTTCCTGAAGGGCGTAGGAACTACCCGGGTCTCCCACAACACGTCGCGAGAATAGACTGGGTGTCTGTACGTTTTCCTCACCGCGGTCCCGATGGACGAAGCCAGCTTGGCTAGTACTAAGCCCCGACGTGTCGTGCGGTAGAGTGTCGCCCCTACCGTTGTTGGTCTTCCGCGCTGCCACACATTCTGGAGCCACGTAACGTGGACGCGCGGGGGCGCGATTGACCGGCATCGAGAGCATCTCGCCCCGTAGGTCAGGCTGACCGTCCGCTTGAAGCACACTCCGCACGTCCAAAACTCCCTAGAACTGCGGGACCTTTGGAGAACCGTCGCTTTGTGTCCTCTGCGCGCCTGCTGCCTGAGGAACTCTCTCCCGGCGAGCTTGCGGCGGCGCGGCATGGTTACCCCCCAGTACCTCCGCAGCCGCCTGGGGCGACATTGGGGGCGTCTCTTCCATCTCTGGTAGTGCGAAGCTCGCCAACACCGCGTCCACCGTCTCGGCGATGTCCACCTCCACGGGAATGTCGAAGACCTCACCATCAGGCGCAGTCATCAACGTCAGTGTGGCCACCTCTGTCTGGTCGGGGTTTCCATCCTCGTCAATGTAGATACGAGTCCTGCCCACGCCGATGACCATCAAGGCGCGGGGGTAGATCCCAGCTTCTTCGCTCATTCTGTCCTCCGAATTCGGATGGGCCCTTGAGCAAACGCTCTAGTCATGGCTGTCTGCATCCGTCCCTCAACCTGCTTCTTAATGTCTGTCAAGAAGGGGAGCAACGCGGAACGATACTCTCCCAAGAACTCCTGTTGCGCACTCTTGTCGCCGGCCGCGGCAAGTACGCAGGTCTTGTAGTACTCCTGCTCCCACCTGTACCGCTGCACAACGACACACGCGGCCTCCCTCAGTGAGCCGGGCTCCGGGGGCTCCCCTATCGTGTCAAATAGGAGGTTGGCCCGGTGCCATCCCAAGGGAGACCTTATCCATTTTTTAGGAGGTCGAAGTCGTCCTTGAACAGCTGCTCGACGCGGTCATCGAACCAACCCAGGTTGACCAGCATCAGATTGATGAGGTGCTCAGGCAACTTCAGGAATTGCTCGACACGAGCGGCAAGCAGTTGCTCATCCAGCTCCTTCTTCTCGTTGTAGGCCGGGGGGTACTCAGCACCGTTGATGGCCATGACCGCCAGCGCGAGACGTGCGTAGCCGTTCCAGGTCTGTGCCTCACGACCGCGCGGGTAGCGAGTCATAGCCACCCGCTGGGCGAACCACGTCTCGGAGCCTATTAGCGACTGATAAACGACATCGAGCCGCTCGCTAAGAATCGGCACCTGCTGAATCACCCGACCACTGGTCAGGAGGTCCGAGAAGTCGCCCAGGTCCTCGCAACGTGCCTCGACCTGCTTACGCACCTCTGGTCGGTCGTACGCAGTGTACGAGTACACGACGGTGCTGGTGTCCTTCTCCTTCTCTTCCTCTTCCCGCGCCTTCTTGACCTCCTCGGGAATCTCCCCCAGGTCCACGCGACCATCATCTTCGGGCTCGGCCTCCAATGCCGCAGCATCACGAGCGTACCCCTGGATGGTGCTTCGCATCTGTGGAGAGAGTGGTCGTGACGTCGGGGACTCAACCGGAGCTGCAGCCGGGACAACCGGTTCGGCCTTTCTAGCCCGCTCCTTCAGGGTGGCCACAGTCACAGGGGCCGCAGCCTCTTCAGGCTTGGGCTTCTTACGAGATGCCACGCAGTACCTCAGCTTTCTTGCAGCCGCGACAGGTGAACGAATCCCAGTTCTTCCTGGCGGCGTATGTCAAACACGCGTCGTAGTCATTGCAGGCGAAAATCCGCAGTAAGCGGATACGAGTGAGCTGTTCCTCCAGCACGGTATAAGGCCCAATCTTGTTCTCCGCCGCCGCAGCCTTGCCGCGACGGTTCGCCTCGTACCTCCAGATCGTCTCCTGAACCATAAGCGCTTGGCTTCCTCCTACGGTCCCTCAGCAGTATATCATTCTGTACAAGATTGCTAGATAAAAAGAGAGGGGGTCCCCCGCCCCCTCCACTTTTTACGGCCGCGGTGTTACCACCACTTGCCGTTCATCGTGTTGGCACAGTACGCCAGCCGCTGCTCCGGGGCCTCCGTTTTCGAGGAGACCATATGAACCGGACGAAGCAGCGACATCAGATGCAGGTACGCGCGCTCACGCCCGAAGCCCTGCTCCAAGCAGTGCATATATTCGTACGCGATGTCTGCGTAGGTTCCAGTGCCCTCCACCGGGACGAGAGCCAGCCTGTTGTTCACGAACTGGAGTCGTTCGGCGGCGTCCTGCCGGACCCGCTGCACCCGTGCGCGGCGGAGCTGCTCCCGTGCGCGCGGGGTATCCTCGTCTTCGAGTCCTTCCTCTGACTCCCCTTCCTCCTCGTCGATTTCAATCTCATACTCCTGCCTGACCCACATTGTCGCCGGGTCCCACCAGGACGTCAGCATCTTCCGGTGGTGCGGCAGCTCCCACGGGCGCCACATGTCATGCACCTGGACACACACCCCCCACTCCTGCCGGTGAACCATGCCTTCAGGGCCACTTGGGAGAAACGTACGGTTGCTGTGGACGATCAGCGTACTTCCCTTCTGTGTGGCCCGACTATCCACTGCCCCGTGGAAGTTGGGCATCACACGCGTGACCAGTGGGGTGAGTACCGGGTACTTCCGCGAGAGCAGGTGCGCGAGTATGTACACGTACACGCCCCGCCCCACCGTGTCACCAAGCTGAAGGCAGAGCGCTCGTAGCGTCTCCGGGGCGACGACACCACGGACATGGTTGCCCCACGCATAGCGCGTTGCGCCGAAGACGGCGCCGCTGTCGAGGAGGCGGCGGTCCTGTCTACTCTGCGGCATGGTGTGACTCCCCACGAGCGCCTCCGAGGGCCAACAGGGTCCTCAGCACGTTCGTAACGGTGTCGCCGCTGTCTGGGTCGACTACCTCCTCCGTCTCCGTTCGCACCTCGAACATCTCGTCCACGCGAGCGTTGACGAAACCATCACTGAACATGCGGTGCACCTCCATATAGCTGGCGCGCTGTTCCTCCATCTGCTCCCGAAGTCCTGGGAGGGTTTCCTCCAGGTGTGTACGTGTCTGCCCACGTGTAAGGCCCTGGACGGATTCGCCCGCGGTCATACGGACGCCCGTGTCCAACTGCTGCAGCATCGCCAGCAAAGGGTCTCGGAGATTGGCCAGCTTTGCGTGGAGCGCCTTGGTAGTGAGGTCCTCCACAAGGCGGACCACGCTGGCACGCAGTTCCTCCACGCCCGGAACGATGGGGCTGAGGTTACGCATGCGCTCGTGCAGCCTGTGGTACTGGTTGGCCGTGAGCATGAGCAACGGGCCGTTCAGTTGGCCGTCCGGGTCGATCAGCACCGGGAGGTCTGTCCGCTGCGGCACTTCGATAGCCGGGGGCGGGACAATACCCTCGCCGTCGAGGCGCGGGGTGTGCTCAAACGCCGGGACCGAGTTGTCGGGTGTGGTGGTGGCCGGCGTCGCCTGCTGGAGCACCATGGCACTCAGCACCTCCAGCACATCCACGTTCTGCCCGCCCATACGAGCAGTGATGGTTGCCTCGATTCCCTCCGCCGGAACGGCGATGCCATTCAGCGCTGCCGCCATTGCGAAAAACTGCCCGAAAGCGTCGTCACTCTCCAACGTGGCGGGAGTAACTAGAACTTTGTTACGCATCTGTATCCCTTTTCCTGGGGTGTACTAACCTTCTGGGTACAAACGGCTTATACCAATAAGCCCCCGCCATCTGCCCTGATATACACGTTGGTATTAGCGGCTAATAACCGCGGGGGTTTCCGACGAACCGGGGTGTACATCATGTAGTACAAAAAGAGGGGGTTACACGGTATAAGAGCGCTGGTTAGGACCGAGTTACCCCCACTCTGTAAAGGGAGGTGTTGAAAACATTAGTTGATCTGAGCGCGCTTTATTACGCATGGCAGGACATCAAACGTCTGGAGCCCCGGTACAGCCAGGCAAGACTTGACTACGGCGACCTCGTAAAAGCCGCACAAGACAAGGTCTTCGGACCAGACCACACAGAACCTGTTTGGGGCGTAACCACTCGCATACGCCCTGGAGCCCAGACCAGCTTCCTACAGAGGCTGAACGCACGCGGATGGGAAGTCTGCTTGCGAAACGCTCGGGTGAGCGGTCACTCAACGCCAGTCGCCGCAAGGCTGGCCCAAGTGGCAACGCTTCACCCCGGAGAGCGCATCCTCTGTATCTCGCCCGCCACGCACATGGACGAGGTACTCAGCTGGCTACAGCCGGACCGGATTACCGTAGCCTTCTTCGCAGACGGCTTCGAGACCACGCACCCCGACAAGCTCGTTCTCAACGAGCTGCTGTCCGGATGCACGGCGTAACCGCCCATCGACTGCTTCCCTTCAAGACCACATCGCTTCTCGGGGTTGGCCCGGGTCGCACATTGAAACTCATCCGCAGGTCGGTCACTATTGACGGACTTGCACGCCTGACCTATGGGGGACTGGTACACACCGCAGAAGTCCTGAACGAAGATGCGCCATTGACGGCCGTGCTTACAACCACAGACACTTCCCCCCCGACGTACACGTACATGCTCAGCTTGCAGGGTGAAACCGCAGCCGCAGCAGAGAAAGAACTCAGAAAATGGATAACCTCAAGAACCTCGACCCCTCCGACGCCAAGGCCGCTCTGAAGGCCATGGACCGCGACCAGAAGGCGGCCTACGCGTCGCCCTGGACCAGCAAGACGGGCATCTCCGCGTGGATCGAGGACCTGTCGCGCTTCACCTCGGCCAACACCACGACCGCCGCTGTGTCGAGCGGTGGCGGCAGCGGTGGCGCGTCCCGGGTCATCATCGACCGCGCCGGAAAGCGCAAGTTCGAGGTCGAGGCCGAAGCCGGGGTGAACCTGTTCCGCCTCTTGGCGGACAACAACGTCAACATCAGCGAGCGCGAGGTCTCCGTCATCAGGCCGGACATGTCCTCGACGATGGCCTCGAACACCACAACCCTCTCCGCGGGCACGTTCCGCGTTCAGGTGTCGCAGAAGGTGGAGGGCGGCTGCTAAGAGCCCCTTCCCGCTGCCTCACCGGTAACTAGAAGGGCGCGGGAAACCGCGCCCTTTTTCTATTTGAAGGAGATACCTTTGCGCATCGGCCTCATTGGCTTAGATGCGGGGGCAACTGACCGCGAGGTCGTGCAGGCCCTCGTTGACCGCTACAATACCGCCGCCAAAAAGGCGGGCACCGGGCTCACCCGCATGGTCGTCAACCTCCAAGCGGAAGCTGACGCCTTTCCCAATCTTATCGCCGACGCGATGGTGAAAACCGACGACGGAGAAGAAGCCATCGCGGCGGCGAAGGTCGCCAAGGAAGCCGCACTCGAACAAAAGGCGCTTGCGGACGCTGACGTACTTGCCCTGCAGCAACGCGTATCGACCGCCAAGCGTGACGGAGAGCGGGCGGCCAGCAACCTTAGTGACGCCCATACCCAACTGCTACAGAACCAGCAGGCACACAGGCACGCCCTGAACCTGCTCCAGCGGCACAACAGCAACCAAGCAAAGGTTGCGAAGCGACTGGGTGCCCTCAAGACCCGCATCGAAGCGGGTATGCCCTACCCCGAGGAAGACGAGAACGTCGGATACTTCCTGGCCCTCATCGACCGCCGGGCTGGAATCACCGTCATCGACCGGCCAACCTTCCTGGAAGTGTCCTTCCGCACCAAGCGCATCACACGCACCTGGGCGGAAACTTCGGAGGATGGTACGTGGCCCATTGATACCTACTTCCCCCGGCTCTCCGTGCGCATCCGACTGAACCAGGGGAATGTCTCTCGGCACGCGGGGGCGTACATCACTCCCTTTATTGACGAGCCCGTCGACCTTCTGACCGCCGGTATGGACTACTTCATGCCACATGCGAACAGCGGGGGCAGCCTCTGCTGTGGAAGCACCGGCTCGTCAGAGCTGCTAGACCACATGTCTGACGGGCGGTGGTTGGACGCGGCCATCCTGGTCTGCCACCTACTCAGTCACTACAACCACGCGGACCCGTACCTTGCGCTGAGCAACTGGACGGACTGCCACACGGACGAGGACGAATGTCCCTGTGGTCGTGGGGCGCCACACACCGCGAACGCTTGCCGCACACCGCGCTGTTTTGTCTGCGCAGACACACTCCCTTCTCCCAAACCCGGGCAGACCCCCACAGTGGCGCACACCAACTGCCTCCGAACCGAAGCCAAACGACAGGGCAACCCGTTTCCAGACGCCAAAGGCATCTGCGGGCAGCCCATCTTTCCCGACCTCCTCGGGTCGGCCGACACGAATCTCCAGCTGACCCAGAATCTGGGCGGCCTACTCGAAAGGCTCAAGACGCGTTATGAGCGGAACCAAAACCGCGACAGCGGCCGAATTGAAGTTCACCCTGCCTCCCCTCCGATTCAAGCAGCAGGTCATGGATCGGATGATGCAGCTGGTCCGCACCTCCAACGGTGAATGCAGTTGGGCATGCGTCTGCGCGCCCAACGATGCCCGGCTCATCGTGGACATCATCGTCCCGAAGCAGGAAAACACCCGGGTCAGCACGATCTTCGACACGAAGGACGTGATGGCTCTGTGCGAGTCCGCCGGGTACACCATGGAGCGGCTCGTCGTGTGGGGCCACAGCCACGACGTCATGGAGTGCTTCTTCAGCGGCACTGACATCGCGACCGCCAAGAAGCTGGAGTGGGACATCCAGTACAGCCTCGTGCTGAACAAGAAGGTGGCGGCGAAGTACTTCGCCGGCAAGCCCATCCTGAAGGCGGACTACTACCTCCGCCTGGATATCTTCTACATGGGGCTGAACTTCACGGTCGGGGAGAAGCTCGAATTTTCCATCGACGTGGACGTGTCGTCGGAACTCAGCTGGGCGCAAATCACCCTGGAGGAGCAGGCCAGCTACGGGACTGCCCCCGTGACGGTCTACAAGCAGAAGAACCACGGGACCCCTGGGGCTCGTCCCGCCTACAACCACGCCACGGCGCGGCGGCTCGGGCTCACAGACGATGACGACAGCAGCTACTGGCCCCAGTCGATGAACGGGCTGGTGGCAGCACATCGGGCTCGGCACGGCGGGAGTAGTGGTCCTTCCCAGCGTCACCTCCCCGCAGACCTCGCGGTCCTGCTGAGCTGGTCTGCGAACGCGCGCAGCAAGTCGGCCATCGACCTTCGGGAAACTCTGCCCTACATGGCCCACGTCCTCTACTACGAAGGCTTCCTCAAGCCCTCGGACCTGGAGGGGCTGGAGAAAGCCGTCAAGGAAACCAGCCTCGCGGCCAACAGTGTCGACGAGTGGCACCTGCTCGATGCCTTCTGCAAGCAGGCCAAGGAGCGCGGGTCAGTCCTCAGCTGGTCTCAGACCGACTCCGAGTTCGAGATCATCGTCGCCAGCGAGTACAAGCGGGTGCAGTGCACCTACGACGACGCGAGCGGCTGGTGGATGGCGGGGGCGTCCGTCCACGGTCGGCGCGTGCTCCACGATGTGGACAAGGCGATGGACGGGACCGAGGCGAACATGGCCGGCGGCTTCTGGAAAGCGAGGCCCATCGGCATCATGTGGGAGAAGCGCCCGCCGGAGTACATGGCCACCGGCTGCCTCTCCAAGAACCTCCGCGTCCGCGCGGGGCAGACGACCATCAGCATCTGGATGGGTGTTGGTGGGAAGAAGGCCCTAGACCAACTCAAGGACAACGAGTACGGCCTCGTTGCCATCGTCCCGGACAGCCTCGAAGCGGAGGGCTGGGCCGAGCTTGGGGCGCCTCGGGGTGAGGTGGCCACTCAGCCTCCGACGCCCGAGCCGGAGCCCCCGCTGGAGCTGCAGGAGGTTGTTGACGCGGAGACGGGGGAGGTCACGGCGGTGCCTCCGAAGAAGACCACCAAGAAGAAGACCACCAAGAAGAAGACCACCAAGGAGGCAACGGCATGAGCGAAGAACCCAACTACCACGCGCGGTACTCCACAGTGCTCGACGTCAAGAGCGCCAAGGAGCACGGCATCCTGGTCATCGGGGCGGGGTCCATCGGGAGCTGGCTGGTCCGGGCGCTGGTCCGCACCGGATTCGAGAACGTCACGGTGATGGACTTTGACGTGGTCGACAACGTCAACGTCTACCCGCAGGGGTACGGCCTTGGTGACGTAGGCTTGGACAAGGTCGAGGCACTATACGAGGGCATCGGGGCGACTCTCGGCGTCGAAATCAAGCCGGTCGTCGACAAGTTCGAGTCGAAGGAGCAGGTGCCGGAGGGCACCAGCTACATCATCCCCGCGGTCGACTCGCTGGCAGTCCGGCAGCAGGTGTTCGAGCAGGCGTGTCTTCTGCCCGCCACCGAGCTGGTGCTGGATGCCCGGATGGGTGCTCGGCACGGTTCCATCCACGCGGCCTGGATGGAGGACACGGAGGGGGTTTTCGAGCGGTACCCGCTGTCGTTCGACGCGACCGGCGTCTCCCCGCTGCCCTGCACCGAGCGCAACACCCCATTCTGCGGGATGATGATCGGTGCCGCGTTGGCGGGGTACGTCACCAGCGCCTTTCTTGGCGAGCAGGAGAAGCTGTATCAGCGCTACAACTTCTCGCTGTTCAACCCCGCTGGCCTCCTCATCTCGGTCGACTAGCCGGTGGCCATAGAAGTTGAGCTGGAGCCGCTCTTCCGCTCCGCAATCGTCCCCGCCTTTGAATTCCGGTATTTCCCGGAGGACAGAGAAGGCGCGCGGCTTCCCCCCATCGACATACACTTCGTAAGGAGCGTGCTCGACGGGGAGGCCGTGTACATGGGGGTGCCCCTGGACAAACGGGGGTTCGCGCGGGCTCGGGGAGTCATCATCATGAAGCCGGACGCCATGATGATAGGCCCCCGTGCGTTGAGCTATGTGCTCAGCGGGGGTTGGGCGCCCAATAACGCCACAGAGACCAGAGCCACCAACCGCGGTGCCAAGGATAGGTTGTTCACGACCTTCTGGCAGGCGCTGATGGCACACGCAACGAACAAGAGCGCTCAGGGCCCAGCAGTACTGGGAAAGACCCTCAGCTCATACCTCCAGGTCAATGTCGACGTGGCGGAGGGCGTGCTCTCATCTGACCAGCTTGAGGATCTGCGAGACCTCAGCTGCCCTCAATGGCTCGCAGACGCCCTGGTTCACGCCGGGGTGGTCCCAGTCATCAATCCCAGCGATGTCGCGAACCGCTTCATCAAAGGCGCCCACACCACCGGGCCGTGGAATGCCCACGCGGACACTCAGGTCGCGTCCTACAGCGTCACTATCGGGGTGACGCAATACCTCAAGAGGCACTCCATCACCTACCCGCCCTACCAGGGTCGTCGTATTAGCCGCTAATACCGGCTTGACCCACACAGAGCGTGGTGACCACAAATCATTGTGGTCACCACGTTCAATGATTTCAGGTACTTAGCCGTACACACTCTGTGGGTGACCACAATTTTGTGGTCAGCACCTCTAATGATTCTGCATACTTAGGCCCGTTGTAGAAGTATTAGAGGTGACCACAAGGTTGTGGTCACCCCCAGAGCCCGCACACACCTGGGACGAGAAATGCCCCATCGTGAGTTTTCGTTCCTTTCTCCCTCGAAACCGGACACCGTTCACATCAAAATCAGTCGCAGTTCTGTCCTAAAACGGCCTCCAGAAATAGAGTTCTACGACCCAACTGACGATACGTACTGGGAAGAGGGCTCGCTTTCAACGAAGGATACGGGGCGGATTCTGCAGTGGACGCACATTCCAGCCTCGCGGCTGGTAGCCGTGCACCTGCCCTACCGCGTCGCCTGCCCAGAGGTGTGGGCGGGGCTCCAGAAACTGAACACCTACAAGACCCTGCCCCCGGCAGTGGTCCTGGTCCCCAGCCTCTACACCAACTTCCTCTCTGCTCTACAAGACTTCACACTCTCTCCTGAGCAGTTCACTACGTTCAGACAACGTATGTTTGACCAGTACCTCTGGGAGGCTGAGGAGCTGGTCTACGACGCGGGGGTGTTCTTCCGCGAAGCGGAGGCCCTGCAGCGCCTACTCTCTGACTGGCTGGCAGATGCACGGAACGTCAGGAGCACCGTTCTCGGGCTAACGCCCGTTGCTGACGAGGGAGTGATAGCGGCTACCGAAACTAACATTACTGAGCTAGAAGCTGAGAGAGTACAACTCATCTCAGGTATCTCAGACTTGCAGGGGCGCTTCGCTCACGCCCTCGCAGCGCTACGTCTCGCAGACCGTCTGCAGATGAAATCCTCCTTTGACCAGATAGCTGCGCTGCTTGGGCGAGTAAATGCCGTAAACCTCATCAACCTGCAGGTAGAAGCAATAAGGCAGACAGAACTTGCGTCCTCTTCGAGGGACGCACGGATGGTGGCCGACCTCGCCGGGGAGCTGCGGGTTCTGGCCCAGAGCTACCCCGCGCTGCGCTTCCTCACCGTCGAGGCAGATGACGTGGTCCTTCGTTTGGGTGTTGTGGAGATTCGCCTTAAAGAACAAGGACTTGAGATAAGAGGGGACGTTTCCACCCTCAGAAGCCTCCGAATTAAGAGCGAAATACAGCCAGTTGCGGACGTAAACACGGCCAGAACTAGGCTGGCTTCTATAAAGAGGCGCAAGCGCGACGGGGCGAACACACCCAAGGGGTGACCACAACCTTGTGGTCACTTGCAGACTGCAACTAATGCAGCTAAGTGCCTGAAATCATTGACTTCGCTGACCACAAAGTTGTGGTCGCCTCTAAAACCTCTAGCCCTGAAGGGGCGTAACTACTCGGAATCATTCAGAACACCGACCACAAAATTGTGGTCACCCCTCTAAACCCTCCAAAAGTACACATGGCAGCTAGCCACGGTCCCTATTAGCCGCTAATAATTTTTGTTTCGCTGACCGCGAAACCACCTGCTAGAGTGCTCGACGTCGGGGCAAACACGCCGCCCCTGACGCACTTGAACAGGTCAGAAAGGACCATTCCTACAATGAGTGAGCAGACCGAAAACACCGCCTCGGCGGAAGCCGCAGCCCCGGTTCCCGCCGCTGGCACGGGGGCTGAGTCCTCTGGCCCGTCGATGGACCAGATGTGGGTGCCCCTGGACGCAATCGAGACCGACAAGATCGAGAACCTCCGCGGTGGTGAGACCGCCCCCGAGTCCCTGGCGCGCAGCGTCTGGGAAGCTGGCACCGGCCACAGCCAGCACCTCATCTCCCCGCCGCAGGTCATCACGGTCGTGCAGACCAGTGACGACGGCGAGGTGATGGTCGACGACGACGACAACGCCATCATCGAGTCCATCCACCTCGTGGCGGGCTTCCAGCGCGTCGCAGGCTTGCGCACGCTGCGCCGGATGATTGCGGAGCACAACCAGCGCGTCGCCGACGAAACCATCGGCGAGATGGAGAAGGACGAGACGTACCTCTTCCGCAACGGGGATGGCGTCATCACCGTTGAAATCGAATTCCAGTACGACGATGTCCCCGTGGTCTTCACCGAGGCCACTGAGCTGACCCCCGACGTCGTGGGCTGGGCGCACGACCTCAACCTCGCCGAGAACCTCGCTCGCACGGGCCTCAACCTCGCGTCGGAGATTTCCGGTGCGGAGAAGCTGCTCGCCGGTGGGCGGACCCAGACCCAGGTGAGTGCGCTGCTGGCGAAGTCCCAGGCGACGGTGTCGCAGTACCACAAGGTCGCGTCCAAGACGCTGCCGGAGTACCTCGACGCCATCCGTGACGGGTCCATCACCCTGAAGCAGGCCCTCGCGGTGGCCAGTAGCAAGGACATGTTCAAGAAGGACGGCACGCCGAACCGCACGGCCCAGAAGGCCGCGCTGGCGAAGCTGACCTCCGACAAGAAGGCCGCTCGCGACATCGTGGAGAAGGCCAAGACGAAGCGGACCACGGGTGAGGTGGCGAAGTTCGCCGCGGACCTCACCTCCGACGCCTGCTACACCGACATGGACGACGACCGCCGGCAGGCCATTCTGGCGACCTTGGCGTGGTTCAACATGGGCTGCGATGAGAACGCGCTGGTCTACGGCGTGACGGACGACATCGACCTCGCGGTCATCCCGAAGCCGAAGCCGAAGAAGGAGGCCAAGCCCAAGAAGGTCGCCGCGAAGAAGACCACGAAGAAGGCCGCGAAGAAGACCCCGCGCAAGCGTTCGGCCAAGAAGGTTGACGCCGCTGCCCCCGCGAGCGAGGCGGCTGCACCGGCTGGCGAAGAGGCGGCGCCCGCTGCCCCGGCCAAGCGCAAGCTGCGTCGGAGCAGCAAGGCCGCAGAGTAGAGCCCACCAACAGAGATGAGCGCCAAAGAACAGCTTGGCGTGTATCTCGACGCTGCGTACCCGGTCCTCGCGATTCAGTCGCACGAAGAGGACCGGGTCGAGGCAGCCATCCTCGAACACATAAGGAGTGGAGACGAGGTGGAGAACGGCCGCACGGCCGTGGTCCGCTGGTCGTTGAGCCAAGCTGTGCAGACCTTGTACAGCCCCGAGCCTGATAAGGCCGTTGACGACAACTCGGTGAAGTCCCCAGTAGGTGCCCTGCAGTACATCAACTCCCGCCTCGATTCGAGTGGTGGGCAGGTTGATGCGTGGGTCTGGATACTGAGGGACTTCTGCCATTTCCTTACTACCGGGAATGCCTACCCAATCCTCCGGCAGCTGAAAGATATAGCGCAGAAGATATCGACGCAGGGGTTGCCCCACAGCATCATCATCGTTGACGCTGAGGTGAACATCCCCAAACGGCTAGAGAAGACCGTCACGGTCATGCACTGGCCCCTACCAACCCGTGAAGAGCTGACCGACATCGTGACGATGTACGGGGACAGCCAAGAACTTGAGCTAACACCCGTCCAGGTGTGGGAGGTCAGCGGGGCCTCACTGGGTCTGACTATTCATGAGGTCGGTAACGCCCTCGCCAGCAGCTTCTGCTCAACCGGCCGCTTCGACCCGCGGATAATCACGGCAGAGAAGAAGGGCATCATCAAGCGGAGCGGGTTCCTTGAGTTTTGGGACTCTTTGAACGGTCTTGAGTCCGTGGGTGGCATGGGCACCCTCAAGAGCTGGCTGGGGCAGCGGAAGCTTGCTTTCTCGCAAGAAGCGAGGGAATACCAGCTGCCTCTCCCCAAGGGGCTGCTACTTGTCGGGGTTCCCGGCGGTGGCAAGAGTTGGGTAGCCAAAGCCATCGGCGGCGAGTGGAACCTCCCCGTGGTCCGACTGGACCTGGGCAAAATCATGGGCAGCTACCTCGGACAGTCCGAGAAGCAGCTCCGTGAGGCGCTTCAGCTTGCTGAGGTAATCAGCCCTTGTGTGCTCTGGGTGGATGAGCTTGAGAAGGGTATGGGCAGCGGCGGCGGGGAGAGGGACGGAGGTACCTCGGACCGCGTCTTCGGCACATGGTTGACGTGGATGCAGGAGAAGACCTCTCCCGTGTTCGTGGTGGCCACGGCGAACGACGTGTCAAAGCTACCGCCTGAAGCCCTGCGCGCTGGTCGCTTCGACAGCATCTTCTTCGTCGACCTCCCCAACACCGTCGAGCGCAAGGAGATTCTCTCGATTCACCTCCGTGCTCGGGGGCGGGATGGGGGGAACTACGACCTCGACCTCCTCGCTCAGAAGAGCGCGGGCTACACGGGGGCGGAGATAGAGACCCTCATCGAGAGCGCCATGTTCTCCGCCTTTGCTGAGAGCCGTGAGTTCAACGAGAACGACATCATCGCTGCCCAAACAGTAGTGGTGCCTATCTCACGGACGATGAAGGAGAAACTGGAGAACCTTCGCTCGTGGGCGGAGGGCCGAGCCGTATACGCTACGGCGCCTGAAGAGGATGCTGTCCCTGCCGGGCCTACCGGTACTCGCGTCGGGCGGCTCAAACGAGGAAGTCGAGGAAGAAGGACTCAATGAGAACGTACCGGACGGGGCTCGGCGTATTGGACGCCGTAGTCGCGGGCGGACTCCGTCCGGGCGTACTCGCCATGTGGGGTATGCCTGACTCGGGTGTATCCACGCTGGGCAGAGCCATCCTGAAAACAGCGCGGCCAGAGCCTACCGGTCTGGTCGCCACAACCATCCCCGACCCCAGGTGGCTCCGCCAGCTGAGGGTCGACCCAATCATCGCCGTCCCCGGTACCGGGGAGCTTGGCTTCGAGACGGCCTACCACATGCTGAAGGAGGGAGTGCGGGTCGTCCTGATTGACCACCTCCCTGGACTGGTGACCTCCGCGACCTCCAACACCGCGCTGTGGGCGCACGTCCCGTACGCAGAACGGCGGCTAATAGACCAGGGGCTCTCCATGCTCCGGTCCACGGCTAAAGCCGTTGGCGCCCTCGTTGTGGTCGCAAACCAGATGCGCTGGAGCATGGAGCATGGCATCCACCCCTACCTGCACGACACCGTCAGCTGCCATATGGACCACGCCATCGAGATGCAAAAGGGGTCCTTCAGGACCATCTACGGCCAGCTCGCTGAGCAACGGGCGCGGGTCCGCCTGCTCATAGCCAACGGCCGCACCCGAAAGGACGCGGAGACCAAGGTGTCCATCTGGCCGCGGCGGGGAATAGACGAGACATACGAGCTGCTCATGTACCTGCAGCACACCGGGCTCTTCCTACGCGTAGGGGCTTGGTGGAAGGACCCCGTAACCAACACCAACTTTGGTCCGGGCTACCGGGCCGCAAGAAACCAACTAGCGCGGAAACGTGCTCACTACATAAAGGCGCTGGACGAATGGAAATCGAAATCATCGTAGACAGGAACGGCAACGCCACCATGGAGGTCAGCGGCGTCGTCGGCCCTGCCTGTGAGCAGGTGACCGAGGCCGTCAAGGCGGCGCTCGATGGTGCCGGCTGGGACGAAGACAACAAGGACGAGTACTACGAGGTGGCTGTCGAGACGGGAGTCCAGGTTTGACCAACCCCCTTTCCTACCGAACAACCGGAGACACCCTGCGGGTCCGTGGCATCAACACCAGCTTCAACGTCAACGGCCCCGGGAAACGTCTGGTGGTCCACTTCCAGGGCTGCGACCTGGGCTGTGGGGGCTGCTTCAACAAAGAGCTGTGGTCGGTGAAGGCACGGACAGGGGTAACCGCCTACCAGACGGACTATTCCGCTCGGGAACTCCTCCGCCGCCTCGATGAGGAGGAAGCGGAGGGAATCACTTTCTCCGGTGGCGAGCCTTTCCAGCAAGGCGAGGAGTTCCTGACCCTGCTGGCGCTGTTGCGCACACGGCGTGGGGCTAGACAGGCCCCGAACATCGTGGTCTTCACCGGGTACACCCTGGAGGAGCTGGACGGGTTCTTCCCCCAGGGCCTGAAAGAGCTATTGATGACGCACATTGACATGCTCATCTCTGGCCGGTTCGAGATTGCGAATCGGCTCATCGAGGGGGACACCTACGCCTCCTCCAGCAACCAGCGGGTCACCCTCTTCGGGGAGAGGTTCAATGACAGCGACCTGAAGCGCCATTTCTCTGTCGACGTCCTGGTAGACTCAACAGGGGGCGCCCTCATCACCGGCTTCCCGGCCGACAAGGTACTGCGGGAGATTAAAGACCCCGCCACGAGAAAGAAGAGCCTGTGAGCAAGTACGTACGCATAACCGTTCCTCGCCTGACCGACCTCGACCTGCTGAAGCGCACCCTGGTCAAGCTCGGCTTCCCCGATACCGAGATTCAGGACGTCCAGATGCGGAAGCACCCGGGCCTCAAGGTCGACAAGAGCGTGTGGGGCGGCATGCTCCCCATCACCTTCGAGTTCGCGGAAGCGCAGAGCACCTTCGAGTGCTGCGGAGACGAGGACGACGGCCCGCGGATTGCTCGGTGGCTCCACCGTGAGAACCCGCTCTACTCGCACCGCCGGTTTCCAGACGGCTTGGCGCAGTGGTACACCCTCACCGCGGCCATAGAGGCCCTGGAGTCGGAAGGGCTCTCCACGGAGCTGCGCGCAGAAGAGGGTGGTAGGCTTCGAGTGCTGGCCGCCTGAGCCCCCCTGGTCGGGCGTCCAGTTGAGGGGGGAGGGACTATAGCACCTCCCCTCTCTTTTTTTATTAGCCGCTAATAATGGAGGTGACATGCCCTCTTGGCTCAAGACGATTTTCTGGTGGCTCCTCATCGGCTTCATGCTGGTGGCGGCGGTCTTCGCATGGCGTTGGTACCGGGCCTCGCTGGACCAACAGAAGCGGGGCATCAAGGCGAAGCGGGACGTGGCGGAGGAAAAGCACAAGCTCCGGCTCACAGAAGCCCAGAAGGAGGAGAGCACCCTGCTCCAGGCCATCTGGACCGAGTACAACCACATCCATGCGCGACTGGCCGCGGAAGAGAAAGAGGTCGACGACGCTATCAAGGGTGGGCCGGTTGAGCTGGCCAAGTTCTGGAACGACAACCTGCTGGGGAAAAGCTGATGCTACGTACCTTCACTGCCGTCTTACTCGCCGTGAGCCCGGCCCATGCCTACGCCCAAGGGGTTTGCACCGAGGCCATGCCGGTGACCACGCCCTGTGAGGGCCTACTGCTTCCGCACGCTGAGGCAAGCAGGGCCGCCAAATGCCTGCACACCCGCCTACCCGAAGCCGCCGCTCAGCTAGGGGAGTGTGTGGCTGAAGGCGAGGTAAAGGACATCAGCTACCAGAAGCAGCTCGACTCCTACAGTGACTTCAACACCCGCCTCAGCGGGTTGCTGGACAAAGCGCTGGAAATCCCCGACACCAACTGGTGGGAGTCGGGGGGCTTCATCTACGGTGCGGGGGTTGTGACCGGCATGGCGGTCGTCTTGAGCGGGGCCTGGACGCTCTCGAAGCTGAATTAGCTCGCAGGTCGCTACTTGTTCAGCATCTTCATAGTGAACCGCGCTTGGCCCTTCTCCTTGCGGAAGCCCTTCGCCTTGTCCCGCCACTGTCGAGCCGAGGCGGTGTTTTTCCGGCTCTGCCCCTTCCAGTACCGTGCGTTGGAGAGGCTCCCAGCGGCCTGGTTTCCGCTCTCCCTCATGTAATTCTTCCGGTTCGCCTTGAAGATGGCATCCGACGACGCGGCGCTGTCAACCAGCCGCTTCGACTGCCGGCTCGCAGCCATCGCAGCCCTGTCAGCACGCTTGCCGCGGTAGTACTGCTCGGAATGGCGGAGTGTCATCCCACCGCCCTCGTGCTTCGGGCCAGCGGTCTTGTTGAGCGGCACACCGTACCGATTCGTTTTGGACCGCGCCGGCATGGGGCTAGGGCGGACACGAGGACCGTCAAGCCCTTTCGAGAAGGCGAGGTTCTTGACCCCCCGACTTATCCGGCCCGGCACAGCGCCTGCGCGAGCCATAACCCCGATCTTACCGGAACCAGAGAGTGGCGCCTTCTTGAGTTGGGTCAGGTTTCTGCGAGCGTGTGCAGGGCGCATGCGCCCTGGAATGGTGGGCTCACCCCCGCCTGCGGAATAGGGAGCAGCGAGCTTCTCAAGGATGGCGGCTCTGCGGGTGTTGTTCATGTCAGACCGATCTTTACTCGGTTGTAGTCGCCCTTACGGAACTTATCCCGGAGCGCTTTTGTGAACTCTTCCTTGCTCTGCGCGGGCGGCTTCGCAACCGGGGGCTTCGTCGGGACCTTCTTCGGGACCTTCTTCGGGGTCTTTTTTACGGCGGCGCGGACCAGCTTAGGCAGTATACCCGCGGCGAGCTTCTCCAAGATGGCGGCTTTGCGTGCGTTCGTCATTAAACGTCCTCAGGGGTTCCACTTGTGCCCGCTCGTTTCCACCCCCAACCGCTTTTCTGCCTCATGCTGCGCTTTAGTAGGGGAGCCAGCACGGAGCTTCTTCCGGAGGTCGCTGCCGTACCAACTACGCCCGACAGGGGTGCCGAGGATGCTGACTGGGTTGTCTGCCACCCAGACACGCTTTGACTTCTTCTTGTCCGCGGCGAGCTTCTCAAGAACGGCGGCTTTGCGTGCGGGGGTCATGGTCCACCTGCGGGGGCCAGGATAGCTGGAGCATCCTCGGGCATGACCCCCTGAGCGCCACCGGAAGCGCCCATGCCGTCCATGTACGCCAGCTCCTCGTTGAGCATGGCGTCGAACTCATCACCGGTGAGGTCCGGCCACTTCTTCTCAATCATGCCCCACAGGAGCTTGGCCTTGTCGATGCCAGCGCCCTCGGGGTCGGCCTTGAGCTGCTTCGCAGCCATCTCCTCCAGACCGCGGGCACCATTGCGGATGCCCAGGCGAATCTGCTCTTCCTGGCGCTCGGAGATGTCCAGCTTGAAGCGCGCCTTCACCCACTGGTAGCCCAGTCGGGCGATGATGATGGCCGCGATCTCCAAGATAGGGAGAAGATACGAAGCTGCGGTCGAGCCAAGTGTTGCCCAATCCATTTCAGACCTCCAAGTCTTTCAACTGACGAAGGGGGAGCCCTTCAGGCGAGCTTAGACGAGACGGCCGCCGTGGTAGCCGCCGGTCGCATCAGGGGCCAAGAAGGTCTCAGCCAGCTGGAGCTGGGCCAACCGGATGGGCTGGATGCGCTCGTACTGGATGGCAACCGACTCCTGCATGACCAGACCCTGGGCGTCGACCGCCATCGAGTGCTGGGGAATCATGCACTGCTCCAGGTACATCGACGCGACGTTGTTCTCCTGGTTGTCCTTCATGACCAGCAGGAGCCCGATGGGCTGGCTGAACAGGTCGGACGCCAAGTTCAAGAACATGTTGTCGTAGCCCGGGGGCACCTTCACCGAGTGCAGGCTCGGGCTCCGTCCGCCGGCAGCGCCGGTCAGGAACGGATTGACGCCAACACCACCAGACTCGAAGAGTGGGCGCACCTGATGGGCGTCCACGTTCGCGTCGGCGCGGGTGTCGTAGTACGCGGTCAGGCAGCGCAAGAGCGACGGCCCGTGGTACATGATGCGCCCGAACGAAATCTGGCCCACGCTGCGGCCGGTCATGAAGTACGACCGCTCCGAGCCCAGCTCGAAGATGCGCGTGATGGCCTGATTCTGGCTGAGAGCCCAGTTCTGGGTCATGCCGATGGGGAACACCAGCGTCTCAGCGAGGTTCGGGTCACTTCCCTCACCAGCGGGCAAGCCCACCTGGGAGAAGAAGGGGGGTCCTGCACAGATGAGGACGAACTTTCCGTTGAGGAAGTTCCCCTCAGGGATGCCGCCCTGTACGTGTGTGGAGTACGGCTTCCACCCTGCGAGTCCCTCAGCCATTTCCTTAGGCTCCTTCTTCAGCTCTCTTTGAGTCTACGATTCTAACTATTGTCAGCCAAGGCTTGGCTGAGCGTACCCAGAGCCTTCTTGCGTTCTGTCAGCTTCTTGAACCAGCCGGGGCCGGGCTGTGAGGGTGGAGCGCCATAGCGGGCTGTCTTGGCTGCAGCGGCGGTTGCCTTGGCCTTGGCCTTAGCTGCCATCACCGACGAACCGAGTTCCCGACCCTTGGACTTCGCACCAGCCAGCTCGCCCTGGAGCTTCTTCCACGGGGAGTAGCTCCGGTTGGCTGCAGCGCGCCGAACGAGACCCATGACCTCGGTGGCCTTGTAGTTCCCCTCGGCAATCCGCTGACCGGCCGTGCCTTTGCCCACGTGGCGCTTGAGGCGCTTCTCGTCCTTGTGCAGCTTGTAGCCCGCACTGACAGGCGAGCCTGCCTGAGCACGACGCTGCCCGAGAGTACCCTTGCCCACGTGGGGCTTCAGGGGCTTCTTGTCCGGTATGACGGACCACTGGTGGCCTCGCCGCGCCTTCGGGAAGCTCCGGACGTTCGCGTTTGCCTGCGCAGCACGAGCAGCCGAGCGGCGGGCCTTGCCACGAAGCCGGACCTGCCCCCGTCGCTGAATGGCGCGCTTGAGGCTACCGCGGGCGTGCCAAGACTTCGACCCCTTGACGGGGGCCTGCTTCTGGATGCGCGCCTGGAGCTTGGCGCTTTCAGCGTTTGCCGAATCCGCCCCACGCCGGTAATCGCCGTAGGTCTTGCTGTCTGCAGCCACCTTCTCAAGCAGCGACACCTTGCGTGAAGTCAGCATCGGCTTAGGTGCGACGGCAGGTCAGCAAGACACGGCAAGCGGCATTGCCGCCAGCCTTGACATGCTCGATACGGAAGAGCCCACCAGCAGCGACGGGTGCCGTAGCGTCGTTGTACCCCGCCGACATGCGGAAGACCGCGCCGTCCGCACCACCGGTCATGTTGATGGCCGTGTGGATGTCCGCGTCGGCGGCGGTGACCACCGTGACCGTGTTGTCGTTGGCACCCGCCGCGTCGTCGGTCTTGATGACCATGACGTCAATCAGGGTCAGCGCGTCAGTGATGGCGATGTCGTAGTCTGCAGTCGCAACGTCCGCGATGTCCTGCTGGAGCACCACGACGCCGTTCAGCTCGCTCGCGACGAAGCCCGCCTCGACGTCCTTGTAGACCTCACTCAGGGCGTCGCCCATGGTGCCGCTGCGGAACCGCTTGCCTGGAAGGCGCTTCGCAGCGCCGAAGGAATCAGAAGCCATTTGCTGAGTCTCCTCAAGACCGCTAGGTATTAGCGGCTAATAGTCCTAGGCCACAATCGTGAGACGCAGCCGGTTGAAGGGGTACCACGTGATGGTATCCACGGTCACGAGAACGCCATCCGGGCGAGTCGTATCCTGAGCGATGCTGGACACCGAAGCAGCTGCGAGGGCCTTCTTCGGACCCGCGTAGTTCGCCGACACCGCCTGGAGGGAGATGTTCAGCGCATCCAGCAACGACTTGTCGATGACGTTGCGACCAATCATCCGCTTCGTCGCAGCCCGAATGGCCTTGGCGTAGATGTCGATGGCCTTGGTGATGGACAGCTCCTGCGACTTGATGGAGCTGAGGTCCGTCGACAGCTGGTGCCGACAGGCCAGAGGACCACCGGGGGCATCCTGGAGAATCCAGAACACGCCACCCGCAGCCGCGGTAGCCATCTCGTCTTCCGAGAAGAGGTCACTCGACCCGATGGGCCGGGTGAAACCAACCATCGGCAGGTTCGTGTGCGGCTGCTGCGCGGGCAGCTGAGCCACCATCGCCGCCTGGGCCGCACACAGGTAGTAACCGGGGACCACGATTTCCGTGCCCGCGCTGTCCGTCCCGACCTTCTCAGGCTGGGTGTAGAACAAGCGCCGGTTCTGGTAACCGGTAGCTCCGCCCGTGATTTCCGCCATCGTCTCGCAAACAGCCAGCCGTCCGGCCGTCGTGCTGGTCTTGACGGCTGCCTGACGGACCAGGATGGAGCAGGTCTCCCCATCAACCTCAAAGTCGTCAAGGTCAGCTGCGGTCGTCCGGAAGTAGTTGTCGTCGTTACCACCTGAACCCGGACCGAAGCCCGGGATGTAGATGTTGGTGGTGTCGATTCGCACGACGGTCGCGCTGACCACCTTGGTCACCAGCCACTTGAACGCATCACCGGCGCGGTCGAGGTAGACCCCGTCGTCCGGCGTGTAGTCCGTGCCGGCAGCACCACTGAGGGCATTGCCGTCCGCGTTCAGCTTGCCGTCGATAGCGGTGGAGACGTTGAGCGTCTCGTCGGCGAACTCCAGCTCGAACTTGCCACCACCGATGTCGGTGATGGTCATCGACCCCGAGATGACCAGCGTGCTGACCTTCTCAGTGGGCAGAGCCTCGTTCACGAACGCGATGCGCTCCTTGCCCTGAACCGCCGCCGACATGTCGGTGACGTGCAGGTTGAAGAGCTTGGTGACCTCCGCGTCCTGCGTGAGCGGGGCGAGGGCGTAGACCTCCTTCTTTCGGAGGAAGTCCAGGGCCTGCGCGTAAGCGTCGACCGTACCGTTGGGGGCGTCTGCAGTGACCTCCCCCAGACCCATCGCAGAGATGTTCACGTTGGTCCGGTTGAGGAACGCCTTCGCGAGACCGAACGCCAGCGGGTTCTCCGGGGTGACCGGACCGATGAGGCTCTCGACCTCGTCAGCGCTGTTGAAGGTCAGCATCTCAGGCGAGACGGCCGCCGCACTCACGTCCTTGCGCAGAGCCTTGTAGCCCACGTAGACCGGTGCGACACCGCCCATCGGGATGCCAGCAGCGTCACGGTTGACCCCGCCCTTGACCACGAAGCGCTCCAGCAACGTGTCGACGACCATCTCCGGCGCGAGGTCCGGCCGGTCGACAGAGTCGGGCAGGTTCTCCGCCACGATGTTCCAGTTGGCGAGGTCCTTGTTGTTGTCGACCGAGAACTCCGAGAGGACCAGCTCACCACCCGTAAAGGTGCTTCCGCCGATGACGAAGTCGTTGAGGGCAACGACGCGGCCGAGGATGGCCCCGTTGTTGAACATCATGTCGCCGGGCTTGACCTTGGCGGCACCACCAGTGAACAGGCGACCCTTGTAGGAAATCTGCTCAGAGTGGAACGCGTTGGCCCACACACGCCGGAAGGTGAGCGCCGTGTCGCTCGTCGTCGCATCGCCCGTACCGGTGAACCGGAGCAAGAGGGACAACTCATCGTCGTCAGCAACAACGCGGTCGAGCACATTCTCACCACTGAAGGTGATTGTGACGGCGCCCGTGCTGTAGACAATGGCCGACTCGCCCGCGACCGAGCTGAGGACCGAGTCAGTCAGGTCCGACTCTGAGGTGACGGTGAAGGTGGACGGGAAGACGCCGTTCGAGAACGCGTGCCCCACCTCGATCATCCGCAGCGCGAAGTTGGCGCCCTTGTCCTGAATCTTGCACGACGCGTTCGTCACCGTGGTGGCGTCCTGGTCGAAAGAAGCAGCGGCCCCGCCCAGAGCGGTCTCGAAGGCAGCAGTGGTGCTGCCTGCCGCATCCGAGAGCAGACGAATGGTCGCCCCATTCACGTGCTTCCGGTCAAAGAAGCAGATACGCCCGTTCAGCTCGCTCACGCCAATGAACGTATCGAGGTCTCCACCACCAGGGTCAGCTTCCGCCTGAATCTGCTCGTCGATTTCCTTCACGACCTCCGCGAGCGTCGGAGTACCAACGAACGCGTCGATGGCGAGAGAGACAACGGTGCCCGCGCCGCCGTCGTAGGCGGAGTGCTTGACGTCCAAGACGCCGTCGTGGTCCGCCAGTGCCCCGAGGGTGACGTCACAGAGGATGAACGCCGGAGACGTCAGCCCCGTGTACGCGATGGTCTGCGCGCCCGGGACGAGAGCCCCGTCACGCGAAGCACCGGCACGCGAGTTGTAGTTCGCCTTGGCGAGGACGTGGCGACGACGTGCGTCCTGCCAGCCAGCACCACCAGCGGTACCGATGCCCGAAAGCGTGGCCGTCCGCGACTTGAAGCCGCCGAAGAGCGTCTCCAGGATGGCGTCGTTGTCCGCCTTGATTTCGAGGGACGAGTCCGGGCCGAGGCCGCCATCCGTGGTGCTGATGCGCAGCACGTTGATCGACTTGCCCACGGTTGCATCGCCGTTGTCATCGTCGGGTGAGAACACAGCCACACTGGTGCAGGAGATACCAGCGACCGCGTGGATGGCGTCAACCACCACACCGGACATGTCCACGTCAATCCAAGGACCTCCGTGGATGGACAGGCTCAGCTTGCCGCTGATGCCCAGCTCGGTCTCGGCCGTATCGGCAGCTTCCACCGGCATCGCGCCAGTGATGGACGCCACGATGGTCGTGTGGTCGGCCTTGAAGTTGGGGGCGTCTTCGCCTCCGCCGCAGTGCCACTCCGCCTGCAGGCCAGCCGTAGGAAGGAAGGGAACCGCCCCCATGCCGTCTGCGAAGTTCAGCGTGACGATGAGGTCCTTCGCCGTGTCCATCCCGCCGATGCCCGCGTCGAGCGCCGTCTGAAGGGCGTCGTACGTGACCGTGACGGCCTGCCGCTGGACGTCCAAGGTCTTGGTGCCGGATGTGTACACGAACTTCGCCGTGCCCGCGTCCAGCCCGACAACCGTCGTGAACTTCACGTTGACCGCATTGCCTAGGGCACCAATGAAGTTGCCCGGCACGCCGTTCGCTTGGTCCTTACGCCAGTTCTGAAGGCCGATAGCCTCGACGTTCAACCAGTTCAGCCCAGTGACGTCAGGCCACTGCTCGGTACCGGAGCCCTTCGCCAAGTGGGCGAGGGGAATCTTGATGCTCGCCTCACGACCGGTGTGAACCAGCGTGTTGGTCTTCGAGCCCGGGATGCTGCGGCCGGTCAAGTTGGTCCGCAGGTTGCCCAGCGCAGGCTGGTTGACCAGCGACGTGACCACGTTCGCGAACTCACTGGCGGAGCCGGTGAACGAGTTCCAGTTACCCGACGCGTCGTCGCGGAAGGGCTGGAGCGTGCCAGCGAAGTACCGGTAGGGCGTGACGTCGTCGGCATCGATGGCGACCTCGCCGATGGACGCCATCGGGGACGGAAGGTCGCCGAAGCCAACCTCGTAGTCCTGTCCGGTGTAGCCATCCGTACCGAGGGTCTCCGTGTCCGCAGTCAAGTTGAGCAGGGTGTACGCGTCAGCCGCGATGACCTCCAACTTGAGTCGAGCACTCCTCCCCTTGGTGACCGTCGCAAGCACGAGCTTGTTGTCCTGGAACAGCGCCGTCGCTCCGGTGAGCTGGGCGTTGATGCTGTTCTGGACGATCTCTTGCGAGAGCGTAGCCCCACCAACGGTGACCGGGAGGTTGATGACCTGCCCCGGAGCCCCGTCGACCGCGATGCTCAGCTTCTTGCCGGAGCCGGCAATCGCCGCCCCAACTGCTGCCGAGCTGCGGATGACCGCTCCGGTAAGCACCTGCGCCTTCGCGTTCAGGGCGCCGTCAGCGTCCAGGGGTTCAACAATCTGGAAGCAAGGCCCAACGATGCAAGCAACGAGGTCGGGCTCCAGAACGGTGGGGGCAGCAGCACTGAGCTGCTGGTCAATCTCGACACTGGGGCGCCTAAGCTGTGCCATTGTGTTTCCGGCTCCTCATTGCAGTACCCAAATGGAGTGTGCCAGTCGGCGGCACGTGCTCAAAACAAGGCTGTTTAGTTGTCACTGAACTCAAGCATATACCGGCTTACTTGACTATAGAATCCGCTCGCATCAGCAGAAATGACTTCCTGCAGTGAAACGGGCACCGATACCTGGACCGTCTTCCACTCCGGGGTAGGCGAACCGGGGATTACCCGCTTGGCCGGGGTCTCCGGATTGATGGTCAATCGCTGGGTGGCAATGTGGTGAAGCCGACCCACCTTGTGCAGCTCGCGCTGGAACAACAGCATGCGAGTGGCAACCCACCATCCCAGCAGCTGAGCCTCTAGCCCCTCTCGCGCCGTGCACGAGAACACGATGTGGAACGACACCAAGTCCGTCATGGTCAGGTTCTGCCCAATCCACCGCGGCTTCAACGTCTGGTCGATTGACGTCCCGCCGAAGTTGACCTGGGTCCGGGACACGATGATGCGGGGGCGCTTGTTGCTGGCCTCCCGCTCATCCGGCTCCTGTCCCGCGATGAAGACGTCGCTCTCCTCGTCCACCGGGTCCCAGTGGTAGCTGCCCGGCTGGCGCGCACGGAACAACCCCTGGCTGAAGAGGATGAACGCCCGCACAGCCACCTGGAGACGATCCTCCAGTGCTTCCGCGAACGAGGCTTCTGGCGGGGGCTTATTGATGCTCATGGTCACGGGGGCCGAACAGCCTGATGATTGCCTTGCCTACGTCAGCGTCGGCGAGGTTGTGCGGGTTCGAGAAGTTCCGGTCAGGAGAGCCCAGTAGGTCCCCCGCCTCGGTCACAGTCAGCTTGAGCGGCACGTTGTACTGCGCATCGGTCTTCGGGATGCGGTGCAGGATGCCCTGCTGCCGGACCAACGCTCGGGCTTTCCGGACCTTGTCGACTTGGTCGCTGACCGCCCACCGTACGTTCTCTGCCTCGACGACCAAGTCACCCTCAGACAGCTCAGGGTAGTTGCCCAGACGGAACTGCGTGTTCTCCACCTGGACCTCCCCGTCAGGAATCTTCAGTGTGACTTCTGTCGGAGTGTGGATCTGCATGTAGCACTCGACAGGGGCATGGTAGCCGCCGTAGGTGCCGGTGCCGAAGCAGGACGCGCAGTCACTTCGTACTCGCCGACGCTGGACAGGGTCATAGCAGGCAGTGCAGCGCGGACCCGAGACCCGCTTCGCGAAGACCCACACCTTCCGCCCGTTGAACTCCTTCAGCTTGAGGTTCTCTTGCCGCGCCATCTCCAGCGCCATGAGGTCCGCAGGAGCCTCAAGACGGACACCGCCTTCAGCCGGAAAAGCGACCTCGACCTGCGAGGAGCGATTTCGGATTATTAGTCGGTAATAACGCTGATGGTAGAAAGAGTGCTGCCCTTTGACCGTCGTGTCCCTGAAGTGGAACCCGTCGATGATGGGGGCGGAGACCGCTTGGTACGGACCATACTGATTGGACGACCACTGGACTACGAACTCGTAATCCCGTGGGTCCTCAGATGTTCCGTTCGCCAGACTCCAGTAGATGTCGAGGTAGTCGAGACTGAAGCTGCGGACACGTAGGTGCGCCACATGCAGCATGCGTGCTTAGCTCCAGTTCTCCTGGTCCGAACTCTTCTTCTTGCCCTTCAGCAGCGCGCCCAGCGTGACCCCGCCAGCCAGGGCACCTCCGCCGACAGCAGCACCACGAAGGATGCGCTTCTTCCGCGCGGCGTCCATCTTGCCCGCTCGGCCCGCCTTGAACGCGGCGTACTGGCCCTTCACCGTATCCTCGACGCTCTTCCCACCCGGGAGCAGGCCAGAGCCGTCAAGACGGTTGAGCTTGCCCGTGAGGCCCTTGCCTCGCATGACCCGCCGGGCGTCTCCAAGGGCTTTGTGGCCCTTTGAAATCTTGGCGTTCTTGATGCCACCCAGCATGGCCTCGATGCCCTTACGGGTAGCGAAGTCCGTGTCGTGCCGCTCAGCCAGCCAGCGGAGCTTGGTCTCGCGGCTCGGACCCACGAACGGGATGCGGCTGTAGAGGTGCTTCCGCTCCGCGTCGCGAATCTTCATCCGGACGTCGCCGATGCCGCCCTTGATGTCGTGGAACTTCTCGCCGATGCGCTCGCCGAGCGAGGGCTTGCCGAGGATGTCCTTGATCTTCTTCCCCGAGGCGCCCGCGTCCTTCCCCGCCTGACGGGCCGCACCAGCGAGCCACTTGAGGCTGGCCTCCTTGACGATGGCGGTATACCGGTCCTCGTCGGGCACCTGAGACTCGCGGAGAGAAATGAAGAATCGCGCTCCGTCGTGCCACTGCTTCTCAGACATCGTCGAGGCTTCCTTTTCGAGGTACTCGGTCAGCGGGTTGTGCTCAGTCATCGGTACCCCTCCCCTAGTTCTGGTGACGCGCAATGTACGAGGGGTTCTCATACATCATCACGTGAATTTTGCCGCCCGCTGCGTTGTTGGCGAAGGCAATCTTCATTCCGTTGCGGGGGATAGTCTGTAGCTCGAACTGGAAGACGACGCCGGGGGCGCCATTTACAGTCGCCGCGATAGCGGTCAGCAACACCGGGAAGTCCGTCCCATTCAGCGAGACCTTGATGTCGACATCCTGGTCGTCCTGGACGCCGCCGTCGATGTGGACCATGAAGCGCCGGAAGAACTCCGCACCCGCGACCAACACGTCTACGGCCTCCGCCGCGGTGGTGAAGTCGAACCGAGCTGATGGCCGGTCCTGTGGTTTGAGCGCTGCCATGTCTATTCCCCGTCCGAGAACCAGCCGTTGATGTAAGTGTACTCCGAAGGCAGGCCACTTCCGTTCAGGGAGCCCTGGAGGTTGAGGGCACGCTTGAGGCGCATCTTCTTCGCCTCGTACCCCTGCGAAAAGAGGTTGGCCCACCCCATCAGCTGGGGGGCCTTGTCGGAGGTACTGACCTGCATGCCCTGGCCGTCGCTGTACCGCATGTGGTTGCGCATCTGGAGCAGGCCCACCGACTGCAGGACCTGGACGATGGACCCGTCAATGAGAAGCGCCATCGAGGGGAAGGACGCCAGCGTCGTGTCCTCGATAAGCGGCGGGGTGCAGTTCCAGTCGTCCACGCAGTACATGACAGCGAAGGCTATCTGCCGGTCGCTGTTCTCCTGCCCCGCGACCAACCTGTTCAGCTCCGGGTAGTCGCGGAGCTTCGCGCGGATGAGGGTAATCGCATCGAGCAGCTTCTTCGGCGGCCCCTGCGCAATCGCCGCACCCGGCCCTGTCGGGATGGTGGACGGGTCCTTTGGGTCTTGCTCAACGCCCGACATTACTCAGCCGCCTTGGCCTTGGCTTTGGCCCCGCTCTTCCGACGTGGGCGCTTGCGCGTGACCGGCCTGGGTACCTCGGCCGCTTCTTCTGCTTCTTCCGGCTCGGGCTCGACAGGAGGGGCCGGGACCGTCTCGGCCTCCGGCACAACCTCGGGCTCAGGCGCCTTAGGCGGCTCCATGTCCTGAATCTGGAGAGGGAGCCCCTTGGCAATCAGCCGCTCGACGACGTCACGCAGGGAGGTGCTCAGGTTCTGCTCACTCTGCCCAGCGAAGTACATGCTCTTGACGTGAAACGCCCGGGTACTCAGGTTCTTGACGCGGAAGGTGGGGCTCTTTCCTCGCATGGTGGCCTACTCTTCCTTCGTCTTCTTGGCTACCGCCCGCGCTCGTCGGCCCCGGGGGCGCTTACGGGCTGAAGGAGCTGCAGCGGGGGCGTCCCCATCAGGCTCTTCTTCCTGCTCGGGCTCTTCCTCTTCTTCCGGCTCCGGCTCTTCCTCTTCCTCTTCTTCGGGCTCGGGCTCTGGCTCGGGCTCCGGCTCCGGCTCTGGCTCGGGCTCCGGCTCTGGCTCTGGCTCGGGCTGCGGCTCTGGCTCGGGCTCAGGTTCCGGCGGAAGAGCAGGCGGGGTCATGCCCAGCTTCTCGTACATCTCGTCCGGAGTGCGGGGGAGAGGAAAGACCTCAATCAGCCCGGCGTCGCGGTACTGGATGAGGAGAGCAAGGTACTTCAGCACAACCGCGTCAGGGAGAATGATGCCGCGGCCCTCGCGCAGAACCCTGCCTCCGATGTTTACCTTGGCACGACGCAGCAGGAGATTCCCCGCACGGTTCGCTCCACGACGCTTGGGGTCGTTGCGATGCTCGTGAAGGTGTCGGATTCGGAAGGGCATTTGACTACCTCAGTTTGAAATGACTCACGGCCACGTCTAAGAGGGTAGCAGAAAGGTGGAGGGAACTAAGCCCCTCCACCCCTCTAGCGGGCTGCTAGAACTGCGAGACCGCGGGGAAGGTGATGTTCTCTTCCACGAGGTTGTTCAGCTTGCCCAGGTCCTTCTCAGCGAACGGAAGGAAGTCCGCCCGGGGAGTCGGGTTGTGCAGGACGTCGTCGACCAACTCAACAGCACCCGCGTACAGCTCCAACTTGCGAACTGCGGCGACGTTGCCGAGGTAGATGGCGATGTCCTCCCACGCCTCGAAGGAAACGCGGTTGCGCTCCTTGTCCGCGTAGAACTGCGTCTTGTTCAGGATGAGGAACCCGCCAAGGTAGTCGGGCGAACAGAACGCGTAGAGGTTGCCAGGGCGCAGGATGTCGGTCTTCAGCGTACGGATGTACGTGAGCCCCACGAGGGACTTGTACTTCCAACCACTGACGGCCGTCTCGCCGGGGATCTTGTCACCCGCGTCCGAGGTCGTCCACGCCGCAGCGTCCATCAGGTCGGTGTCCGTGATGAGAAGCTTCTCAGCACGCAGCCGACCGTTGCGGGCGCCACCACGACCGGGGAAGAGCTTCCCCAGCTTGATGATGTCGTCCTTCTGCAGCGGGAAGATGAGGTCCTCGTCCAGACCATCCTCGGCGTTGGCCGCGGCGGACTGTTGGATGACGTCGATTCCCTTGACCTTGCCCAGCTCCTTCACGGTGCCCTGGGCAACGTTGAAAGCCGAGAAAGCGTCATCGTCCGCGTAGACCGCGCCGAAGACCAGCCCGTTGGCGTCCTCCTGCAGCGACTGACACGCCGACTCCACGTGGTTCAAGAACGTGACGTCCTCAACCTCCTGGATGTCGTTGACGATGTGCCGCTTGATGATCGCCGTGACGGGGATCGTGTAGGCGGCCAGCTCCTGGGTCGTCTGCTCGAACCGCGGGGAACCCACCTCGTGGAAGGGCACCTCGAACCGGCTCGCCGTGTAGTAGTTCACGTCGGGCTGACCACGGAACGACATGCTCATGGCACGACTTTCCGGCTCAGTCTCGACGATCTTGATCAGGGTGTCGTGGTTCACCGACACCTGCAGCTCACTGCGTCCGACCTGACGTGGCGGCAGGATCTTCCGAGCGAACGACTCCTCGCGGAGGCGGTCCCGAATCCAGTCCGAACCGTAGGCGGCGATCTTCTCTTTGCCTTCAGCCGTATCGAGCTTCTGCGCGAAGAGGGCGTTCAGGGCGTCATTTGCAACACTCATCGACTAAATCCTCTCGCCGACGAAGCGTGGCATGTCGTAGAGCATGACGCGAATCTTGACGCCCGAGGCGCCCTTGACGGCGGAACTGCGCGTGACCTGCCCGACAGCCCAGCCGGCGGAACCATGGGGCAGCGGAGTCAGCAGCAGACGGTTCAGCGAACCCTCCACGGCGACGTTGGCCTCAGCCACCGAGACGAGGTTGCCCTCGGCGAAGTTGCTGACGTGGTTGTTGTCCTCGCCATCGTCAGCGAGCAGGTAGAGATTGGTTTCAATCTCCAACGGCCCCATCCAGATGACGGGCACACGCTTGTCGCCACTCGCCGACCGGTCGCTACGCAGGGCCGAGGCCCACACCATACGGAGGCCAGAAGCCTCGATGGTCGTAGCGGTAACGCCAGCGACATTGGCGCCAACGAACACACCATCGGCCACCGCAAGGTTGGAACCGACTTCTCCGTTGACCATCACGAACTGACCATCCTCAGGGGGGAAGGCCATCGCACTGCAGTCAATATCACGCGTCAGGTTGGCGCGGATAATGGAAGAGACCGGCTTGACGTTGCGGCGACGCGTGGCAGAAATTGGCTTAACAGCCATTTTTTATTTCTCCTTGTACGTCTGAACTCTAGTTCCCGCCACGAAGGTAGGACTCAAAGCGGTCTCCGCTCTGGCCCCCCTCGGACGCTGAACTAGCAACTTTGGAAAACGACATCTCTGGCGCCTGCATCGAGACCGCCTGTTGCAGCACGTTGAGGTCACGTCCTGAGATCAGAAGAGCCGCAATCTTTTCCTTGCGGGACATGCCCGCCTCTCCAAGACCACGCGACTCCATCAGGTCGACCACGTCTCCGGCAAGGTCAGCCGATGCCTGCTTCTCCTTCAGCCCGTCGTTCTCGGCACGAAGCGCGTCGCGCTCCGCCACCAAGGCACGAAGAACCCCCGGAACCGCGGCCATAACTTCCTGAGCTGCCTCTTTGGTCAACATCTCACGCTCCTCGCTGCTGCTCAGGGTGGACCCGAACTTTCAGCTTCTTGATGAGGCTCTGCCTCACCTTGTCCCCGATGTCGCTGGTTGCCTCATCACCGGTCTCGGCCCCTGCCTGTTGGTCAGGGCTCGCGTCGGAGGTACCCGCTCCGAGAGCATCCTGAAGCACGTCCGAAAGGGACAAGTGCTCCAGGTTCTCGTCTTCGCTCATTTCGGCCTGGGCCTCCGCGGCAGCTTCCTGGTCCTCTTCCGCCTCTCCAGCCTCTTCAGGCGGGGGCGGGGGCTCATCAGGGGCTGCGACCGCTTGCGCGGCTTCAACGGCGGCCAACTTGGCCAGAACCTTGGTTGTGATGTGCGACCGGCGGTCATCGGCCACCGACGCCTGCTTCTCCTTCATGCGAGCGATAACGCCCCCAACGACCAGCTGCGGGTCGAAGGTGGGAGCAGCCGGGGCATCAGCGGTGAAGGCGAAGCCCGTGCTCAGGACCTCTTCGCAAGCCGACGCCAGCTTCTCCACGTAATCCGTCTCAACGACAGAATCCGTAGGAACGCTTGCAGACTCGGGAGCGCCACCGAGGCGTTCAATCATGTCTCTGACCGACTGGTTCATCACCACTCTCTTTCAGGTAGGCGCTACTTCGACAGTTCTTAGAGTATTACCGGCTAATAATTTGTCGAAGCGGTAGTCAGAAAAAAGGACGGGAGAATTGCTTCCCCCGCCCTTCTTCAAGCGGACCCGATGAGGATTACTCCTCGTCGAACGCCGCAGCGATGGCGTCCACATCCCAGCCGGCCGCGTCAAGCAGCTCCGCGGTGCGGTTGCCAAGCAGGTCGGTCAGCTCCTCGTCGAACGAGAGCGAAGCGACCTTCTCGCGGCCCTCGGTCTGCTCCAGGGTGTCACCCTCCAGCGCGCCGAGCTGCTCCAAGATGTCGTTGGCGTTCATCGCGGCGAGTTGGTTGAACTCGTCCTCGGTGATGTCCTCGACACTCGCGACCTTGTCCATGCCGTCGTCACCCTGGCCCCAGATGCCCGCCAGCTCTTCAGCCATGGCGTGCGCCTGAACGCGACCGAGGTAGTCCGCCGCAGCGACCTTCTCCATGTCGACGCCAGCGGGGAGGTCGTTGCCGGGAGCCGAAGCCACCTTCTCCACGCCCTCTTCGCCACCAGGAGCGGCAGCGACCTGCTCGCCGACCTCTTCGCCCATGGTCTGACGAATCATCTCGACGATCTGGTCGTCCGTGAACTGGCCGAGGTCGATGCCCTCAGCAGCCGCGGTCTTCTCCAGCTCTTCGAGCACGTTGAGGGCCTCAGGGCCCGCGATCTTCTCCAGCTCGCCGTGGTCGGTACCACCGGACAGGAGCTGGTCAACAAAACTGTTGCTCATTTTTGAATCCCTTTTTGAATGTCAGAGCGAGGGCATCATCGTCGACCCGGTTCTCCGAGTCTAGGTGCGCTCAATCAGGTCAGCTTAGCTAGACCTGCATGCAAAAGCTGACCGAGCTTTCCAGTCCTGTGCAGTTGGTTCCCAAGTCGAACCAAACCGAGCAGAAGCGATGCCGCCAGCACGGGATGCCGCTCAACGAACTCATCAACAGCGGAAGCGCTCTTCGTAAGCCCACCGAAACCTTGGTGGTGAGCCCCATAAAGGTAAGCAAGGCTGGTGTCGGTCAGTAGCTCGGGGGGGATCCCAGCGCTCTTTTCCAAACCCAGCAACGAACCTTCAAGCACTTCGCCGAAGACGGTTGATAGCAGGTCTCCGTCTCTACTTGTCACTGAGCTTACTAGAGAAGGTGCCTTCTCCAGAAGCTGAATTCTGTATCCGTTGTAACCCTCGGCCACCTTCGTGAGAAGAGGGGTGTTACTTTCGACCGGCCGGACAACGCGAACGATGCAGCGAGGGCGGCCTACACCGGGGTCTTCACCCAGCGCACTACGACGTCCGAGGATGCGACTCAGGGCGCGCGTTATTAGCGGCTGATAATCGCGGGGGCTCCCCCAACGCATCCCCATATCCGCACCGGACTCAGGGGCGAAGCACTGACCGCCGTCCCACATCTCGCGCGCCAAACGGGGCTGGCGCATCTTGATGAGCACGATGGTCTGGAACTCCGAGGGCTTCAACACCATCCCAGCAGCGCCGGTACTGGTGAGGGTCCGCTCGATTGGCTGCCTCGCCAGCTCCTGCATCTGCCCCATGTCCATGTCGGGCTCACGGGAAGCAAGGTGCGGACTGAGGCCATGGGCCAGCGAAGGGATGCGCTTGGTGATGGTGGCCTTCTTCTGGACCTCCGCCATCTTCTGCAAGAGGATGCGGCGGTCGAAGTCTCGGCCCGTTCCGGCTACAGCCGCAGCGTCAGCCGACAGGCCGTGCTGCAACGCCTCCTGGGCGTAGGCCACCTTGAGCATGGCGTAGCTGGTCTTGTCTGCACCGATGATGACGAAGCTCAGGTCGAAGAACTTCGGCTTCGGGTTGTACACGAACACCTTGCGGCCATCAGGGAGGACCTGATTGCGCATCATCTTCATGTCGTTGCAGTAGTCAGCGCGCGTGAACGACTTGTTGCCGCAGATGCTGCAGACGTCGTACTTGACCCGCGCACCCATGCTTACGGCTGGGTGGCCGCCCGCATCCAGCTCCGACAAGAGGTCCTGGTACCCCAGCTCCTCAGCACGGCGTCGGTCAATCTCAATGATGAGTTCGACGCGGTGCATAACCTCGTTGTAGACGACCTTTACGATCTGCCCGTAGGTGATGCCGGGGTCTTTGTTCTTGTGGTGCCTGAAGACGTTCGCGCGGAGAAACGTCTGGTGCCCGTACAGGCTCGGGTGGTTGACGTCGACCGGGAGCCCCTTGAACTCCTGCGGGTCGAGTTCCGACTCCTCGAAGTAATCCGCGTTGACGTTGGAGCCGTAGTACTCACCCGCACCGAGGGCGTTGACCAGGACGCACAGCTTGCCGGGGCGCGGCTTGTAACTGTCGACGTACTTCTGCATCTCCGGGTGGAGACGGCTGAAGGATGCAACCTTCACCTTCCCGTCGTCGACGTCAGGGAACAACGCCTGGACGAGGGGCTCCCCCGTAGAGGAGACGCCAGAGAAAGTGATGAGCTTGTCCACTACAGGCTCGCTACAGGTTGGGGCTGCTTCTTGTAAGTTACTACATGCCGCTTCGGCACCTTACTGACCAGCGGCTTCGCGTCAGGGGTGACGTGCCAGTTCTTGCCCTTGGTCAGCTTACGGGACACCCCTGCAGCACGCTCAGCGCGGTACTGCCCCAACGTTGGGGGAGGCAGACTCTTGCTACCCCGGGTATTCCGCGCGGCAGGAACAAGCGCCCGAACAATAGAAGCAGTGGTGCTCTGGTGGTCGTGCACCCACTTACGCTTCTTGTCCCACCCGTTAGGGGTGAGCCAGCCCGCGAGCTTCTCCAGGACCTGCTGTTTGCGTGCGCGGGTCATCCCTACTTCTTCTGCAGGCTCTTGATGATCTGCTTCTCTTCACGAGAAGACCAACCCTTGTCATTGAGGTTGGCCTTCCCCTTCAACGCACGAGCCCGCACCTTGTTCCGCAAGAACGACATCCCGCTGTCAATGCCGGCGCCTGCCCCAACACCGAGAAGCGTACCAAGAAGGAGCGTGGCTTTCGCTGACCGCGGCATGGGGTAGCCCATACGGGCAGCTGCCTGAATACGGCGCTTAGCCCCCAAGAGCCCCACTACACCACCACCAACAGCGGCAACGGAACCCGAAGCGAGGGGAGACGTCATGAACCGAGAAATCGGATAGGTCTTCTTCTTCTTTGGCTTGCTCTGCAACTGCTCAAGCGCGGCCACATTCTCGGGGCTCACGTCACCGATGACCCGCAGCTTGGCGAGCTTCTCCAGGACATGGGCTTTTCGGGCGCTGCGCATGCTCAGTCCTTCTTCTTGCGACGGCCGGGTGCAGCCGCAACGCCGAGGGCGGCAGCCAAGGTTCCCGCCGCAGCCGTAGCCGCGGCCGTGCGCTTTCTACCCCCGCGGGACGTGGCCCGCAGGGCGTCCACAATTCGTTCCTCGTGGCCTGACAGTGCCCTCAGCTCTGAAGGCGGCACGCGGGACGTGCCTAGAAGAGCCCGAGCACCAATCTTGTTCTGCAGGAACTTGAGCGGGGGTATCCCCGCCAAGGGGTTATGGATGAACCTTTGGATCGGGTAGGTGCTCGCGCCCGCTTTCTTCTCCTTGAGCGCACTACCGGCCGCGACGCCACCAAGACCGGCGGCGGCGACACCCGCGGTCTGCTTCGCGGCCCCTCGCGCGCGGTTCTTAGGGCTGTCCGCCCTCAAGGCCCGAATGATCTTCTTCTCTTCCGCCGTGGTCATGTCCGTGAGCTTGTTCTTGAGCCCCGTGCCCATCCGCGCCTTCCCTTGAAGGCGCTGGGCGTAGGTCATGTTCTTGATATACTCCATCCCGGGATTTCCACCCATAACCCACTCGGCCCAGGGGTTCTTCAGGAACCTGGAAATCGGGTAGGTCTTTGGCCCTGCCCCAAGCTTCTCCAGCACCTCTATCTTACGGGTGGCAAGCATCGGCTACTTCTCCGCTTTGGACAGGCGCCCCAGGCCGATGCCGGCAGCACCGGTAGCAACAAGGGCTGTGCCCTTAGCGGCCTTCATGCCCTTACCGCTGAGATGCATCTTGCCGCCCATGAAGGGGAGGCTCCCCTTGGAGGCCCCCTGGAAGCGCAAGGACAGTTGGGCCTCTTCCTTGGTGAGCCCCGACATTGCCCCCGTCGACTCCAGCTTTCGTGCTCGACCCAAGAGGGCACGGCCCTGCGCCTTACGAGCGATGGAAGCCGCGCCCAGGCCGTACAGTCCGCCGATGCCCGCTCCTATAGCTGCGCCGGGAGGGCCGCCTACGGCTCCGCCGAGAGTACCGCCATAAGCCGCACCGACACCAGCGACGGTTTTGCGGCTCGTCAGGAAGCGAGAAACTGGGAACGTCTTCGCCCCCGCCAGCTTCTCAAGAACGGCGGCTTTGCGTGCGATGTTCATTTAGATGTCCATTCCGGGGGCAGCGGCAACGGCACCGAAGGCGCGAGCCAGGATGGACTCCTTGCGCGCCCCGCCCAGGTTGCGGGTAACTTCACTGAGGGTCTTCACGTCAGGGGCCTGAATGCCCTCGGTCTTGAACTGCAGCTGCTTCTTCATGAAGGAGCCGGCGACCAACGGGTCTTTCGCCATGGTCGGCGCGAAGTTGTAGAGGGTATTGAAGATGCCCTGCACGTCCTTCTTTGGCTCCTTCTTGAACTGCGGGTTGGCATCCATCATGTCCTGGAAGCCCTTCTTCTTGGTGACCGAGCCGTGGACCTTGCCAATGGCCATGTCCGCCAAGCCGACGCCACCGCCGATGCCCGCCGCGACCGCACCGAATGCGAGCGCCTTCTTGAGCGCACCGCCGCGACCGAAGATCATTTTGCTTACTGTGGGCTTCGGCTTGAGCCGCTCCTTCAGCTGCTCGGAGATGACGTCCTTGAGGACACCCTTGGTCGTGTCGCCAACGAGGCTGCGCCCATACCCGGCAAGCGCCTTACCAGGGCTGTCCCCGAACACCGTTTCGCCGAGGCTGGCGCCGAGCTTTTCGAGGAGTGCTGTTCGTCGCTCGTCAGTAATCACTGCCAGACCTCACGCGCCAAGGGGTTCTCTACCGAATGCTGCTGCCGCAGGCGAGCTGCGAGAGATGCGTTGATTTGCTGTCGGGGCATCATAGCGCCGCCCATTGCACTAGCCGCCTGCCGGTTCTCCGGTTTCTTGGCGAGCCAGTACGCCGCCAACGCGCCACCGCCAGCAAGCAACGGGTGCTTCATCGCCATGCCAACCGCGCCGCCAGGACGGAACTTCCGTGCGTAGCGATACGTCTTGCCGTCGATACGGGCCTTGTACGCCTTGCCCTTGGTGCGCCCCTCTTTGATGTCGTCGTAGTCCGCCATGGAGATTTCGCGCATACCGCGACCCGGGCCACCCTCGACAGCGTGCATTCGCTTGCCACGGAAAGGACCCCGCCTCGACTTCTTGCCGAGCGCCATAGATGCCAGCGACCGCTGGGCTGCCCGTACCGGGGCACCAGCTGCCCGTGAGACCCCTCGGCTTACTGCGCCCTTGGCGTAGCGGTAGGGTGCGGTCAGGCGGCTGCGGGCAACGCGGTCCTGGGCACGAGCGCCCATGTTGTGTAGGGCCTCGCCAATCTGCACTTCTGTGGGCTTCGGCTTGGGCATCTTTACGCGACCGGACCCTGTGGCGGCATGGGGCCACCAGGGGCGGGACCAGGACCAGGACCAGGAGCCGGGACCGGACCCTGCGGACCAGCCGACTGCGGGATGACGTCACTACCGGGAACGCCCGGCTCCATCGGGGGCGGCATCCCTCGGAGGTGCTGTAGCAGCGAGTCCATGGACATCTGCGCCTGCTGGACCAGCTGACTGGTGGTCATGAGCTGCTGTGAGGTCATCTCCAGGGACTGGATAACCCCCGGGAGTGGACCGGCTTGTACGGGACCCATGCCCGCGTTGGCGAACTTCAGCATGTGGCCGAACTCGACCAGCTCGGGGTACTCGGCCGCCACGACCTTCTGCACACCCGCGGACATCCCCAGCATCTCCAGGGCAGCGCCGGTCTCATGGGGCTGATGTCCCTCAGCCGCCGCGGTCTTCAGCAGGCCGCCCAGCGTCCAGAGGTGCTCTTCCATGTTGATGAGCGCCATCTTGAAGTCCGCTTCGGCTTCCTTCTTGAGCGCCATCTGCTTGGGGATATGAGAAGGCAGCGGGGCTTCCTGCGTATAGAAGACCTGCGCCTCCTTCACCAGTTCGCCGTATCGCTCGGGCTCGTCCGCGTGCTGGTCGAAGAGGTCCTCCAAGCGAAGGCCCTCCCCACCGGGGATGTAGACCTCACGCGCGGACAGCGCGACCGAGATGGGCGAGGCCACCTTGGTCTTCTCCCCGCCAGCAATCTCGTTGAAGTCAGCCAGGGGGAAGGACACGTTGCCCTTGTGCCCCGCACGCTTCAGCTCGACGAACGCCGTGTTGTTGGCCGTTTCCACCACGCGCTTGGTCTGCTCGCCGGTGAGCCCCGCCTCTTTCACCATCCCAGCGATGGTGCTGTTGAGGGACACGCCATCCTGCACAAACCGCGCTGCGGCCTGCTTCCCCATGGACCGCAGACGCTCCGCGGAGAGGAGGGTGTCCGAGCTGGCGGAGAGGTAGGCTTCAAAGTCGTGCATTGAGAGGCTCCTTAGGACGCAGGCCCTACCGGAGCGATAATATCAGGCCGGGGGTAGTGAATCATAGACGCCAAGAGGCAGTAAAGCATCGCGTGGATGGTGTCATCGGACGCCCCAGGGGACCGGGTAACCGTTGTCTTCCGTCCGTGCTCGGCCGTCTCTGCGAAGACTGCCAGCAGGTCAGACATGAACGGCGTCTCGATATCGTCCCACTGAGGAAGCCGAATCATGTCGTGCCTCGTCAGCGCATTGACAAGCGCCATCAGGGCTTCCGTGCGATTCACCATGAAGCGCGCGAGGTGCTTGTCGAAGTAGATTTGCTTGGTCCCGACGTACTGGTACCGGGCCAACCGCTTCAGACCGAACGTACGGATGAGTTCGCCGTTGTAGACGTGCCCACCGCCGTAGTCCGTCCCCAGGATACTCACCCCGAAAAGGTTCGCCAACCGGATGATGTCCGCCATCATGACGTCGTCCTCGGCTGCTGCCCCCTCGTACCGCTTGAAGTAGATGAAGGTGAACTTGCCCCCGAGGTAGGCACCCACGGTCAGGACCGTGAAGCTCTTCTTCTCCTCCGCCTCGCTACCACCACCCCAGTCGATGCCGAAATAAATCTTCGCGTTGCTCTTGAACTTGAGTGCGTGCTCCAGCGTCATCGGGCTGCTGGTGCAGTTCGGGAGTAGCTTGCTCTTCGTAAGCAGCTTGTCCGCGTGGTCGTACGCCTGCCCGAGAACCTCGTTGATGAACTTGGCCCGGGTGTACAGGCGCCGGTTGTCGTTGATGTCGTGCCAGTCCACCCACGGCGTGATTATCTGCGGGATGCGATACCCCTCGAACGGACGCTTGATGGGCGGGTCCTTGAGCCACTTCGGCGACCGCATCGAAGCCCACTGTGCCCGGTCGTGGTTCGGGTAGATTTGCTTCCCGCACTTGTCGCAGATGAGGTGCTCCAGGCCGATGTGCTTCTCGCCTGGGATGTTCCAGTGGTTGCAGGCATCACACGGGATAACCCACTCGTTCATAGTCGAGTGGTTCTCCCAGTACCAAGCAATCGTGTTGTCCAGCGACTTCGGCGTACCAGCGTATCGAAGGATGCGGTACGGGGAGTGAGAGAGGGACTGCTCGATGACCGGAATGATGTCCGGGATGATGTCCTGCAGCTCGTCGATGCACTGGCCCACGATGACGGGCTTGCTGCCCAAAGAACCCTTCACGATGGGGCGGTGGCTGGGGACGGTGAAGCAGTACACCTGCTCGTCCGTAACAACCTCGGCCATAACACGGCGCTTCCGCTGAAAATCCGCCCGCCAGAAGATGTAGTAATCCCGCTTGTGCGCGTGAACCTCGTACATCGGCACAGGGTCACGAACCTCTGCACCCAAGTCAGTGTCCTGGTGCACGGGAACGGACTGTCGTTCGTGCACCGCCGCTGGCCTGCCTAAGCGTAGCCACGCCTCCTGCGCGTCTTCTGCCAACTGAACAGACCGAGTTCTCAGCACCCCCTCGTCCCACTCATCTTCGGCGTGATAGCACGCGTCCCCTAGGTACAGCCCGTAGAGCAATCCCTCCAGCGCTTCAGGCTGCGCAAAGAACTCGCGCGGAATGTACTTGTCGTACGAGCCCCCGAGCTGAGCGTAGTAATCCCCCAGCCGCCTAGACCGAATAACCATGCGCTTTACATGAGGCGCCCGCGGGTCTGAGTACAGTTTGAAATCGAGCCCAAGGCCACGCACCACCTCTAGCATTTCGTCTAGATAGCGGCCCTCTGCCTGCGTAATGACCGGGTAGGCATACTTCGGCTCGCCGTTATGTCGGCCCCACTGGATATGCCCTTCCGCCAAGTACCAGCCGGTCAGCTCAGCGAAACCATGAAGCTCCAGCTCCAACGGTTCCGCGTTTTCCCCATAGCCCCCCTCTACAGGCGGGATGACCATGTGGCTGGCCTCGCCATCTGCCCAAGCCGCCCCACAGGTCAGCTTGAACCCCATGGTCTCCAGGCGGGCCAACTCGGCAGCCTCTACGAACTCGTACTTGTCCTCCACTCTCTGCGTAGCTTTGACCTTCCGGTTAGCCCACATCTGGTGATTGCCAGTAACCCTAAGCTCGAACGCCCGGTGCCCAAATTGCACCATCTCCCCTGTATGCCGCCGCCCGAAAATATTTGCCGGGTGCTGCCAAGAAACGACTCCGTCATCTCCGACATCCGCGACCAGATGGTCTGTGGTGAGTGCCTCGACCGCCACCCAACCAGACTTCGTGAGCACCCGAGTCCCCTCGGCAAAGCACAGCAGGTCGGCGAAGACACCGCGAACTCGGTCGGCATGGAGGTACGCGTACCGGAGGGTGATGTTTGCGTGAGTGATGAACTCCTTGAACATCACGTTGTCCGCGAAGGTCGGGTTACTACCCTTGAACAACTTCAGCCGCTTGCTCAGTTTGATGGGCGCGGCGATACGGTCCCGCGAGAACGTGGTCGTCTGCGTCTCAGTCGGAGACACATAGAGCGACTTGAAGTGGTTACGCATGCAGCTGTACGTAAGAATTTGGTTGCCCAGACTGGTGGTCTTCTCCGTCTGCCGCCCGCACATGAGGAGCGTCTTGCGCGCCTTGGTGTCGTAGACGGCGGGCAGATACGGGCGCTTATCAAACGAGAACTTCTCCAGCCCTATCTCGTCCGGGTCAACACCCACAAGCTGGCTCTCGTCCTTGACGACGTGGTCTACGTCGATGGGGTCGACGTCGTCTACGTCAGAGACGTGGACGGGCATACGCATGAAGTGGTGCGTGAACTCCGAGGGAAGGAGCCCGATAATCTCGGTGCGGGCGGCAGCAATTTCTTCCCGGAGCACTCTGTCGGCCGGGGTAGGGTGAACTTGAAACATGTCCTCGACAATACCAGATGACCTTGCCCACGTGGATCGCGCCCTCAGTGGGCTGGTCCACAAGATTGAGACTACCGAAGGTGGCTTCGTCCTACAGGTCGACCCCCTTTTATTAGTCGCTAATAATGCGGGCTTCAAGGCCGCGCTTCGCGAAGTCCTACCGAACTACACGGTCTATGCGAAGAAGAACGGGGTAGTGCGCCTCATCAAGAGGAAGCAAAATACGCGGCGGAATCGCGCAGGCTCACGACTGAAGCTGGAGCAGGTTGGTGAGGCGTTTGAGACCCAGGCGGTAGAGGTGCAGGAGCAGGGGGACGACGGCGCCGCTGACGCTGTGGACTTTTTTGCGCCTGATTGACCGCGTCCTCGGTCCCCTCCATCTCGAAGAAGTCATCACACAAGAACGACTCGTGCACGAACCACTGAGGGAAGCCTGAGCAGGCCCCATCGCCTCGATGCGACCGGCCTGCTCTGAAGATGAACTGAGGGCAGTCCGCGCAACGGCGGGCTTCATTGGAGACGCGTAGGTTAGGCGGCCTGAGCATAGGCGACCAGCATATCCTTCGTAGAGGGCTTCTTGAAGTTCAACTTCCCTCGACGCAGTGCACGCTCATACGACTTCGCCTTACGCATCTTCCCCGCGCTTTCTGCATACCGCTTCAGCGCCGCACCACCACCGCCAAGCGCAGCTATCGCTGCGGCAGGAGCCAAGGCCGCACCACCGGTCGCCAGACCCAGCGTGCCTGCCGCGCTGAGGGCCAGCAGCTTCTTCCCACGGCTCCGGTCCTTGACCGAGTCTTCCGTCAGGCTCCGGGCCTGTCCCTTGTACCGGCCGATGTGAAGGAGGCGGTCCCTCTTCTCGGAACGGTTCGCCATCCGCAGGACTTCCCGCGCCCTGGCAGACTCATTCATCCGCTTTACGACCTTGCTCACGACATGGGCGGCTTCCTTGGAAAGGTCGGAGCCCGTCTTGTTCATCGCGGCGCCAGCCAGCAGCCCAGCAACGCCAGCACCACCGCCAGCCATTGCGAGGTTCTTGTAGTTCCTCGCCTGACGACGAGCCTTCAGAATCTGCCGAGCAATGAGAGCACCGCCACCGAGAGCGCCAACGCCAGCCGCACCGAGGGCCGCGGGCGCACGCCAGTCACCGCCCATGTGGGTTTCCTTGCTCGTCGAGCGCGTACCGCTGGGCATCTTCTTCTTCCGCGGCACGGCGCTCACACGGCCGTGCACGTCAACCTGCATCTTCGCTCGCCGCCGACCCGCAGCACTGCTGTGGTGCCGCCGCACAACGCGAGCAGTGGGCCGCGTAGGAGTGGGCGCATCGTCCGTCCAGTTGCTACCACGACGCGCCGAGGGGCTGGCCGAGGTGCTGGCCCGGGAGCTGGTCCGAGTGGGTGCCGAGGCTGCCGCTTGAGCACGGGCTCTGTCGAGGGCCTGACGTCCCAACGCGGGCATGTTCATCGTCTGCTTGGTCGGGTCAGTCGGGATGCGAACGGCCTTCATGTTCATCGTGCGCTGGGTTGGGTCACCCCCACGCTTGGGGGCCGCCACCTGCTCCGGTGCCTTCTTCGGCGCTCTTGCGGGCGGCGGGACCCGCACCGCGCCACGACCAGCCTCTGCCTCCCGGGCTCCAGTCGACTTGAAGCGGGCGCTTCGCGCGGCCATCTCGTTGCGCTCGTTCTTCAGCGCGCCAGCAGGCGTGTTGGCACGACCCTTCGGGAGCTTGTACGGGGTCTGCTGAGCACGCTGGACAGCCTCGTCGATACCCTTCTTCCCTCGAACAGCCGGGAAGTCGTGCACCGTGTCCCGCTTGCTGTTGTGCGCGACCCGACTCGACTTCATCTCAGCACGGGTGGCCATGATGTCGTCAGCGGCCTTCCCACCCTTGGCCTTCTTGGCGGCCTTGGCACCGCGGCCTGTCATGCGGGACGCCCAGGAGAGGGCTTTGAAGGCCGCGTTGGCCTCCTTCTTCTTGCCCCGACGTCTCCTCGCGTATGCATATGCGCTCAAACCAGTAACTCCTGTCAGACCCGCCCCAGCGACGACGGCGCGGCGCTTCAGCTTCTTTGTGTGCTTCGCGTTGTATGCCTTGGCGGCCAGCAACTCTTTCTTCGCGGCCTGCATCTTCTTGCCGCGCTTCAGCGCTGCCCCGACGCCCATGAGCACGGGAGCTGCGGCGAACGGGGCGAGGTGCGGCGCACCGGCGGCAAGCAATGCGCCATTCAGTGCACTTGTTCCGCCAACCCCCACGTTCGCGTGGCGAACTGCTGAACGGCGGTATGCCTTGATTGCCTCTTCGCGTCGGGGGATGTTCTTGAACCCAGCCAGCTCCTTGAGCTGCGCCTTCAGGTACTTCTTGGCTCCGCCTGTCTTGGTCTTCATACGACGCTTCTTCTTCCGCAGCTTGGCCACACGGCGCTGCTTGAAGTGAGTTTGAGCCAACCCCTTGATACCTGCAGCCTTAAACGCCCTGTAAAGGCTGTAGGCGCGGTAAACTCCTTGGCCATCACGGATGTTCATGCGTCTGATTCTACCTCAAGCCGGCGGGGAAGGGATGGGCTGGACAGAGGGGAAGTTCCCCGAGGCGGCCTCACCCGGTATCACAGACGGCTTCGGGGGACGCTTAGTCCCGCCCCCTACAGACTCCGGCTTCTTCCAGAACTGGTACCACTTCTTCTTCTTTCGCGGCTTGCTTAGGCCCATCGCGCGCTGGCTCGGCCCTTGGGGCAGTGCAGGCAACTTCTCGGCTCGCGGCGAAGGGGAGTACTCAGGCGCGGACTTGTAGAACTCGTACCATGCCCGCTTCTTCGCCGGGGCGGCCTTGCCCCCCTTCGGGTAGACGTAGCGCATCTTGCCGTTCGCGGCACGGTACTTCTTGATGTACTTGTGCGGCTCACGCATGACCCTCTTGAACGTCTTGGTCTTCCGCAGCTTGTTGTCCGCCACGCTGCTGACCCACTCGTCAGTGGTCTGCGGGGCCTGACGCCCAATCAGCTTGCCGAAGAACCCAGGCTTCTTGTTGTCCGGCACGACCGACTGGTAACGCCGCACGTCCACTACCCGGTTCTCGGGCTTACGGAAGTCCTGCCCACCGAGACGGCGAGCACGGGCCTCCGCCTGCGCAGTAACCTCCGGGTTGAAGTGAGCGTCGAGCGAGTAGAACGCCGTGCTGTTCTTGAGGTCGAGGCCCTCGGCACCAGCACCACTCAGAATGATGACCCGCTTCTTCCCCGCCTTGTAGTCCTTGACCCCCTGTTGCCGCACAGGACCCGTGACCTTCACGTTGCCGACGTCCCGGCCCTTGCCAACGAACAGAGCGTGGTCGATGCCCCGGGCCTTTAGCCCAGCCGACATCACGTCTACTCCGCCCTTTACCAAGTTCGAGTACAGAACAACCTTGTGCGTGGAGTCCGCCTGGAGGTGGCTCTCCGCATCCTCGATGAGCTTCTTGACCTTCGGCGTAATCTCCGCCGACTTCTTGGGGCTGACGTTGGACTTAGCCGTGTGAACCGAGTTGGCAATCTGCCGCGCCTGGATGAGCTTGCCGAAGAGCTGCTGCGCCTCGCGGACGGTGACCTCCTTGTCCCGCGTCATCAGGTACTTCTTGAGCGGGCCGAGCTTGTCGAGCGCCAGCTCGTACAGATCATACTGGTCCTCACTCATGGGTACCTGGACCGTCTGGAGTTCCTGCCTGGGCATGGTCTTGCCCTTCAGGTCTTCCGACGTAATCAGGTCCATCCGCGGATAGGTGAGCCGCAGCATCTCCGGGATGTTGTCGAGGTCGGTGACTTTCTTCGTGCCGCCCTGGAAACCCTTCGAGTGGCCGATGGTCTTCGTGAAGGCCGCCTTGAACTGGGCAGGGCTGACGAGGCGCTTCCCCTCCGTGATAGTCAGCAGGGTCGCCAGCTCTTGCGGGTTGTTGTTGATGGGCGACGCAGTCAGCCCCATCACGTTGACCGCGAACGCCCGAGCCTTCATGAGCGCCTGGAAGGTCAGTGCCTTCTCATTCCGCGCCTTGTGGAACTCATCCAGGATGAGTGTGTCCGACCCCGTCGCCTGCATGTACCTCTCAGGGTCCCGGCGGAAGGTCGCGTAACTGACTATGGTGTAGTCCTTGGTGGCGTCCACCTCGTTCGGACGGACGACGAGCGAGCTGTACTTCTTCTCCGACGCAGAGCCAACAATCTGCACGGACGACGTCGTGAAGTTCTGGATGCCGTTCTCGGCGAAGTTCATGCGAAGACCCGAAGGAACGACGACCAGGGCCTTCTTTGCCTTCTTGTCGTGGCGGAGCTTCTCGAACCCGTAGATGGCACTGGCAGTTTTTCCTGTCCCGGTCCCATGCGCCAAAATCATCTTGCCGTGGTTGTCGTACATCTTCCGTACGGCCGAGGCTTGATGGGGGTACGGCTTGAACCACGACTTCATCGCAGGGATGCCGGTGCCGTGCTGTGTGCCCAGGTTCTCGGCCGCAGCCGCGGCTACCTTCGCCATACCCTTTACGGCCACCCTTCGTCGATGTGCCTTCACACGAGTGCCGTCTTTTCTGCGGTACCCCTGAACCCATCCACCGGACCGGCCTGCAACCCCTGTCAGCTTTCGCTTGAGCTGCCCCACCATCCTAGGGGTCAGCACGTAGTGGTACTTGTTGGGCGCCACGCCCTTCGCAGTGCCCACCATGTTGGCTGTGTTGTCCTTGGGGTGCCGTACAGCGCCTGCAACATTGCTGCCCAAGGCAATGGTCGTAGTGCCCTTCGGCGCGAACCGAAGCCGGTCAACCCCCCGGCTGTACCCCACCCACACGTCGGCCTTTTTGGGGGAGGTGTACGGTAGCCCCGGGTCCGTTGTCACCTCGAAGCCTTCCCCCTCCAACAGCCCGACGACCTTCTTGTAGAACGTCGCCGTGCGCGCCTCATGCCCAGTGCGCCAGCGAGGGTTCCCCTGGATAAACACCGCGGTACGCTTTGGGCCAAGCTTTTCGGCCGCAGCGGAGGCGACTTTGCTGAGGACGCCAGCCGCGGCGCGCTTCTGCTTGCCCTTATCGAGCGCCTTGAGCGCGCGGTCAGTCACAGCAGCCAAGCCCAGGCCGCCCAAGGCCCCTCCGACAACGCCGCCCGCGCCACGGGGCAGCGCTGCCTTGAACAGCTTCCGGTTGACCCCCTTGGGGGCGTGCCGTAGCACTTGCTCCGCGTAGCGAGATGCCCCACCGAGGGCGGCACCAACTGTGGCGGGCACGAGGTACTTGTCCCTGCTCCGCTTCTTCTTTCTTCCAGCGGCGACGCCCAGGGCAAGGGCTATTGCTTTCGGAGACTTGACCAGTGCCCTCGACGCACCGAAGCCTAGCCCCTCCTTCGCCGCAGCCTTACGAGAAAGGCCGTGCAGTCTTGCCTCTCGAAAACCTTCCACACCCCCTGTCGCGATTCCGGTGAACGTGCTCGCCGCCAGAATGTCTCGGAGCCCCTTGTTCCTCCGATGCTTCTCCTTCGACGACGCCCGGTGCACCCCCCGTACGAAGAGCGGGGCGGACGCAATGGCCGCCGTCCCACCAAGAGCCCGGCCTATGCCGCGGCCCTTGAAGCCGTGCGTGAGTAGCTTGCTGAACTTCTTCGAGCGGTCTCTGAGCTTGCCCTCGACTGCAGACTCAACTGCGGCCTTGGGGATGTCCGCCAGCGTCTTGACCGCGAACATGGGGGCCACCGCCAGCAACTGCTTGCTGTAGCTGTCGTTGCTGGTGGGCATCGAGCGGGGGCTCCTAGAGCTTAGCGGCTAGCTTGCTCAGGATACGCTCTACGGCGGGGGGAGTGGGAGGGAGTGCAGGCTCGAACGCCATGTAGATACTCTCACGGGCGAGCGTGTCGGTCGGGGACTTGCACACCCCACTGGCGAGGTCGACCACCGGGCGGGGCAGGTTCCTGGCGAACTCAGCGACAACAGCGGCGGCGCCAACGGGGAGATTGACTCCGTCGTCGGTAGGCCAGAAGTGAAACTCCAGGCGCGTCTTGCCGACACAGTACTCGGCGTCCAGGCCGTTGAGCTTGGTCTCAGCCTGCACGAACTGCGGCACAGCCTCGAACGTGGCCTGCTGGAACACTGCGACGCCCTGCACGAACGCCTCTGCCATCTCTTTATGCTCTTCGCTCATCAGGTGTCTCCTCGCAACTCTTCGATGGAAGATACCTTAACTTCCTGCGTCCGAATACGGATACTTCGCAGCTCCTCCAGTAGCTGCTGAGTCTGGTTCCCCGTGCCCGCCAGACGGTCGTCTGAACTCATCAGGATTTCCGTCCAGAGCTTGGCCGTCTGCGCGGTGTGCAGGCAGTTGCTCATCAAGCTGGTCTCGGTGAACCTCATGGCTGCCTCATGGAACATCGAGCCAAGGACTTGGTCCCGTCCCAGCTCAACGCGGTGGCCCAGCTGCCAGAGTGCGTACTCGGGGCTCCGCATACGCATCGTGTCGAGCAGCTTCTTCGACTGCAGCGACATGATGGGGACGGTCATGTCCTTCGCCCGGACACCGTTGGCGGCCTGATCCTTACGCTCCTGGTGGAACTCCCCCTTGAAGTACGCCACCCACTGCCGCTGGGTCAGAGAGTTGGCGTCCCAGAAGTAGTGCTCGTAAGCCGCGATGGCCGCAGCGTCGATGGCGACACCCAACACGTCACGGGCATATTCCGACACCACGTTGTGCGGAGTATTAGCGACTAATAGAAACTCCACGACACGGCGCAGCTGAAGCTGGCTCAGAATGCCGCGCGCTGCGGTGACGTGCTCCGTCTCGACGTGCATCGACCACAAGCCCGCATCGCGAATCCAGCGGATGGCCTCAGTCGACTCGGGCTTGAAGGGCTTTGGGCGTCCGCGAGCAAGCTCCAAGCGGACGAAGGTGAGGGTCTCGTTGGTCGGTGGAATGAAACCGTACGAGTCAGCGACGAGAATCGCTTCCTGAATGGTCATGCCCTGGAACTGTACAAGGCATTTCAGCCACCGCTCGTATGGAACCCGCATTCAGACTCACCGCATCGTCGACCTGGACTGCATCGCTTTCAGCCCGTCAATCGTCCGGTCGAGGCCGCGAAGGGCAGAACTGACTGCCGCTTCAGGAACGTCCTTGAGTCCCAGCCTGACCGCAATAAGCAACTCTGCCAGCTTTGTCACACAAGTTTCAAGGTCCGGGAGAGCTTCGAGAAAACTCTGCGTGTTCTCCGGAGTCAAGAAACTGAGCGACAAGACAGAGTCTACGGTGTCCTGGTCCGCCTCCTGCGCCAGCGCCGCGGCCTCCTTCAGGAGGTACACGCCTCGGTGCTCAAGTGCCTCGGGCTGAGCTGTCTCCGCGCCCGTGAGCTGGGTAGGCAGGTAGAACTGCACGGGGTCGGCGTGGCTCGCAGCACACTTCTCCAACGCTCCTGCGAGAGAGTCGCCCTCCCGCACAAGTGCCCAGACCGTACCCTGGAGGTTGGACCGGCCCTCGACAGCACCACGAAGGATGTAATCCGAGCCGTCGACCTCGATTGAAGCCAGTTTGTCCATCCGACCGGCACTCTGGTGTGCGTCGGTCACCCGCTCGTCGCTTACGAAGGCGTCGTGCGCGGGCCGCTTGTTGCAGAAGTACGTGTCCTCGGGAAGGAACAGGGCGCCATCACGCAGGATAGGCGAGGCCACCTTGGTGAACACCGCCTCGACCGCACCGTGGAACGGGTGCTCCACCGTGTACCGCGGACGACCTTCGACCGTGTAGGAGCTGACCGAGACCGGCTCACTGATGGCCGCCAGCTTCTGGAAGAAGAACACGCCCGCGCCCTTGGCTTCTTGGGCGGGGATGAAGTTCATGTCCTCCAGCGTAACCGGGCCCTCTAGGACACCCGCGACCTTCTCCTGCATCGAGGCCGTGTCACCACCCACGACGAGGACGTTGCTGGACGGGTTGCCGTCCAGGCGCAACACGTTGCGGAAGACCTGCACGGTCTCCAGCTCCGGGATGCCCTCACGCATCGCGCTGTACGTCCCATTGACGAAGGCGAGCTTGGTCTTGCCCACATGCCCCACAACCGGGAGGGGCTCCGAGGCTCCGCCGACAACCGTGAACCCCTGAGACATCACCTGCTGGCGCAGGGCAGGCGAGAGCCGCGAACCCTCAGCGTTGGTCAAATCGCGCGAGACCGAGGCGGTCTTAGCGCGGTAACCGCCATCGGTCTTCTCCAGCAGGACAGGACCGTCGTCGAGAGCCACTTCCATGGCCATCTCGGCGGGCTGCATGTTCTCGATGATGCGACCAACCGCCAGCGACAGCGCGGGGGACCGCGTCAGCTCCGACCGGAACCCCTCGGTCCCTGCCATCTTGAGGAGCACGTCCGTGCCCGCCGCCGAGCTGATGGTCACCCGGTCCAGCAGGCTGCTCGGGCTGGACTGCTTGACCTGCCCCAGTCGCGACCCGCCACCCATGGCCCCCTCGGGCTTGCCGCCCGTGAAGCCCTGAGTTGTCTGCATCTGGTTGGTCTTCAGCGCAGACGCTGGGGCAACCGCGAACGGAGAGGCGTCGAACATCTGCGCAGCCAGCCGCTGCTCCGACAAGGGCCAGAACTGCCCGTTGGGGTCGATGAACACATCGAACCCGTGAGCCTTGTTCTCTTGGACGATGACCGGAATCCGCACCGCCTTCGAGGGGTCCTCGGGCTCAGGCTGCTCCGACTGTGGGTGGATGGACGACGCCTGTGCCGCGGTATTCGGGGCGGGGATGTCCGTTGCCGCCTTGACCATGAACATGCCGTACAGATAGCCCAGGTTTTGCTCCTGGTTCTCAATCTGCAGCTGGATGCTGTAGGTCCCCAGGTACGGGTGCTGCTTGTAGAGCTGCGCTTGCAACTCGGATTCGAGGGTAGCCGGGTTGTCGCTCAGCTTGAACTGAGCAGCGACCTTCTCGAAAACAACCCTGGTGTCACGCTCAATCTGAAAGAGTTCCATCCGGCTACCTAGTCGTCTTTAGAAGTGTCGAGGTTGCTCTGGTAATCCCGCCGAGCGTAGGGGACTTCTTAGCCCTCACGATTCCGGCGTTCGTTGAGGGGACCGCCCCCTCAATGTAGTGCTCGTGGTCACGAATCGCACGAAGCAGGTCGTGGCTGTTAATCACGACGTCGTGTCCGCCAGGGCCACCGAAATCCACACGACCACCCCCCGGCGGGGTAATGGTCAGGGCTCCGCCCTCGAACTGCATTCGTACAGCCCCTAGATTCATTGTGGCTTCAGCTGCCCTCATGTGTATCAGTTCGGTGCTTTCCAAGAGCAGTTCCCTGACCACCGCCTTCAGCCTGTTGGACTCCGCTATAGCCTCGATGAAGCTAGCTCCGAAGACAACTTTACCCTTTTGCCCTAGCTTGAGGTACAGCGACTCGGTTTCTACCTGGATATGGCCCTTCGACATCATGAAGCAGTCACCCTCTCGGGAGACCTGTACGGCGTACGTAACCGCGGGCACCTCGTCGCGCGACATCACGGTGCAGCTGAGCACCCCAATATTAGTCGCTAATAGTTCGTAGTCGTCCTGCTTGTTCCTGGCAAATGTGTGGTGCTTGCCAGCCTTCTCCGGGTCCAGCACATCGAACGTCAGCTGCCCGAAACGAACCTCCACCGCCGCTGCGGTGTCCTCGATGGACTCTTTGAAGTCGTACTCAATCAGCACAGCAACGGTGTCGTCGTCTTCCTCCAGGATAGTCGCGTGCCCCCACTCGATGCGCCCCTGCGGCGACCGGGCCTGATAGCGCTCGAAGTAGTCCCGGATGACATTGCCAACGGGGATGTACAGCCGCTGGGCGATACCCGTTGCCGCAATCTGGACGATGCCCCCGCGACGAAGGACAACACGGTTGCCATCCTTGGTCGCCATCGCGATGTCGCCGGGCTCCATGTCCAAGCGGAAGCCCGAGAAGTCCGGCCCCTTCGAGGACTCGATGAGCGTAGGGGTGCCGTTCTTATCGAAGACCTCCCCCTCGACGGACTGTGGGTTGGTAACGAACCCCATCAGCATGGACGTGCCGTCTGCTGACGTGAACACGTAGGCGTAGGCACCCACCTCGGGCATCACGTACACACCACCGCCGTGGTCGGGGTGGCAGTACAGCGAGGCAAAGGGCATCTCCGCATGAGGCTTGTGCGTGAACACCCCCATGAGGCTCACCGTGAACTCGGTGGTGTTCACATCGGTAACTTCGCACAGCTCCAGCCGCCCTGGGCGCGACGCCTGCTCAGGGGATTTAGAGAGCCCACTCATTAGTACGGGCTCTTGGAGCCTGAGTCGGGCTTACCGAACTCAGCTGTGTACGCAATGCCGGGAGCCGGGTGGACCCCATGGATGTCCGACTTCCAACCCTCGTTCGCCGCGCGGGTGAAGGTCTCCTTGAGCTTCCGGTACTGCAGTCGAGCAATCCAGTCCGTGGTCTGGTCCAGGGCCAGGGTCTCGACGCCGCGGAGAACGGGGACGACCTTGACGGTCTCCTTCCCCTTGTTGGCTCGGTTGAGGGCGTTCACCTTCGTCAAACTCACGTAGTCATTACGGATGATGCCCTCCTCGTCGCCCACTTCACCGGGGTCTTCTACAACACCCAAGTTCGTAAGCGCGCGGACGACGACCTCGACGTTTCGCTTCTTGACCCCCGCCTCCGCATACACCCCGTGGACCTCGTCGGTCAGGTAACGCTGCACCCGGTCCAGGTTGGTCAGCGTCAATAGCTCTCGGGGGTCAACCGGCCCCGAGCTGAGGGCATCACCCTTCTTGACCGTAGCGCCCACCTTGAACTGGAGTGTCCGACCGTGCGGTATGTAGTGCTCCTCGCCGCCGACAGTGATGTCGTAACCGCCCACCGCGCTCTTCGCTATCTTGCCCACGCGCCCGGGGACCTGAGCCAACGTGGCCTTCCCCGGCAGGGTCTGAGGAATCTTCAAGAGCTGCTTCACGCGTTCGATGCCACCCACCACAGAGCTACCGCCCGCACCGGAAGCGCCGCCTGTGTGGAACACCCGCATACTCAGCTGCGTACCGACCTCACCGATAGCCTGACCAGCGATGACCCCGATGTTTGTCCCGAGCGCAACGGGGCCACCCCCGTCCATAGCGCCGTAGCACTTCGCGCACATCCCCTGGTGGGACTCACACTTCGTCGGCGACCGGACAACCAGACCGTCCACACGCGCGGCCTTGAGACTTGTAACCATCTGCGGCGTGATGAGACTTCCTGCCCGGAACGACTGCCCCTTCGCCTTGACTCCCTTGACGAGAACGCGGTCTACAAGGTCGCTGTCCCCAATCTTCATGTGGATGCCCGTGGTCGTTCCGCAGTCCTCGACGGTGATGACCTGTGGGATGGCCGTGTTCACAATCTGCTTGGAGAGCGCTCCCGGCTCACTCACGGACTGCACCTTCTCGATAAGCCCCTTCCGCGCACCGGACGACGCCGTCCAGTAGCCCGCGGTGGAGAGCCCTTCTGCGTAGGACTTAGTCACAGGAACAGGGATGATACGTCCGTCCGCGTTCTCCATCAGGAGGGGCGCGATGATGAGCTGCTGGAGCTGGGACCAGCCCGGCTTCACGCCCGCCTTGTACATGGTGTACAGCCGGTTCCCAGTAGCCTGCAGGTACTTCTCCGCGTCGTTTTTGATGTCAGCCGTCGCCTTTTGGTACAGCGCGACAACCTTGCCGTCCTGCTCTTTCCGTGTGCCGCCCGCCCCGCGGACCACCTTCTCGCGTGCCTGCGCGACCTTCAGGTGCTTATCCCGAATCGTGCTCAGGGTATTGAAGTCGTCAGAATCAAAACTGAACCCGCTGCTGTAGGCGAACCCGAAGCCGAGGTCCTTCAGCTTGTCTACAGAGTTAGCGAACTGCGCAGGATGGTCGGTGGCTAGGTCCCGCAGCACACCTTGGAGGCTCTTATTATTCAGGGTGAAGTCCGCATCCTCCAGCAGTTCCGCGGTTCGCAGACTCGCAGGAAGGGCACCCGCAATCTTCAATCGCCCGGCGGTGGTCTTCTTCCCGTCCACTGTGACCACATCGGTCATGGCGATGTCGCCCTTGTTGGCCGCGTCGATGGCGTCCTTGTTGCTCGCGAACTTCTCCCGGGAGCGCTTCCCGAACTGCGTGAGCATGAACAGCCCCAGCTGCCCCTCCAGCGAGGGTTGGTACATGACCTTCCCGGTCGAGGGGTTGAAGAGGTTCTTGCTGGGCATCATCTTGTACGCCTCGTCGACCGCGCCCTGCGAGATAGGCACGAACACCCCCATCGCGTCCCCGTCGAAGTCAGCGTTGAAGCCCCCCACCACCAACGGGTGGATATGGATGGCCTTCTCGTCGTCGATGATGCGCGCCTTGAACGCCATGATGCCGAACTTGTGCAGCACCGGGTCTCGCTTGAAGAGGACCGGGCGCTTGGAGGCCACGACCGCGAGCGCCTTGTTCGCCAGCGACGTGTCCTTCTCGATTTCTTCCCGCGCCTGGAGAGGTGTGTAGCCCATGGCCACCATCTCCTTGACGACGAAGGGCCGGAAGATTTTCATCGCCCCCTTCTTCGGGAGGCCCATCTCGTCCAGGTGCAGGCTCATATCCGGGACGATGACCGACCGCATGGTCAGGTCCTGCTTGCGGTCGAGGATGGCCTTGTGGAAGTAGCTCTCCTTGGGCGAGGTGCGCCCTGAGAGGATGTTGAGGATGCCAGGGGGCCTGGGCTGCCCATCAGTCGTCAAACCCTGGTCAGAGGCCGTGGCGGTACCCATGAGTGCTTCGACGGCGCTGTACAGTTCAGTGCGGAGCTTGAACAGCTCCGCGTCCGGCAGAACCCCTTTGGCTGCCTTCAGCTGGTCACTCAGCAACGAGACATCCCGGTAGAGCAGGTTGAGTCCGTCCACGTTGAGGTCACCCGCCTCCATCACAGAAATGGGGCGGAACTGCGGCGGAACGACCGGAAGGTTCTCCAGGACGTACGCCTCTCTAGCTGACAGCCCCGTCTTGTTGAGCATCAGGAGGTACTTGATTCTCTTGTTGACCTTGTCGAGGCTGCTGCGGCGAGCGGTCTTGATTTCTTCCTTGGCCGCGGTCAGCTCCTTGTCGACTTCGATGCCGGACAGTGCCGCTGCAAGGGCAGCGGGCCCGGTAGCCCCGCCCTCCTCTGTGACCTTGCCATCCTTGTCCAGCGAGACCTTCCCCGCGAGGATGCCGTCGTACTGCTTACCAGTGAGCCCGAGCAGCGACCGAATACCCTTCTCAAAGAGGGGGTTGGGCATGGACTCAGCCAGGACCAAGTGGCTCCAGTTCTTCCCGCCAACGCCGCCTGTGATTTCCTCATCGAAGAGGCCGCCCTTCTCCGGGCGCAGGTCCTTACCACGGACCACCTTGCCGCCGTCCTCCAACGCACCGGACGACATCTCAGTAATCTGCTTGTCGGTCATGGGGAGCACGACAAGCTCGTTGCCGTGCTTCTCGACGTTGACTCCGAGCCCGTTGAGGTACCCGAGAAACTTCTCGTACGCAAACGACGGGCGGGGCGCGGGAAGCATCTGCCCTGTCTGAATGGCCGTCCAGATTTCGTCCTGGGACCGGTCTGAGTTCCCAACCAGGAAGCCGCGAACGAAGTACCTGTGCGTATCCTCCACCTCCAAATTGAACAAGTACTTCCCCCGCCATTCCGGCAGGTCTCCCAAGCACCCAGCAGGCTCAACTGCGTCAACCGGGGTCTCCACCAATCCCGGGGCACCAGGAGCAGAAAACTCAACCAGCTTCTGCCCAATAGGGGCCACCACATCGCAGGTCTTGTAAGACAAACTAGGGTGAAGGTACGGACCCAGCTTGCTCAAGAAGTGCTCTGCGGCCACTCCGTGCTTCTTGAGGTGGTCGACGTTGTCGTTGAAGTGCACCTCCGTCAGCCGCTCGATAGCCGCGATGGCAGACTTCCGCTCATCCGAGTTCATCGAGTAGACCGCAAGACCCGCCTGCACACCGCCGCCATTACTCAGCGAACGATACCCACAGCCATCGTCCTGGAACCAAATTGCCAATGACCTCAACGTCAGCAGGTCCCACACCTCCTGTGGGAAGCGCCTCTCCCCAGAGGCATAAAACTGACGATGCAATTTCAGGAACTCAGGCGTAGCGAAGCTGGACCACTCCACCATCTGCTGCCCACAGCTGAAGCCTTGGTACCCCGCGGTGTATTCCCGCAGCTCTCGGTGCGTGAACGAACTCAGTGCATCCGCCTTGAACTGGAGATACTCCCGCTGCTTCACCGAATGGCGTTCCTGGAAGTAAGGAAACCGCGAAGTCTCCTTCTGCGCCATGTAACCATCCCCCAGGAGTGAGCCCAGCAGAAGGTCATGCTGGCCCTCCGAAAGCTCGTTTCCCCAGGTGAGTATGGCATCCACCCCAGGGCGGAGGTCTTTCGCCCACACCTTCTCCAGCTGCCCCTCGCGCCGAACGTAGAACTGGTGCTCCTCGGTACAGAGAACCGTCCCTTTCACGAAGGCAAACTCGCCGCTCCGCCTGCGGTGCGCCGTAACACGCACAAGCCGGTCCTGCTCCCCGTTACGCCTCCAGTAATTCTTGATGGGCCGGTAGCACAGCCCTTCTTCGTCCGACCACGTCAGCACCTTGACCGGGAGGCGATTGGTGACAATCTTTCCAATCTCGATTTCGCCTTGGTCGGTCAGCACCTTCTCGTGATACGGGAAGCACTTCCACGACAGAGCGTCGCGGATGTTGTTGACCGCGCCGTGGGCAATCATCGCGTAGAGGCCCAGCTCGCCGTACCGCTGAGCGCCGTCGTTACCACCGTAGGTACCTCGCGGCACCATGTTGGCGTTGTAAGCATGCCCGTAGCCGTGCGCGCGGGCAGACAGCTTCTTGTCGACTTGGTGTTCCTGCTTGAGGATGTACTGGTGCCCCGTCATGACTGGGCCCAGGCTCTTCCCCGTCTCCGGGTCGAACAGCTCCGTCGTCTCCGACAGGCCCTTCTTCTCCAGGATTTGGTCAATGAGCCCCTTGTAACCGGTCTCGTACTCGTAGGGTTCAATCCAGATGCGCTTCGAGCCCTTCCCGGACTTGATTGTCCGGTAGTGCCCCTTGACCTGGACGATCTTGGTGGACACGTCGCCCACGCTGATGCGGTGCCCCTCGTCGCCATCGAAGTTCGAGACCGCGTAGGGCTTCCCGTCCTCGACCGCTGCGAGCGTGATGGCGTTCTCCAGGACCTGCCCAGGATTGATGCGCCCAGGAACACCCGAGGGGTTCAGCACAATCTCCAGCGGGGCACCATCGCCATCCCGGGGCATCTCCTCGTCCGGGAGGATGGCAACCACGACGCCTTTGTTCCCATGGCGTGAGGTCAGCTTGTCGCCGATGTCGGCCTCTTCTGCCGTCTTGACGTAAGCGACGACCTCTTTGCCGTTACGCACGACCTCCGTGACCACACCCGTGTACGGCTTGTTCCACGTGAGCGAGCGGTCCCTGTAGGGCTTGGCCAAGCTCTTGTGGATGCCCTTGAGCATGATTTGCTCTGCCGAAGGGTCCGCCTCCTTGAGCACTGTGGCAATCACGTCACCAGGGCGGACGATTTCGCCACGCTTGATGACCCCATCCTCGTCGAGCTTGGCGGCGTTCGCGTCAGAGACAACCCCGGGGAAGTTCGCACGGAACTTCTTCAGCCCCATCATCATCCCGGTGTCCAGGTACACACGCGGCTTGTGCAGGTGCTCACTGGTGAGCTTCTTGGCGGCCGTCTCACTAATGGTGATGCCGTCCTCGTAGTTGAGCCCCTTGTACGCCAGATAGCCCACGCGCAGATTGGTGCCCATCGAGAGGACGCCGCCCTTGGTGAAGCTAGTGTCAGCGATGACGTCGTCCTTCTTGACCTCGTCGCCCTTCTGCACCAGGGGCTTGCTGGTAACGAACGCCTTGGAGTCGTTGAGGGGGTAGTTATCGTAGAGCTGGACAACGTGCTTCTTGCCGTCGTCCCCTGCCACCACAATGCGCTCGGCTTCGACCGACTTCACCGTCCCGGACACCGGGCTGGCGTGTGACTGCATTTGGCCGAGAATCTTCTCCCAGGTGTCCCATGCCGGCTGGTCCGAGCCAGAAGCCACCTGAAGAAGGGGCTCCTCGGGGTTCTTCAGCGGAACCGTCTGCTCCATGTGACGCGCAGCCATTCCCGCACGGTTCGCTTGGTCAGAGGGCAAGAACGGTATGAGGTTCGCAGTGAATGAGAACATCGCCTTGGGAGATCGCAGAACATAGTCCACCTCGTTGGCTTTCACATTGGTGGGGTCACCCTCACCCCCGCGGATGACCGTGATGAGGTCTTTCCGAGGCTTGAAGGTCTTTCCGTCTCCCGTGTCGTACTGGTCGGGAAAGGCCAGCGTCTTCCCGTGCAGCTCCGTGGGGGAGACATCCGCCCACTTGCTGTTCTTCACGTCCCACACCTTGATGACCGGCTCGTTGCCTCGCTTGGAGACACCCAGCGTCAGGTGCGTGGTGATACCACTTCGGGTCCCCTCCGGGCTGTGAAACGGGTCAGTGAAGCCCATCTGGCTAGAGTCCAGCATCTTGGCAGAATGACTGACCGCGTTCTCCGTGCTGATACCGCCGGTGCCCATCAGGGTGGCTTTGAGGTGCCCGCCAATCATGTCGACCGGGTTCAGCTGTGAGGGGCGCTGAGACAGGGAGGTCGAGGTGAAGAACGACTTGACCGGGACGTTGAAAACGTCAGGGGTCACAATCTTGCGGATGTCGTCACGGCGGTCCAGGTTGTTGCGGATCTTCCGCTCCACCCGACGACGCGAGTTCTTGATGCGCTCCGGGAGGTGGTCGGCCACCGTCCACAGCTCCTTGAACCGGAGGGAGTCACGGTTGTCCACCTCGGCCGTCCCACGAGAAACGCCGAGCAGCTTATTAGCCGCTAATAGCAGCGCCTCGCCGGTGACGGTCGTGAAGCCCTTGCCCAAGGTGACGCTGGTGGTGTCCGGGCGAAGCTCGGTCGCCGCGAACGACTCACGTACAACATCCTCGACCTCCTCGGGAGTGGTCGCTTCGGACCGGGGGTTCAGGGTCTTGGCGAGCTTCGCCATCTGCCCTTTGCGCTGAAGGCGTGCGGCGGTCTGGTAGACCTCCGGCCCCCAGGCCGTCTCCATCTCCTCGGCGCTGATACCCAGTGTCTGAAGAAGGGGCACGAGGGGCGTGTTGGTCGTCCCGTGGGTGGCCAGGAACTGGCGCTTCTTGGGGTCGAAGCTCACACGGAACCCGCGGCCCTTGCTCAGGTTGAACTGGGTCTCCAGTCCGCCGTTAGCCTTCATACGTGTGTACGCGCCGGCCTTGAGGCGCCACTGGTTGTCTGCTTGGTACTCCGTCCCGTCCACGATGAACGAGTACCGGCGGGTGTAGTGCGGCAGATTCAGCAGCCGCACGCCCTTGGTTTTCGACACCACTTTGCCGGAGGCTTTGTCCACCAGCTCCATGTCCGCGAGGATGGGGACCGCCCATGTCCGATTGCGGACCCTGGCCCGCTTTTGAGCGTGTATGTCGTCGATGTGGACGTTGGGCCCAGCATAGACGTTTGTAGCGCGCAAGATGCGCGTCCGCCCCTCAATCGGGAGGGTGTCTTTGAGAACCTGGATTGTGCCGTCTTTGAGGGCTTGCATCGCCCTCTCTGGGTCCAGGGTATGGATATCCGCCATCGGGGAAAAGCCTCTGTTTTGGGGCGTACCTTCGCCCATACTAGCAGCGCACGGCCTGCGCTAAACAGGTTCTCCTTCTTGGTATAAGAATTACGAACAAGGAAGAATACTCTTCCGACGTTCGCAGTCACTGTGTGAGAGGAGCCCAGTTTTTTATGAAAGCAATCACAAACACGTCCACAACGAAGGACCTGGAACGCGGGACCGAAGACGCGCTCACCCCCGTTCAGAAGTAGGGTGAACCCAAAATTCATCCCGCTGAGGCCGGGGGTAAGCTGTCCGCTTGCCCCGATGCCTTGCTACACCCCCCGGGAGTGTGCTGACTGCCGCTTCTTCGAGAAGCGACGCGCCTGGACGGCCGAGTGGCTGTGCGGTACGTGTCTGGTCGTCGAGGAGGACACCGCTGAGGTGTACTTCTCAAGCGGGAACTGTGAGGAGTGCGGGGGGTTCAGCCCCGTGCTCTGCGCAGTGGTGCTTGCCTCCGCGCGTGACTAGGGTCCGCGCGAGGGTAACTGCTCAGGGTTGGGGCGTAGCCGTACGCCCTGACTTTTTAGGTCCCTGAAAACCAGCTCGTACAGATTCGGGTTGTTGGCCCGCAGCTGCTCCAGCCGGTGATACTGGTCGACCTCTGACATAGCGCTCAACTGCTGGGCGACGGTCCGCGCCGCTACGGCGAGGTTCTGGCCTCCCGCGCTCTCCACCGGCTGCTGCTCTTGCCCCGGCTGAGCCTGCTGCTCTTGCCCAGGCTGCTGCGGCTGGCCCTGTTGAGCCTGCTGCCCCGCAGCACCCTGCTGCTCCTGCCCTTGCTGCTGTTGCTGCTCCGGCGTCGCCATGCCGTTCTGGTTCAGAATCTCCTGCTGCTGCACCTGCGCCTGTGCGCCGTACTTGGCCTGGATAATCTGCGCCTCGCCTTGCGCCGCCGCTTGGTCGACAATCTGCTGGCGCGATACACGCGCCTGGACCGACCGCTCGGTCTTGAGCAGCGTCTGCTCCCGGTCGTAGTCGAAGTCCCGAGACTGTAGCAACGACCGCTGCGAGATGAGCCCACCCTGCGACAGCTGCAGGTCGTACGACGCGCGCTGGATGTCGTCCGCCATCTTGAACGGGCGGAACCTCATCCCAATAGGCGTTTTGTCACACCCACCGGCAATGGCATCCCGGATGAAGTGAACCAACCGCAGCATGTCTTGACGGTTGCCAAGGAACTCGTTCTCAAGCGCCTTGAGGTTCACGCTCGCGCCGCTGTACTGGGCCTCCCCGTAGAAGAACGAGGTGGGCACACCCATGCCCGCTACGATTTGGTCGAAGTAGACCCGCAGCTCCTGGTGGAGCAGCATGGCCCGGCCCTGCCCACCGATGAGCTGGTAGCCGAGCGGGAACCCGAGGACCGGGATGTGGTTGGGGTCCTGGCGCCACTTGGTGACCTGAAGCTCGACCTCCTTCTGCCAGCTCTTCAGGTTGACCTGGGAGTAGAAGTTGTTGCCGTCTCCGGTGACCTGCGGGTAGAGCACACGCATGGGGACGATGTGCTCCATGCACACCGCTTCCTGGCTCTTCCGCAGGACCTGCGTGAAGAAGATGTCCTTCAGGACCGGCAGGACAAGCGGGGCGCCCCAGCCCTGGTCCCCCGGGTTCGTGCTGATGGACGCCCTCCGCGAGTGGAAGATTTTGTCCGACTCGATGAGGATGGCCTTCTTTTTACGTATCGCGTCGATGAACGTCTGGGGGACGTTCTGCACCACGTCAGGAATGCCAAGAGTAATCTGGTTCCGCAGATACTGGGGCATCCGGTAGAAGTACCGGGAACGCCCAGTTATCTCGTTGTACTCGATCTCGATTACCCGCGGGTTCCACCGGACCAGCCGCACCGCTTCGAGGTTCTTCTGGTACTCGTCGTGTACCTTCGCCTCGTGCTGGGTATCGCACTCCTGGCAGTGCAGCATGAACTTCGTGTCGCGCCACTGGTACTTAGCTTTGGACGCCTCGACCGCGTGCTGGCACTGACGACACGTCAGCTTCTTCACGAACGGGAATGAGACCGTACAGAACGAGTTGCCGAACGTGTACCTGTCCAGGTTCTGCTCGACCAGGAACTGGCGGATGCGCAGCTTGGTCTCGAACAGGTCCCGCCACTCTTCGACCAGCCCCTCGTTCCCCTCGTCGAACATGATGTCCGTGATGGGGTACGCCGCGAGGCGACTCGTCACCGTCGAGATGATGGGGTTGGTACGCTGGTAGTAGGCACACCACTCGAACGTCTCCCGGATAGTCGACGGGAGGTAGTTCTCAGCGATGTCGAAGAACGGTGACGGGTAGAACGCCTCAGGCCGCCCCACTGACGAGGCGCGGGCCTGCCTACCGGCCGAAGGGGCTGTAATGACGGACATGCTTAACTCAACAACCTGCTGGACTGCTCGATGAACAGGGCATTCTGCTTCCGCACAAAGGCTACTATAGCCTGGGACTTAGCGGCTTGCAGGCCGATGGCCGAGCGAGCGTCTACGCCCGGCGAGTTATTAGCGACTAATAGCCGCACCGCATCCTGCATGGACGAGGTACTGCCCTCGCCCAGCTTCTGCACGTAGTCGTTACACGGCTCAAGCGGCCCGGGGCCGTAGACATACCCCGCCGAGAACATCCCGGCGGCGACGTACTTGTAGACCTCTTTCGACACCTTGACGTCTTGGCGCAGCGAGGAGAGCACGTCGAGGGCGAAGGCACACTGCAGCGGGTTGGCCTGCTGCACCATGTCAAAGCGTGGGGGTAGGCCGCGAAGACCCAGGGCTACATTCTCGAAGATGTCCCACGCCTCGTACGGCGCAGAAGCCACCATGCTCGACCGGATAGCCTGAATCTTGTTGCGGGAAGCCGCAGAAGGTGTGCGCCCGAAGGACAGGTAAATCTCCGCCCAGACGGTCTCAGGCTCCCAGCCGAGGTACTCCGTCTTGAAGGTCTTGAGGAGGATTAGTCCAAGAACGAGCGGATGTGTCTCGCTGTTCGTGAACGCTTCCGGTATCGCCTCCGGTCCTGTGGGCCCGAGAGCGGAGATTTCTTCAGGGCGCATCCATCATCCCGGCAATCACCGCCTTGTGCGGGTCCGGGAGGCTTCCCAGGACACTCACAGGGTCGGCTGCGAACTGCTGGGCGAACTCTGCACCAAACTCACCCTCAAGTCGAGAGCCCGCTCCCTGTGCGAAAGAAACGATGTCGTCGCCGCTGTAGTCCCGCCCACCGATGGACACGTTGACCGACGCGGTCTTGGTGTGCCCCTCGTAGGGGGCGCCGTAGATGGAGTACACCGGGTCCGGGATGCTGCGGCCGTAGTACTGCGTGAGCTGGAGAGTGCTATCGAACAGCTCCAGGGAAGCGACCGCCTCCTCAGCAGTGAACTCGCCCGAGGCCGTCTTCTCCTTCAGCGTGTCGAGCACCTTCGAGGGCTCAGGGGACCAACCCGTCGCGAGCTTGCGCGCGTCGATAGCCATACTGAGGTTCTGGCCGACCTCCGTGCCAGCGTAGTCCTTCAGCTCCGGAACGGTGTCGAGGTCGACGCCGGCTTCCTTCACCATGAAGGCCAGCCGCTGCTTGCCTCGGGGGCTGCAGCCAGCGAACTCGTCACGGAGGTGCTCGATGGACGGGTCCGTCTCCAGCTCGAACAGCGCGGCCAGCGCGTGGTCGTCCGCGGCGGCACTGGTGAGGATGTCGATAGGCGAAGCGATCTTCTCCATCTCGTTGTACGCCGGAAGACCGAACGCATCGAGGGCAGTCTCCAGCTTCGCCGAGGCTTCCTTCCGCAGCTCCTCCGGGAGATGCATCCCGCAAGACACGAAGTAGAGGAGTGAAGCCGCAGTATTCCCCGCGTCCATCAGCGGGAACTTGGCGGCCAAACCAGACGCGGTCTTGACGAAGACAGCGTAATCGCTAGGATGCTTGACAGTCACATCCGACAGATTGACAGCGGTCTCGAAGACGGCAGGGGTTTTACCCCCCAGCCGGTCCCGAAGCAGCTGTCCGCCGTCGTCGTACTGGTCAACAATCCGGAGGTCGAGCGTATCCATGTGCACCCTCACAAGCGGCGTCCGCTTTTCGGTATAAGCTGCTCAGAGCAACAAGAGAAGCTTACACGACGTGCGAATGGGAGAAAAGCAGAGGTGACCTTCGATGCTCTGCTAAAAGCCGCGATAACCGACGCGGGGTACTCCTCCCTCAGGACGTTCTCAATAGACGCAGGCATCGCCCGAGAGTCCGTACGTGCGTACACCGCAGGTGACCGGATACCGAGTAACGCCAAACTAGAACAGATGGGGGATGTCCTCGGTATCCGCGAGGCACCAACTTACACCCAGCTGGAGCTTGCTCTGGCTACCGCCCGGCTCCAAAAGAAGAGCGGAGCAAACCAAAAGTACGGAGTTCAAGCCACCGCGGCGCTGAAGACCGCTGACCCCGCTGATGACCTACCAACCCACCGTATCGAGGCCCTGGTAACAATGTTCTTCGACCACGGACACCGAGAGCGTACTCCCGAAATCGAGTACTTCATCCGTGAACAAATCACCCGACTTCTGACTGATGTCTGAGGACATCCGTCGCACCTCCGGCGCTAAGTTCGTCTTCCTTAGCTTCTCTGAGGTCGACCAAGTTGGACAAGCACTAAGGGAACTACTTGCCACCTGGGGTCCAGGTTGGCGAATAACCCGCCCGAGCACCAGCTCACATCCGTTTCTACGCATCGAGTTCCTACCCAGTAACTGGGTTTGGGACCGAGCTGACAGAGAGTTCTCCACCGGCCCCAAGTGGGCCAAAATGGAGGCGTACTACCTAATGCTTCTCCTACAGGAGCACGGTACACAGATCCTCGCAGGGCGAGGGTGTGGTCTCGGTCAGTACTTTGAAGACGGGTCTACAGAACGCCAGGACACCACTCTCTACACAGCGAACGTAGAGCGTGCCCACAGTGTCCACTACGTCTTCTCCTGCCCCCCGGGGTTGGAGCCTCAAGACGCGATTCGCATTCATGGAGGCGTGCCCCTAGCGGGCGCGGTCACATGGGGAAAGTCAGCCGTAAATACGCTGGCGCCCCTCACCCCTCCTGGAGCAGAATTAGAAAATGCGCATTCTGAGACCCCAGCAGGTTCCGACGACGCCCTGCCCTGAGCAGGACGACGGAGCCGGCTTCAAAGATCGTGCGGTAGCCTCAGCAAGTCTGTGGCTGCCGCCCTGCGTGGATGATGTGGACTGGGCTCGTATCGAGGAGCGCAGCGTCGTCACACCTAAGCTTACATATGACCCGCGTCCGCTCATGACGACCCGAGCGGGGGCCACAATCAAAGGACCTGACGGGAAACCCATGCGCTTCGGGGAACTCCCGGAGCAAGTACCAATCTCCTTAGTGCGCGAGCTGGACGGCCACTTGGTGGTCCCCCGATACCTGTGCTCCGAAGAAACCGACAAGGTGGACTTCGAGTCCCCACAACTTGAGGACGTCTGGAGTCAGATTGACTTCGGCAGCAGGATTGAGCCCAGGAACGTCGCCCAGAAAGCGGCATGGGAGGCCCTCTCCGAAGCCGGTAACGGCACCCTCAAGCTATCGTGCGGCAAAGGGAAGACCGTGATGAGCCTGAAGAAGCTCGCGCAGCGGGGCTTCCCTGGCATCGTTCTGGTAAACAACCGCGGGCTGGCGCACCAGTGGAAGCTCAGCGCTATGAAGTTCTTGGACCTGGAGGACAAGGACATCGGGATGGTCACCTCCGGGCTATCCCACCGCGACGCCTACCACATCCCGGACAACCCGAAACTTCTCGCAAAAGCGCTCGTGGACTGTGACTCGGAAATGGTCCAACTGATCCAGCAGCTGGAAAAGGTTGCAGGCCCGGGGTTTAACCCCCTCTCCGGGAAGCACGTCCAGGCGCTGGTAAACCGCATCTGCACCCCCATAGAGCGGCTCGACTATGAGGCCGGGCGGGCCAAGTGTCTGCACGCCTGGGCAGACGAGGGTAAAGCGCCCTTCACCCTGCTGCGGGACTACCGGGAGGTGCTCTTCAAGCACCGGCTCCTTCGGGACCGCATCGACGGGGAGACATCTGTCTGGAACCGCCCGTTGGTCATCAGCACCATCCAGTCCCTGGTGAGCGGGCTCGACGATTTCCCGCAGTGGATACGACAGCGGTTCGGGTCCGTCTTCTTTGATGAGGGGCACCACCTCCCTGCTGCCACGTTCATTCGGGCTATCGATGTGTTCCATGGTGCCCGGTTCAGCCTCACAGCTACACCAGAGCGCGACGACGGGCTTGAGGCCCTCATGTACGCACACACGGGTGGGGTCATCTACGAGGACATGGAGCCTGAATATCCAGCGGCTCTTTACTTCAAGGACCTGCCCACCCGGCTGGCGACGGAAGACAAGGCTGTCCGCAAGGCTGTGTTCGACCGGCAGAGACGCATCAACCTCGGCATGCTCTACCAGTACCTCGCTATGGACCGCATCCGGAATCGACAAATCATCCGGCAGATGGTCATCCCCGCGCTGAACAAGGGCCGGGATGTATTGGTCCTGGCCCATGCGCAGGCCCACCCGGAGCAGTTGGCGAAGGCGCTGCTACAGGTGAGTCCCACCTTGGCGAAAGCCTCAGGGGTCGGAGTCATCACTGGAGAGACCTCCGGGATTGACCGTGTTCGGATCCTCGCAAGCTGCCGGGCATGCTTCGCCACAATGGGGGTTGCCCTGGAGGGGCTGGACGCGCCGAAGAAGGACACGGTCGTGATGGCGAGCGCCTTCACCTCCTGGCGAATGCTGGTCCAGAGCAAGGGGCGCATCGAGCGGCTCTTTGAGGGCAAGCCCCAGCCGCTCTACCTCATCGTCTCTGACACAAAGATAGACATCCTGAAAGGGATGTCCTGGGCACTGAAAAGGAAGCTACAGCGCAATGGCCTTGATTACAGCGGTTGACCCCCCGCTCTCTGACAAGCTGTGGGCGGTACAGAGGTGCTGGGCTAGTTGCGACAAGTGCGGGCTCTCGAAGTTCCGCTCTATGCCCGCCTACACCAAGGCGGAGCATGGGCCGCGCAAGCCAGAGCTTCTGTTCGTCACAGACCGCTTTGACCCCGCCGTTCTACAGACTCGTGAGTTCCCCACTGGAAACTACGAGGGGGTCTTACGCACCCTGCTGTCGAGCTTCGGCCACATCCCTGCGGACTACTGGTTCACGCCCGCAACCCTGTGCCCTACAACCGTTCCTGACCCCGACGACTGGCGGCCTCTTGAGTTGATGCCTGTCCCCAACCGGGCGCAAGTGTCGGCTTGTCGGCCGCGCCTACACGAGGAGATTCGGCTGCTCTGCCCGGAGATCATTGTGTGTCTTGGGAAGATGGCTGTTGAGGCTGTTTTCCCGAAGAACCCTCCCAAGTTTGTTCCCAACCTGGGGGAGATTGTAGAGCCACAAGTTTCTGGTGGTCTGTCCCCCATGGTAGTACCCTGCATGGTGACCTACAGCCTCAGTCATCTGTATCGAAATTGGGACATGTCAGAGGGCGGTTTGTGGAACACCGCCTTCAATCACATACAGCAAGCATCCGTCATCGCTAGGCACCTCCGCGAACAGCGGGGTGAAAATATTAGCGACTAATAATGGAGTCCGAAAATGCGTTCGACCCTTCGCCGCCGTCGTCTCACTCAGCCTGAGGTTGCGACCGTCACCCCCGTCGTCGAGACAGGCGCCATCACCGCCGCCGAGACCGCCGCCCAGGCCAAGATTGATGCGCGAGACCGCATCATCGCCGTGATGAAGGAGTTCATGGCTGAGAACCGGCCTGTCTTCACGCAGTTCATGGAGCTGACCGCCCGCGCCGAGACGGCAGAGGCGGAAGCCAAGGAGGCCATCCTCGCCATCGAGACCAGCGAGACCTGGAACTACAGCGAGACGACTCGCGGGGCCAAGCCCAGCACCCCGGTCTTCGACATCGCCCTCTTGCCCAACGAGGTCCTCCTCACCCCCGGCATCATCAGGAGCATCGACAACGTCAAGCTGGAACAGATGGCCACGGGTACCCTGGCGCACTACGCCCAGGAGCTGGCCAACGCCAAGAAGCCGAACCCCAAGAACCCCTCGGTCAGCTTCGCGAACAAGACGCCCGCGTCCAAGAGCCTGAAGAAGCTCCTCGACTAGGTGCTCCGCATAGAGGCTGTCTTCAAGGTGGGGCCGGTTCACATAGGTGACTCGGTCTTCCACCCACCCGACCTACTGCACCACATGACCGAGGAGCTGCCCGTGAGGAAGATGAGGAAGCGAGCTGCGCCCGACCCCCCAACGCGGCCAGAGAAGCACGCAAACACCCCCTGCTGGCATCCAGTGGGGGCCACCATGCGTGCTCGGGGGAGGGCCTCCGGCGCGACGCACTACGGTCCGGGGGCGTGGGACAAAATCCCGTACACCCTCGAAGTAACCGGAGAGGTCGAACTCTACACGCCGGCTGCGTACACCCTCGAAGAGGTCCGTGAGACGCAGGACATCGCTGCCCAGCTCGCGAAGGGAGCAGTCCTCCGACACCTGCAGCCGTTTCACGAGGACCTCGTCGAGCAAATCAGAACAACCCTTTTCCCGGAGCTATTCAATGGCCGATGAGCCTCTTGTCGAGATGCCGCAAGTGATCGCCAACGGGTGTCACCTGCTCAGCGTCAGCCTCGACTTCCAAAGTGGGGGCATGGTGCTGGCGGAGCCCAACATCACAGCCTTCGTTGCCCTGACACAAACCAAAGAAGGCGAGCAGCCGCGGGAGCTGGGTCGGATGGAACTTCGCGATGTCGGGGAGTTCGTTGAGGATGAAGCCCAGGCGCTGGTCTCCAAGCTCATCCCCACCATCATGGGCATCCTCGCCAAGGGAAATCCGGAGACCTGACGTGGCGGCAAACTGGGAACTTCAACTGGTGTCAGCCATCTTGTCCGCCGAGGACAGGAAGGAAGCGATGGCGTACGCGCTGGAGAATGGCATCAGGCTGGAGCTATTCGGCACCATGGCCCCGAGCACTGTGTGGGCCTGGATGCACAGCGTGTATACGAACCGGCGACGGTTTGGGGCTGTGCCTTCCCGCCAGAAGGCTTTGGAGCAGTTCAAAAACCTTGAGCTGCCTACGCCCATAGAGGAGCTAGAGACCCTTGTAGACTACGTCAAGTCCTCCCACATCCACCGTAAGACCACCTTGCTGGTGGCTGACTGGGAGGCCGAGGCCAAAGCCAACCCCATCCAGGCGCTCACGGAACTCAAGAGCAAGCTCGACACACTCACCGAAACCGAGATTAGGTCGGACGACGTCGTCTGGCGTGAGCGCGCGTTCACTGACCTACTGGAGAACCTTGGAGCGAAAGATGAGAACGCCGGCCTAACGGGGCTTCCTTTCCCGTGGGCGGTCATGAACGAGAACACCGGGGGACTTCAGCCAGGAGACCTTGTGCTCTTGTGGGCGCTGCCCAAGTCGAAAAAGACCTGGATAGGTCTCGTGATGGCGAACTACCTGATGGAGTGCGGGTACCGGGTCCTCGTCTACTCCAAGGAGATGGTGTGGGACAAGATTCGGGACCGGATTGCCTGCATCAAAGCGATGATTGGATACGCAGGCTTCACGAAGAACACCCTGCGTGCCGATGAGCGCTTCAGGCTGCTTGCGGCTATTGAGCAGACGGTCAGCGCTGAGTACCCCGGTGAACTCATCTTCACGAGCTGCGACAGGCCGGATGGGTCCGCTGGTGGCCCCGCAGAACTCCGGGCCAAGATCCAGACGTACAAGCCGCACTTCGTCTTCCTGGACTCCAGCTACATGCTGGAGCTACCGGGGGTCAAAGACGCGTACGACTGGCGGGCCATCGCGGGAATTACCCGCGCTCTGAAGCAAATCAGCAAGTCCACGGGCATTCCCATGCTCGCCATCATGCAGGAGAACGAGCGCCTCGCGCTGAAGTACGGGAACAAGGGCCGCGGCACGGCCTCCATCTCGATGTTCTCCAACATGATTCAGGACGCTGACGTTGGCATCCGGGTAGTCAACCATCCGACTCGCGATGAGACATCGCTGGTGATGGCCGCCTGCCGAGAGACCAACTGGCCGGGCTGTACCATCCACACCAAGCTCTGCCAGAACTTCGACTACGCGCACGACCATCTCTACGGTATCGAGGAGGTCAGCGATGCCGAGGAAGAGGGGATGCCCGACCCGCCAGAGGACCTGCCGGATATTCGACCTGGGGCCTCCTTCGCAGACCAGTACCTGAACCCCGACGCGGACTTCGACCTGAATCCCACCGAGCCTGAACCCGAGGCGTAGCCATGCTGCTGTTCGACACCGTTGAGCTGCTGCGGCCATACATGCGCTTTGGGCACTACGGCGAAGGTGCCCACGACCTTCCTGCCTACTGCCCGTTCCACGAGCGGAGTAGCCGCCCAACGCTCTACATCTACGTGGGGCCGCCCACTGATACCAAGTTCCCTGGGGCGGCGTTCTGCTTCAAGTGCAACGAAGGCTGGTCCCTCCCGGGCCTCCTCAGTGCAGTTGAGGCGCCGAGCAGCATCGTCAAGCAGGTCCGTGACCACCTGGGGCAGCTCCCGAAACCCAAGCGCGACCCTGGAAACCTAGTCGACCTGGAGATGGACACCCTGCCCGAAGCGCTGCTTGGGGCGTACGAGTTCATCCCCAAGGCCCTGCTCGACGACGGCTTCACCCGAGAGACCATCCAGCTCCACGACCTCGGGTTCGACCGGATGAAGAAGCGCATCACGTTTCCCATCCGAAACCACCATGGCCAGTTCGTTGCCCTGTCGGGCCGGGCGGTCCGTGAGTGGGACCCCATGCGCTACAAGGTCTACACAGGGAAAGACTTTGGCATCGGGCAGAAATACGACCCCCCGAAAGGGAAGGTGTTATGGGGGCTCGACAAGTTCTGGATGACCCGCCTCACGGCGGGAAAAGACCTGCCTCCCCTCATCCTATGTGAGGGGTTCAAAGCCAAGATGTGGGTCGAGCAAGCTGGGTTCCCGCACTCCGTCGCGTTGATGGGGACGTGGGTCACAAAAGAGCAGCTTTTCCTCTTGCAATGTATATCAAGCAGGATAATACTACTGCTTGACAATGACATCCCTGGCATCACCGCAGTCAACAAGCAAGCCGAGCGGCTCGTCCGCCAGGGGCTTGAACTGGAGTTTGGGAACTACGGCACCCGGGACGAAATCAGCCCGGACGACCTGAGCATCGAACGAGTGAACCAAGCCATCGATACGAGTCTCACTCTGCGCCAATGGAGAAACTTCCATGACGTCGAGCGGCCTCCGCTGAAGAAATACAATGAGTAAGGAAGGAGTCCCGTCCATGAGTACGTGGGCCGATTGGAGCGCGTCCAACAAGGATGCACAGCAGGCCGCTAAGGCCACCGTGAACAAGCGTCAAGGAACCCCGCCCATCTGGCGACTGCGTCAGGACTTGCGTTGGCGTCCGCAGGCTGACCCCGGGGCTGGTCAGCGGCACCCAAATGTAGCCGCCATCGAGTACGACCCCATCCGCATGCGCTTCGTCATGCAGGAGGATGGCCCCTGGACCCACCTGATGGGGAAGTGGGTGTGGGACGGCAAGCGTAACCGCTTCGTCATCTCCAACTCGTGGAACAACCAGAAGCCCGTCCCCTGTCTGCTCTGGTACGCCTGCGTCAGCGAGGGCGACGAGGAGGAGAAGCAGCGCTTCTTCGCGGACGACATGTACGCCCTGGAGGTCGAGCTTCTCGAAGACTTCCACGTCGAGCAGGTCCCCATGAAGAAGCAGGGCCGGTTCTACGAGAACTGGCACCGCTGCGAGGGCGTAGACGAAGACGGCAAGAGCCTCTGCAAGCGCTGCGACGATGAAGGCGAGACGGTCTTCGGCCGGAAGGTCTTCGTCCTCTTCTTCGACCGCTCGAAGAAGCAGTTCGAGGAGATGATCGAGACCAAGGGCGACGCCTGCGCTGGGTGCCAGGAAGGCACCATCAACGTCTACGGCTACGTCTGCTCCAACGAGGCGTGTGACCACGTCTTCGGGCACAAGAAGAACGGCCCGGAGTACACGGAGCACGAGGCGAAGGCGTGGGAGGAGAATGAGGTCAAGTGCCCCAAGTGCAAGGAAGAGGATTGGCCGACTCCGCTGTTCCGCTGCCTCCACCGGAAGGGGTACGGGAAGAACCGCAAGTGGGTGGCTGGCTGCGACGAGCCCATCTACGAGAACCCGTGGGCCTACACCTACCTCATCAAGACCACCAAGGCAGGGCGGTCGGACTCCTACGCCATCGAGGGGTTTGAGTTCATCGAGGACGGCGACCTGCCCGAGCTGACTGGCATCCCCGCGGCACTGCGGGAGCTGGACATGGAAGAGCTTCTGGGGCGCATCGACCTCAAGAGCCAGAAGTTCGCGCTCAACCTGGATTCCACCCCGTTCGACCTCGACGACGCACAGCAGGTGCTCGACCGCTTCTTCGCGGCCGATGCTGACGTCGAAGACGCGGACTCCATCCCCATCGAAGACGGCGACATGCCCGACATCGACGACCCGACCCCCTACTGACCGGAGTACCCCTTGGGTAAGTTCGCCGTCCTTCCTCCTACCATGCTCATCAAGACGCGGCAGGAGGCCGAAGTCGCCCTCGCCCAGCTGCGCATTGGGAAGGGCGGCAAGCGCTCTCGCGTAGTCGCGATTGACACTGAGACCACCGGCTTGAGCCGGCAACGCGACTACGCGCTCATCATGAGCCTTTCTACCGGGCCGAACCGCTACGCGATATGGCCCGAGGCGTTCTCCTACTTCACGGAGTACCTAGAAGACCCTGAGCTACAGCTGCTCATGTGGAACGCCAACTTCGACACCTGGATGCTGCGGAACGCCGGCATCGACATCTACCGCAACTGCGACCGCACGACCTACCGCGTCTTCGACGCCATGATTATGCACGCGCTGGATTACGACGACCGGCCGCACACACTGAAGTACGCAGCCAAGGAGATGCTCGGCATCGTTATGGTGGACTTCAAGGCCACCTTCGGCGCGCAGATGCGCACCCGGAAGCTGCACGAGATATTCCTGGACCCCGCCAATGAGCCTGTCGTGGCGAACTACGCGGGGCTCGACGCCTACTCAACCTTCGCCCTGGCAGTCGCGCTCCAGAAGAAACTATTAGCGACTAATACTGGTGTCGAGGAGTACCCCACCCTGTGGGACTACTTCCGGCACACCGAGGTCCCCTTCACCCGGGTCCTCTTCGAGTGCGAGAGCAACGGCATCGGGCTGGACAAGCACCGGCTCATCGCAATCGCGCCTGAACTCGACCGCAAGATGATTGCCCTCATGCGGTGGTTCGTGAAGAAGACCAAGAAGGTGGGCATCAACCTCAACTCAAACCCGCAGATGATTGAGCTGTTCTTTGGGGACCTGGGGTACAACCCCCCCTCGTACACCGAGAAAGGTGCCCCACAGCTCCCGCAGAAGTGGTTGTCGCGCATCGCTTCTGATGGTTGTGTCTACGCGGACAAGTTGCTCGCCTACCGCGACCTGAAGAAGAAGCAAGCCACCTACGTGCGTGGGCTGCTCAAGTTGGAGCACCGCGGGCGCATCCACACCACGTACAAGCAAGCTGGTGCTCGTACCGGCCGCCTATCGAGCGCGGATCCGAATTTACAAAATCAACCTGGGTACATCCGCTTCGCCTACATCGCGGGCGAAGAAAAAGTACTAATTGCTAGGGATTACTGCTTCGCAACCGGCACCCTGGTTGACACCCCGCTCGGCCCTCGGCCGATTGAATCTTTGCAGGTGGGGGACCCTGTCTTCTCCTACGACCCTGACAGGCGGGTTCCTGTAGTAGGTACCGTAGATGAGCACCACGCTGTCGGCGTTGAGCCCGTCGTTGAGATTGAGCTGGACAACGGAGAGCGGATTGTCTGCACGGGCGAGCACAAGTTCATGGTTTGTCCTGAGAAGTACGTGGCAGACCCCATTGGCGTAGAGGCGCAGGACCTAATCCCTGGAATGCGCCTGCTTCCTCTGCGGAGGGCGTACGGGGGGACGAACCGAAATTACGAGCATCTCTACGCCCATCAAGCGGTCGTTTATTCCAAGACGCACACAGAGGTAGCGGCCTGGGCGATGGGCGCCCGCCCTGAGGGCTACCACACGCACCACAAGGACGGAGACAGCCTAAACAACCACCCCGATAACCTGGAGTACCTGGACGCCCGCCTGCACCTCTCCGAGCACGCGAAGGAGTCTTGTACGCGTCAATGGCGGGACCCTGAGACGCGTGCAGCCATGCAGTCGGGTATCCGTCAGAGCATCGCCGACCGTGGGGGCTACAACGGGAAAAACAATCCCCGTCATGGCGACCGTAGGGGGCGGGTGTACACCGCCTGCCTGTTCTGTGACCAACCGATAGAGACATTCGCTTCTACGAAGAAGAAGTACTGCTCCCGTACCTGTTACTTCGACCACAAAAGACAGGGAGGAAACCACAAGGTCGTAGCTGTCCGGCAGCTGCAAGTAAACCAGCAGGTGTGGAGCATCGGAGTAGCGCCGCACAGAAACTACGCGCTGGCTGCAGGGGTCTTCGTAAAGAACAGCCAACTGGAGATGCGCATCGTCGCGCACTTCAGCCAGGAGCCCAATCTCATCCAGGCTATCCGTAGTGGGCAGGATGTCCACTGCTCCTGCGCCGCGCTCATGTTCAAGCTGCCTTACGACGAAATCATGGCAGCTCGGGCACGGGACGACGAGATCGACGAACTGAAAAAGGCCGGGCACCCGTACGAGCCGCTGAGTCCCCGAGAGATAGAGTGCCTCACGGCCCGGAAGGCGGCCAAGGCCATCAACTTCGGCCTGATTTACGGCATGGGTCCGCAGAAGCTCAGCCGAGAGCTGCGGGTCAAGGTGGAGGTCGCCAAGGACTACATCCGCACGTACTTCCAGCAGATGCCCGGGGTGCAGGACCACCTTCGTCGGGTCATTGGTTTAGCCGAAGAGTCCGGGGTAGTCACCACCATTCTCGGTCGGCGGCGGCAAATCCCGGGCATCTGGTCCCACCTACGCGGGGATATCGCCCAGGCGGAACGCCGCGCCAAGAACACTCCCATCCAGGGGACCGCGGCGGACGTCACCAAGATGGCCATGATTAAGACCTACGAGGATGACTGGCTCTACGAGATGGGCTACCGCATGCTCCTACAGGTCCACGATGAAATCGTCGGGGAGGCCCCAATCTCCGCGGCTCGTAATCCCCGTTTTGTTGGACGCCTCCAGCACCATATGGAACACTCGTTGCCATATGACCTGCTGGTCCCCCTAGACACCACCGGAAAAGACGCGGCCGACTGGGCTGGGTGCAAGTAAGGAGCCGCCCATGATGGGACGAGTTTGTGACATCTGCCATGGGGCTAGGAGCGTCCCGACAAATCCCGTCTGCCCTGCGTGCAATGGCACGGGGACCTCCGAGGCTAGGGGACAGATATCCCCGCTCCACACGATAGGACCGGGGGTTGGACGGATAGGCACAGTCTGCCCGACTTGCGGGTACGTCTCTGAGGTTGGCAGCGCCCACGTCTGTCTTCCGCTTGTCCTCGACATGATGAGGGCTGACCCCGCCTTCATGCGCGAACTCGCGATGATGGTCGACCAAGTCCGCAACGAGGAGCACATCGATGAGTGACTTGCCCGACCCGCCATACTCGATGGGCTGTCGAGTGGTGCCTACCACCTGCAGCCTTTGCGAGCGGGAGGTTACCCCTGGAAAAGAGGAGCTTCACCGGAGCCTCTGTGAGCTGACCGCGTCCCTGCTAACCGGCATGCTCAACCGCCCCAGCTACGCCCGGCAGATTTTCCCTGTAACGGAACTCCCGCCGGAAGAGCTTGTGGACCTGGAGGGGGTACATGAGGACGTCTGACTACCCGAAGGAGCCCTTTACCGCGCCGCCGGCACTCACCCTGCTCGACTACAAGGGGCGGAAGGTGGGTGTGCTCGCGGAGCTTGCGCTAAACCAGCGCTACCCCGACCCCATCTGGGGCCTGGGTACGGGGGGATTCATGCAACACCCCGCCCACACGAAGCCCGACACAGAGCTGCGTATCCAGCGGCTCATGATCTCTGAGAGATGGGTTCGTGGGCTCAAAGCCGACATCAAGTGGTTCCGCGAAATCGGAGAGAAGGCAGAAGCGGCGGAGATGGAGTCGGACGGCTGGGCTGGTGGGGCGCCCTTCAGCATCGGCCCAACGGATGCAGCGCACCCCACTGAGCTGGAGGGCTTGCTGCTCCTTCCGACGAGCTTCAACTACACGGTGACCACCAACGGCGACATGCGCATCATCGAAGACGTCAAATTCCTCGGGCTCAGACTCCCCGAGGCAATCCGCATGTCCACAGGCAACCCCCGTATGGCTCACGCCGTGAAGAGATTTACTGACGCCCTACTTCCGCGTAGGCCGTCCCTGGACGAGACGATGCACGAGGATATCTAGTGTGACCGAGAACAACCTGCGGATTCTGGAGATTGGCGGACGGCACATTCCTGTCACCACCACACGGGGCCGCGCACCCGGGAAGGAGCATTCGATGACTATGGAAAAGTACGGGGTCGACACCGAGAAGGCGGAAGAGCTGGTCCGGCGGAAGCTGGCGAAGGACACGTCTGAGGGCCTGGAGAAGGTCGCGAGCGGTGAGGCCGACAAGCTCATCGACGATGACAAGAAGAAGGACGACGAGGATGGAGACGGCAGCTGAGCGGAAAACCCGTGGGTGCACCCCTTGCACCGTCTGCGAGACGATGGACTGCATCTGGTTGGGTGGTTGGGGTGCGCCGAACGACCGTCCTGACCTGAGCGGTATCCGCCTCGACAAGATGGAGTACAGCGAGAAGTTCAACGGGTCGATTGTGACGGTCACCCCGACCACGGAAGACGGGGCGCGGTCCAAGCAGGGGCATTACCTCATCGGGCGGTTACTCCAGGAGGAGGGAGTCGAAGCAGTCATAGAGGTCCAGGCGGACGGTCGGCAGGTCCTCATTGGGCATGACGCCATCAAGCGTAGGGCGGACATGGTGTTGAAGCGGCGTGAGCGACGGAAGCGGCGACGGGTCCGCACCAAAATCATAAGGGGTTAAGTGTGGCGAAGGGTAGAAGCAAGTTCGACAAGCTCCGAGCGAAGATCGAGAAAGACATGAAGGGGGCCGTCCGCATCCAGGATGTAGAGGACGTCACTGCTCCTTTCCACCTTCGTCGGCCCAGCGGTGTCCTCAACCTGGACATCGGGACAGACGGCGGGATGCCTGGGGGTTCCATCGTCCAGCTCCATGGCAGGGACGGAGTCAGCAAGACCGGGCTCAGCTTCCATTATTGCGCCGAGAACCAGCGCGTCTACGGTGCGGAGTCCGCCATCTTCGTTGCGTCGTTCGGGTACAAGCCGGACCTGAACTACATGCGCATGTGCGGGATGCGGCTGGCTCTCAGTGACCAGGAGGTCCTTGAGGCCGGGTACACCCTGGAGGACGTGCCTGCTGCGGTCCGTGGGGAGACTATCGGGGAGGTGTTCTTCCTCGACCTGGGCTTGGTCAACATCGCCGCGGAAGCTCCTGCAGAGACAATCTTCGCCGCAGCGGCGTCGTTGGTGGAGTCGGGGATGTTCCAGCTGGGTGTCGTTGACGAGTTCGGCTCCGGTGAAACGAAGGACGTCGTCGTGAAGGGCCTGGAGGAGACCGTGAAGGTCGCCGCTTGGGCCAGCCTCGTCACCCGCTTCTGCCAGCGGATGTACACCATTCTCCGGATACCGCTGGAAGACGGTAGTCCGAACGCCACCACGCTCTTTGTCCTCAACCCCGCTCGCGCTGCAGGCGTTGGCGGTAGCGGTGGCAGGGTGAAGCCCGGGTATGTGCCCCCGGACAACATGACCTCCGGCTTCGCACTGAAGCACGCCAAGGCTGTCGACATCCTCCTCAAGAGCGGTGCCCAGGTAAAGCAGGGCAAGAACCGCGTCGGCAAGCAGGTGCACTGGCGCATCATCAAGGGGAAGCACGGGCTCCATGAGGGGCTCAGTGGTACCTACGTGTGGCTGGACGGCGAGGGCATCGACATGGTGACCGAGCTGGCCAATGCCGCCAAGACGTTCGACACCATCCATCGGGCCGGACGGTGGTGGCGCATCTTGGATTACGAGGACAAGATCGAGGGCGGCTTGGAGGGCGTGATTGACCTACTACGAGAAGAGCCCGAGCTGTATCAGGAGCTGTACGAGAAGACCATCGCAGAGGCCCAGGACTCGCTCATCCTGGACGACGACGACTCAATCCACGAAGACAAGTAGCCGACAGAGGGGGGCGCGGTGAAGGTGCTCATTCGTACCACCAAGGGTACAACGAAGCAGGTAACGGGCAGGCCCTTGGTACGCGGATTGGCGTTCCATCCTTCCCTCTCAAACACGCCGACCAACGGCAACCTGCACAACATCACACACTTGGAGAGCGGGCTATCCGTGCTCCACCAAGTTCCGCATGACGCGATACCCCGGATAGCTGAGATGCTCGCGGTGGTGAGCTGGGATACCAGCTCTTCCATCATCTTCGACTCGGCCGAGCACACCAACACCCTGGAAGACTGCCTGGAGTTCCTCGTGGCATACAAACATCGATTCAGCCAACGCTGTGAGGCGGATGTAGCCAAGGACCTGGGTGGCAAGGTCCAGCCTGCGAGCGGGTCGCTCCCCGGCTATAAGCGGGACATCCTCACCGCGGACATCCTGGCCGAGCACAAGACCTCCGAGCCGGGGTCGCAGTCGGCCGACTACCGGGATGTCGACCTGAGGGACCTTGAGTTCCATAGACGTCAGGCGCTCAGCATCGGCAAGGTGCCCGCCTACATCTTCGCCTTCGAGGGTCAGGACAGCATCGTGTTCCTCCCCGCGGATGAACTCGACGACGATTTGGCGGGCATGAACTTCCACGAGGTCGACGTTTCCTCGCAGGTGGTTTGGCGGCTGCACAGGGCGACCGGCCTGAAGCTGAACGAGACCACTTGGCTCAAGCTGATTCTCGCCAAGCGGGTCTGGCTGGGTGTGCCCTACCTGGACTTTCTGGAACTGGCGAAAGGCAACTTCTGATGGTTCAGATGTGCACCGGGGACATCTTCGCAAGCACCGCGGACGCCCTGGTAAACCCAGTAAACTGTGAGGGGGTCATGGGTGCCGGGCTGGCACTGCAGTTCAAGAAGCGCTTTCCCGAGAACTTCACAGCGTACGCCAAGGTGTGCCAGGACGGCGACCTCCACCCCGGTAAGCTCTTCACCTTCGAGGACCCCGCGTCGAACAGGCTCATTGTAAACGCCGCGACCAAGGCCGAGTGGCGTAACCCGTCGAACCTAGACTGGGTAGTCAGCCTAGGGGAAGAGTTGCGCCAGCTAACGGAGGAGCGAGACATCAAGCGGCTCGCTGTCCCGGCGCTTGGCACCGGTTTGGGCACGCTCCCGTGGCTCGCGGTCCGGGACATTTTGGCGGAGAGCCTTATGACCTCCTCCGTCGAAATTGAGCTGTACGAGCCGAGGGGCTACGAGCCGCCCACACTGCCCCAGGAGGGGTACTACGCCTCGGCCTGCCTCAGCCACACGGGGAAGCCCGCCGCCAACGCGGACTACTCTCTCGTCTCCTACATCCGGTTCTCCCGGGGAGACGACGCCAAGACCTACGACCGCAAGATTGGGTGCTACCACCCTTCCGCTGTGAGCCTTGAGGGATGCAACCGCGCCCTGGCTTACGAGCGGCTTGCGGTTACCCCGAGGCCCGTCCCCAGGACGCACGGCTTCGGAGTCAACGTCTTCGACCTCGGGGACGCAATCCACGACGCCATCCAAGGCCGCCTCTCCAAGGTGACCGGAGTTCATGGACAGCGTTTCCATCCTGAGGTCGAAATCAGCTACCCCCCGCTGGGGCTCTACGGACACTGCGATGGCGTGTTCGGGCAGCTGGTGGTGGAAATCAAGAGTGTGAGCAAGAACATCTTCAAGGGGCTCAAGGCCCCGATGGCTAGCCACATTCGCCAACTGCACTGCTACATGCTGGCTCTGGATATTCCATACGGAGTCATCCTGTACGTGTGCCGAGACAACGGAGAATTCCGAGAGTTTCCCGTCCACTTCAGGGCGGACGTGCTGGCGCGCATCGCCACCACGATTCACAACATCGAAGCCCACTTGCGACGCGGAGTGATTCCTGACCAGGAACCGAACTCGTTCATCTGTTCACGCTGCAAATTTCTCTACACGTGTAAGCCGGACCTAGCCAAAGATGAGTGAACCCGTAGACCCGTTCAGCGAAGCCGCTCGGTGGATCAGCGAACAAATCGCGCAGTACCCCAGCCCTGCTCTCCCCGACGCCATCAACGACCTGAGCCTCGTCGAGGTCAAGGCGTACTACGACGTGCTCATGCGGCACCATGACCAACTCTCAACAAAGCTTGCGGCCACGTTGGGAATTGCTGGTGTCTCTGAAGAGCGTCTGAAGGTGTCAGAAGCTGGGGCGCTACTCCGCACCAACAAGGACAAGACCCTCACAAACGCCGCCCTACGCGATGCAGCGGTTCGGTCGGATGGACACGTGGTCCATGCCCGACTGGACATGCTTCGCTCGGACGGCCTCAAGCGAGCCCTGGAGGCACTCAGAAAAGATACAAGCAAGCGCATGCAGCGCCTCGACCGAGAACTCTACGAGCGGAACGGCCCCAGCGGTCGTTCCTGGAATTCCTCAGGCACACAGACCGGGCGTACTAGGTCCGACCGGCCGAACTACTCGAACCCGCCGCGCTCCGACTCTACCCCAGCGACGGGGAAGGCGCCGCGGAGCATGATGCAAAAGGCGCGGGTCCAGGTGGCCCGAGAAGAGGTGGAGGACGACGAGTGATTATCACGGTAGGCATCGACCCCGGGAAGAGCGGCGCAATCGCGGTCGTGGCAGACGGCGCGCAAGTATTAGTCGCTAATAATGTCCCCACGGCCGGGAAGAATTACCTACCGGCCCAGATGGCTGCGCTACTGCTCCCCTTCGCCGCGTTGTGGCGGGAGCGGGACGCGCCTCTCCGACTGCTCCATACCTACACCGACCTCCTGGACGCCGTCAAAAACCCGGACATGCCGGAGGAGGAATTCGAGCAGGTCTACACGTGGAGCGAGGTCGCCCTGGCGGCCTACATGCAGCAAGACGACCGCGCCGTTCTGGCCATGGTCGAGAAGCAGCGTGGGAGGAAGGGTGAAGGCCCTGAGCGCCTCGTCCAAATCGGCAAAGGCTGGGGCCTGTGGGAGGGCATCTGCGCCACACTGTGCATCCCGTACGAGGAGGTCTCTGGCCCCAAGTGGGAGCGGGCTATGGGGTGCTCAACCGCAGCGTCGGTCTCGCTCACGCAGAAAGCCGGCGAGGAGGACAAAGCCTTCGATAAGCGTGAGAAGGCTGCCAAGGCCAAGGCCCAGCGAGACAAGAAACACTCCCACGTCGCCCAGGCGCAGGCGTTGTTTCCTGACTGCCTCATAAAGGCATCCGACGACGGGCTCGCCGACGCCCTCCTACTAGCTGTGTACGCCTTCAGGACCTATCAGGGTAGGGAGCAGTAAGCCCGTGCCTCAACCCCCGCCAAAGCTGCCTGACGCGCTGCTCTCCCTACCGCAGCACCGTCGCCGAGCAGAGCTGGCAGACATCATTTGGAGACAGATGGGAGTACGCGTCCACCCCTCAGTAGATGGGGATGCGGCGCTGAATCTACTGTGGTACAACATCGCTACCGACGAAGTTAAGCCCAACCTAACCAACCCGCTCCGCGACGAGTTGATGGCCTTCATCAAGGAATACCAAGACCAGCTGTCACTACCCTGTGACGGCAACTGTTACGGCCACACGGACGCCCGGGTGCTTCTCTGCTACCTGGAGTTCCAGAAAGACAACGAGGTGGCCGACCTGGACTTGGACATCCTCGGGGGGACCATGTAATGGCCGCGAAACCGAAGAAAGCCCGAATCACACAGAAGGCCCTCGGGGTCCTTCACCCAGCCGAAATGCGCTTCGCCGTCATTCATGCCGGCATCGCAGAGCAGCTGGACGCATTCCGTCTGGACCCCTCCCACTGGCAGAAGCTGCTGGCGGGAGACCCGGACGTTCAGAAGCAGTTCCTTGAGACCGACTTGGACGACCCTGAAATCAAGGTGTACGTCTACGGTCCCGCACCCGCTATCCGTGAGTCCGCTTACATGTACCTGCGCGCCCTTCAGGCCGCGGTTCTTGTCGGTGGACCTCAGCCGGATTTCATCGAAATTGCTCAAAAGCTTGAGCACAATTCGGGGGACGAACCCCTGAAGCAGCAGAAAGAAGACGCCACCATGCGTGGAATCAAGCGCCGCAAGTCCGCCAAGAAGCCCGCCGCAGACACCCCGGAGACGGAGGCAGCTCCCATCGAGGAAGAGGCCGCTCCCGTCGAGGACATCACCCCCGCTGACGGTGACAACGCTGGGGCCAACCTCAACGTCTTCGACGCTGTGGACGAGATCAGCAAGCAGGTCCAGTCCGCCCAGGAAGACACCGCCGCGGTCATCGTCGCGCTGGAGGCGAAGGTCGACAACATCACCGCGCAGAACACCGCGACCTTGTCGGTGCTCTGGAACCTGTTGGAGCTGGACCCCGCGGACTTCCCGGCGGACATCTCCGAGTTCCCGTCCGTCTCCGACATCGCGGAGTTCCTCGAAGACGCGCCCGAGGAGTAGCCCGATGCCGCACAGCATCGCTGTCCATGCCCCCATCAACGTGGCCGCGCTCGACGAGCGTGACCCGGAAGCGGGGAACGCCAGTCACAGCTACGCCATTCAGTACGGCGGGCCTGACGACGTCTGCTACGTCCAGTTCCAGCACGGCCCGCGTGGGGTGGAGGGATCGACCCCCGGCGTCTTCGACGACGCCCTGCTCGCCATCATCGAGGACCGGTTGATCGGGTTCCAGTCGGGTCCGTACGCGTGCCCGGAAAACCAAGCCGCGCTCAATGCTGTTCGGGATGCCCGCGCTGCGCTGAGTTCGCGCGTGGCCAACCGCATGGCCAAGAGCGTGCTCGGGGTAAACGCGGTCCACTGACCTCGTTGCAAAACGGGCATTGGTTTTTGAGATAGGAATTCCAGCGGCGTTCATACCCCGTCGCTGGAAGGTTCCCATGTTGGACGCCAAGCACCTCTCCAAGTCCATGCAGCACTTCTGCACGGCTCTCCCCACCCGCTTTCAGTGGACCCCCCACAACCTTTGGGCGCACCCCCTCTCCGAGCTGCTGTTCCAGCTCGGGTACGAGGACGAGGGGAACTGGGTACACGAAGCAACCATTCCCATCCACGAACGCGGTACCGGTCTGGGCTAGTCCCCGGCCCGAAGCGCCCCCTCCTGGGGCGCTTCTTCTTACCCTGCAAAAACCGCGCATGTCTGGGTATAAAGACAATGAAGGGACACGTATAGCTTCGGCTGTTCAGGGAACTTCTGGTTGTATGGAATCGTCAGGATAACTCGCGGTGACGCGGGGAAAGGTTTGGCCCGCTCCGGGTTGGACCACCGAGTAGTCGGCCCATCTATACAAGTCTGAGTCTGCCCTCGTGAGGGGTCGCTGGTGAAGAGCCGGTGGAGAATTGTGCAGGAGTGGTGGCCCCGCGGCGGCGGGATAAAGTGACCGGGCGGAGAAATCCGTGGTCGCGGAAGCTGGGCTGGTACCCCGGCTGCCATGCATCCAAATCCAACACAAGTGCTCGGGTAACAGATAGCGTACGTGAACAATCTGTGAGGAGGCAGCTCCAGGCAGGTCGTACGAAGTTCGATAGGGTGTGAGTTCTTTAGTCGGGAAACCGGCAGCCCTTGAAGAACCGATAAATCGGGTGACTGACCCGAGAATGTCACGAGATGGTGTGGGAGTTCCCTATGGTCAAAAGCCATGGGCCCGCTGGTAAGGCGCCATCTCTAGGAGAAAAACCGGTTAGGAGCCGGACTACGCATTTCACGCGAAGCTGCAATCAGCCCTTACCCGGGTACTGTCGAAAGATGCCTAATCGTCTGCCCTCCATGGGGAACGGACGCACCTAAAGCTCGCAAGGCTAAGGGTGTCAGTTGAAGAGCCGTAGGAGTGGGCCGCAAACCTATTCTGAGGGGACACTGCTGAGTAGACGTATCCGCTAATGGTAGTAAACCCGGCTTCGGTCGGCTCTACCGGCATTGTATGGCTACTGGGGAGACCCAGTGGATAGGGCCCTGAAAAGGGGCTCAAAGGCTGTACGCGAAAGGGGGTAATTCTCACCCTTTTCTTACCCCTATTATTAGCCGCTAATAACGTGCAAAACGGGTACCCCTTTAAGGGATAAGAACTATGAACAAGGAGGATTACATGGATTTCATTGACCCGAAGAAGTGTCCTTGGTTCCAGGAAATCTGGGACATCCTGGAGAACCCGAGGCCGGGCGGAGTGGAGCGAGTGAAGGAGCTGACCAAGCTCATCTCGGACCGCTCCAAGGTCCGGACGGAAGCGTACAACGCGGACTTGTCCGCTCGAATCGAAGCGATTAACAACCGGGGCTAGTCCCCCACCAAGCCCCGCTGGGGCAGAACGGCTGAGAGTTGAAGAAGTTCGTAGAGAAGTGCATTCCGATGGCCCTCGGGGCCAGCCTGCTCATCGTCGTCCCCGCCTTCCTGGCGTGGGGCAGGGCAGCGGCCCTCATCATGGGCGGAGGCTGAGATGGAGAGTCTGCTAGGGAAGCTCATCGCAGCCGGCATCGGTCTTGGCCTTGTGGCCGCCGAAGTCGGCATCTTCTGGCTCGGTTCGCTGCTGAAGTCCCTCCTGGGGCTATAGCAGCGGGCTGAGCGTCTTGGGGGGCATGTGCCCCCGTTCTTACGTATATACCCCCTAAACAGCCTCAAACAGGGCCGTACCCCCCCCTCCAAACTGCAAAAATGGCACCTTTTATAGGGATAAGAAGTATGAAGGAAGCATTACGCTCTCCTCCCACCCCAAGGCATCCTGCCTTTTGGTGGGATGAACACTTCGAGGCTGGAACCACGGTGCTGTGGGTCCGTAGGCTTTGGAGTCTTTAGAATACGCCTCATTGAGGCGGAAGGATTCGATATGTCTCGCCAGTTGGTAATTGGAAATCTTCGCTTCGGCCTGACCCCCGCGCGCCAATCGGGCAATGGTGCCCTGGCCGTCGTGGCCCTCGTCACGGTCATCACCGTCGTGGTGGCGGGGGGCGTGTACTACTTCGCCAACCGCGACACCGCGGACGCCTACGCTCACGCTCATGGCGGTGTGGTGGTGATGCAGGAGCGGACCATCGCCGCGAGCATCAAGCTCATCGAGAAGGCGTTCGACAACGCGGTCAAGGCCGTGGCGGCGTGCGAGAAGGCGTCGGAGTCGAAGGGGGACAAGGACCCCTCGGCGACGAGCGTGGCGAAGGCCGCGAACGCCCGAGACGAGAAGCTCGACGTGCTCGACACCGAGATCGGCCGAGCCCTCGCGCACGCCCCGGACGCCGGTGCCCGCTTCGACGGGTTCAGCCGGACGGCCGCTGTGAAGAGGGGTCTGAAGGTCCACGGGCGGGCGGCGAAGGCCGTCGCCGCGGGCAAAGCGGACAAGGACGCGGCGAAGGCCGCGGCCTAGCCGCACCCCTGAGGTGACCTGTCAGCCGCTCCGGCAGCAGGTAGGTCCCTCAGGTTCGAGTGTCTTGAAATTCTAACAACAGGCGCCCAGCCTGGAGCCCGCTGATTGCGGTAGCAAAGGGATAAAGAAGAGAGGGCGAGCACCCGCTCCTCTTCTTTTAGCTACACCAACTATTAGCCGCTAATAATTAGACGACGATGTTGTTGCCTATATCCGGGTTGGTCCCGGCGTCAGTCACTGCGGTGTCAACGATGTTGAACTGCACCACGTTGTCATTCGTAGCGCCACTCAAGTCCACGGTAGCCGTGGCGCTCGGCCCGGCACCATCGTAAACCAAGCAGTTGTGCACGATGAGGTTGCCGTCCGTGCTTATGGAGATGAGGCCACCAAGCGTGGTGTTACCCATGAGGGTGTTCTTGTCACCGGTGTTAATCACAATGCCCGAGGTCTCGTTGTTCCGGATGAAGCTTGAGTTGCCTCCGGTGTACAAGACGTTCGCGCAGTGGTTGTCACTGATGGAGTGCGCCCCGCCGGCTCCGCCAACCGTGATGTCGCCGGTCATCGTGTTGCCCTGAACGCGGTGACCGATGCCCCCGTTGATGTCGACTGTCGTGCAGATGTTGTTGTAGACGGAGATGTTGTCTCCCGACGTCACCTGGATTTCATCCGCAACGCGGCAACCCACCACCATGGAGCCATTGGCGCCAGCCAAGTCAATACCTGAACCGCCGCACACGCCAACGTCACAGTCCTTGACCGACGTGTCCGCGCTGGCAAGGTAAAAGCCTGTGCCGTCCGCCACGACGACGGTGCACCCCGTGAAGTGGATGTTATCCCCGATAGCCTGAAACCCCATATCGGCTGACGCCTGGACGACGCACCCCACTGCCCGAGACCCGGCACCGTTCAGAGAAATACCCACAAACCGAGCATCGCGGACCACTACGTTGCTGACGACGACGACCCCGGTAGGGTCAGTCTTCACGCCCATCACGGCTGCGTCAGGCGTCGTGCGGTCGATATGAATGAGGCAATCGGAGATGTGCACGGACGCGGTAGCCAGGGCGTCGTCTACCTGGATACCGTGCCCCAAAGCGTCAAGCACAGTCGCGCCGGAAACGACCCCGTGCTGCTGGAGGTCTTCCAGGAAGATCGACGCATCCGCGAATCCCTCAAGGATGCAGTCGCGGACGACCGCGGACTCGGCGAACTTAATCTTCACACCGTGCAGGTTATTCGTGTTGTTGTCCGTCCCCGACGCAAGGAACCTGCAGCGCTCCACCAGGACGTCCTCGATATCAACCCCGCCCGCGCCCTCAACGATGATGCCGGCACCGGTAAGCGCCGTACCCTGGCAGTCCCGAAACCTAATACGGCCGCCTACCGTAAGGTTGCGAAGAGTCGCAAAAGCGCTCCCGCCCGTAAGCACGCAGTCCTCAACCGACAGGCCGTAAAGGCTCCCGCTACTGGCGTCGAAGACGGAGGCCGTTGGCTCAGCTGGAGTGGCTGCGGCAGCCGCGGTACCTCCCCAGATAAAGTCGAGCCCCTTAAACTCCAACCCGCCTTTTCCGTTTAAGTCGAACAGCGCCGAGTCGTCTGCAGACCAAGTAATTCGTGGGCGGGCCGCGGTGAGCGAGCCCACAGGGCCTCCGCCAACAATCGCGATGTTGTCCACCGGAATAGCCAGGGGTACCGTCACGCCCTTGTTACCGTCCGACGCCTCCGTCGTTGAGCCCACCACCCTAATGCGCCACGCGAAATTGCCAACGGCTGACGAGCCGGTAGCGTCCACCTGGATGAGTTCAATCATCCGGAGGGCCTCACCGATGGTGGGAAAGGCGGCGCGCTCGTTATGGTACGCCGCGTCCAGGGCGCCCGCGCCCGTGAAGCTGCCCACGGTGATGTCGATGCGCTGGTCAAGGCGGCTAAGCGGCTGCGTGTACGCTGCAATCTGGGTAATGCTGGTGGCGTCTGTAGTCACCTTGGCCAGAATGACCCGGCCACCCGAACTCAGAACCTGCCCCGAGACATCCGCCTCTGCCGTAACCGTCCGCGTAGTTTCCGTCCACACCAAGTACTCGACAGCAGAAGGGGTAATGTCCACCGCCACTTCCGCCACCGCATACGCGGCGCCGTGCACGTAGACGAGGCACGCCCCAATAGCGGCCTTGAACGGGTTGGTGACCACGTAGCCAACGACGTCCGTGAGGTCCTCGTCCATCCCCGCATCGAGAACGGCATCAGCCGCGCCCACCGAACTCACCGCGGAGAAGTACCAAGTCCCCGACGCACGCTGAACGGCAATCACGTCGCCGTTCGCAAGGGGCACACCGTTCTCAAGGTCACCGGCGTCGTGGCGCTTAATCTTGTCGTCCGCCTCGGTGATGGTGAAGTTGAACGCCGACTTCACAGCCAGACCCAGCGAGAGCCCGGCCGTGGACATCGGGAAGCCAATCGGGTCGCTGGGACCGATGAGCCCGTCGCCCAGCATGCGCTGGCTAGAGCCCGCGCCCTGGAGCGCCCCCGTCAGCCCCTGCGTAGTGCCTGCCAGTATCGACTTAACCTGCAATGGCAGTACGTTGTGGTCAGCACTGCTGAACGGGATCTTGTTCCCCAATCCGGTGTGCCCGTCAGAGAAGCCGAATCCTGCGGAGCTACCCGTATTGGTCCAGTGCAGTCGCGCCTGCAGCGCACGTGCCTCGTTGGTCAGGCCCAGCGTGCGGTTGAGGGCTCCGATGTAGGCTTCGTCGTTAGTCTCGTGCGTACCGAACAGCGCGTTGATAACCGCAGCTGCATCACGGTCGCGAATGGTGATGGCGTCGACACCACCGCCCTGCTGGCGCAGCTCGATGCCCTCCTTCACCCCAGCACCCGAGGGCAAGAGCAACGTGAGCGGTCGAGACGCATGCATCTCAATGAAGCGACCGGCACCCTGGTACCGGGAGTATTGGTCTCGGTCCAGCAGGTTCCAATACGAGTCGTTCAGCCCGCCGGACAGAAACCGGTCGGCGCCAACATCGTCGTCTAGGATTGGTGCGTGCTCAATGGAGGTGACCCGAAAGGTGTCCCCGCCTGCAGAGAAGCCGGAGCCCTCCCCAACATGGCCACCTACAACAATCGGCGCAGACGACCAGTCATCCTCAGGTGCCCACTCACTGGCCGAGCCGAAGGTCTTGCGCACTCGCTGCAGGACCATCACGTTCCCGGCGACTGAGACTATGAGCGCCCGCGTAATCGGCGCGCTCGGCTCGTCCCGGTTGTAGAGCCCCAAGTTCGCACCGGCAGTCGCACCGGCAGCCTCAAGCAGGAGCGCTCCGTCGTCATTGGTAACGGTGACTTTCCAGAGGTCCTCGCCAAGCACGCGAGCCGTGGGAGCCATCGACGTGTTCACGCCGCCCACAAGGCTGGTGGCCGCAGCTTGGTTGCCGACCTTCGCGTCCTTCATCCACGTCCGCAGGCGCACCTGCTCCGAGCGGCTCAGCCCAAGACGGGTAGACGGGTCTTCCGACAGCCCCGGTGCAGCCGACATGCCCTGGCTCTGGAGGCGCTCACGGAAGGTAGAGAGCGTCCGACAGTCCACGCCGTAGTCGCCACCGATGAGGTCGCCGTAGGTGTAAATCAGCTCGGGGGACAAGGCGAACCCAGGCGGGCTGACGATGTAGACGTTCCCGGCCGCCTGATTCGGGTCGAACCGCACAGGCGAACCAGCGTGCTCGACCGCGGAGATGAGGGAGTTCGTCGTCGCCTGCGAGTAGAGCCGCGTGCCGTTGAGCAGGCCGTGGTTCTCCACGACGCCAGACTCTTGGTCCCACAGGCCGACCTGCCCCGACTGGAGGCTACCTGTGAAGTCCCCGCTGTCGTTGTTGACGCCAACCGCCTTGCCGTCGACCAAGAACTCCTCAGACGAAGACGCGGGCAAGAGCCACAAGTCATTGCCGACGATGTACACGCAGTACGCGAAGTTGTCCCGCTCGTCCGCCGTGGAGGCCGCGGCTTGGTTCGGGGGCGTCTGCCACTCGACCCGGTCGCCTGCAGTGAACTGTGTGCCGTCACCCACAGTCACCTTGTGCAAGCCACCGCGGGTCAGGACAGCCTTGTCCCCTGTGCCGGCAGCGCCTGTGTCCTCAGACGGCATGACGTAGGCGATGCGGTAGAGCCCTGCATTGCCGCCGTTGGCCGCCTCGACGTAACAGCCGGGGCGTGCATAGCGACTGGCGAACGTGGCCGCCTTGAGGCGCACACCGTCGTAGTCCCACGACGAGGCCGCGACGATACCGTTGTCCGAGTTACCCAAGTACGGGGGCAGGTCCGAGCCGACCCGCCGCATGGGCGCGCACGCCTTCGGGTAACGCCGCGTCGGAGAACCCGTGGTAGCAATCGTGCGAAAGACCGAGCTGGCTCCGCCGCCGCCCGTGTTGAACCGGACATCGACGGGCTCACGAATCTCCGTGACTCCGTCCGCGTCCTGGCGAACAAGCCGGATGCACTCAGACAGCTGCTCAGCGAACAAGCCGTGGTAGAGCCACACAGCGGCGGCGTCTATCCCACCGGACGCGTCACCGAGGTTGATGGCCGTCGCACCTTGCGTGACGCCCGCCAGAGCCTCAAAGCCGAACTGGTCCGCACCACCGTCAGTCTGCTGGGGCTCCAAGAAGTCGTCCCGCAGCACCGGGCTGTCGAGCAGGCTGGCGACGTAGTCATTATTAGCGGCTAATGCCGAGAGCGCTCGACTGACCGCGTCGTGCGAGAAGTTCTCACCGTTGGTGAACAGCTTCGCGCCCGGCGAGGGCGCGGTGAACGGCGTGCCCGTGGCGGCGGAAGGAATCGACGTGAGCGCCGTGTGCGCGTTGGTGTTCCCAGCGAGCTTACCGAAGTACTTCATGTCAGTTCCACACAGCCTTCTACCGCGTCCAGACTCATAGACGTAATTCCCAGTTCACCCGCAACACCGTGTTAGGCGTCACGGGTATGGCCGAGAAAGTGTTGTACGCCACCAACCGATTCACATCGGTCGGCGTCACCAAAGCCGGGTTGGCCGTCGACAGGTAGAGCCCCGCCTCAGAGACAGGCGCGTTCGTTCCAACGAGGATGCCCGACGTGTACGAAGTGCTCAGGGCGTAGGACACCTCCGACTCGACGAAGTCGGCGATGAAGGCAGTCCGGAAGTCCCCGGGAAAGAACACGTTGCTCGGGTAAGACTGGTCGAGCACCTTCTTCAACCACGTCTTGACCCCGCCACCCGTCTGGCTGACAGGGATGGGGTCTTCGAGCGCGGTGACCGTAACCGTCTCCGGCTGAGTGTTGGCGAAGTTGGCGTCCGTCTGAAGGGCGCCTCCGCAGCCCAAGCCGATATACGCCACCTTCTCCGTTGCGTGCGGCGTCGGCGGGTCGACCGAGTAGTCCGACGCGCCGAGCATCTTGGCCAGCCACGCACGGCCCGTGTTCACGAAGACGTTGTGGGACTCACGCGTGTGCGCCAGGACCCCGTCCTCGTAAGCGCGGACCACGACGTTGGCAGAGATGTTGAAGTTCTCTGTGAGCTTCACTTGAACGCGCCCCTCTCAAAATTACGCAACATGAGCCCAACTCCTACGCAAGATGATGTTGCGGGCCTGAACATTCGTGACACCGTACTGCCTACCCAGCTCTGAGTAACTCAGCTTACCTTCAGGGCAGCTCCCGGGCTTTCCCCACCCATGCTCAGCCCAGTCAGCGCGCATCGCTAGAACGACAGCTTCGGTGAGCTTCACCGTGTTGGAGATGTCAGAGCCGCAGGCCGTACGCTTCTTGGCGTCACGGTCACTCATGTTGTCCGCGGGAGTACCCAACCACAGGTGGTCCGGGTTCACGCAACCGGGGTTGTCACAAGCGTGGCCGACGAAGAGCTTCCCGGGCTTGCGCCCGTTGCCGAACTCGAAGGCCAAGCGGTGCGCCTTGTACGTCTTACCCCTGAAGCTGAGTCGGCCATAACCCTTGGTGTCGTGGCCACCCTCCCAGGTCCAGCAGTCTCCGGGGTTGTTACCGGGGGCTGCTCGATGCCGGAAGCGCGCCTCCAGAGATAGCTTTGCCCACCCGTCAGGTCGTGCCCCCATTACTTCCAGACCCCCGAATACTCCATGTGCATGTCGTCCGGCGTGCTCCACCGACCGCCCCACGCCCAGCCGGCTTGCTCGAAGGTTTCGACAAAGCCCATGTGCTTCCGCAGCATGGTGTCAGTCTTCCCGTACCCGTTGAGCCGTGCGTCGAAGTCGACCGCGATGCCCCAGGAATGCCTGGACAGCGGCTTCGTCGGATTCCACATCATGTGGCGCGGGACCCAAGAGCCAACCCGCTCGGGGACGTAGCCCCCGGCGGCGCAAGCGGCCCTGAACAGGTCAGCGAACCCGACTGCAACCTTCTTGTTCAGCCAGACATGCCGACCGATGTGGAGGTCTACCTTGACGATATTGGCATACGACCAACTCTTCGAGATGATGATGCCGCCCTTTTGGGCGGGGTTCTCCTTGTACTCGAAGTCGCCGTAGGTCCGCTTGACCACGTCCCTAGACAAGAGTGTAGGGAACGCCGACTCGGGGACCTCGACAGCAGACGGGACGACCGCTTCAGGTGCGATACCGCCTACCAGCGACTCAATGACCGAGCGGGTCATGGGGCCGCACAGCGAGTCGACTGTGAGCTTGTGTGCCTCCTGGAACTCCCGTGTGCCAAGGCCGACGAGGTACACCAGAGCGTCCTCGCTCAGCTCCTTGAGGGCTACCCGGTTGTACGCGTCCGCGTTCACCACGCTTGTTACCTCTGCAATCACATCCGAGATTTCAGACAACATACGCTAGTACCCCGGGACGGCGGCAAGGGATTTGAACGCGAGCATGTACACACGTGGCAGCTCAGCCGCCGTTTCCGAGTTTACCCGAACAGCCAGCCTGCCCGCAGTAGCGACCACCCCGGTGTACCGGTACATGAAGCTCGGTAGCTGCCCTGGCAGGGCATAGTAGACATCCAGGTCGGTGCCCGTCCGCTCCAGGAAGATGTCGTACGTAGTGCCCCGCCAGAACTCGATGCGCATGCTGGCGCCTGGGTTGGTGTCGTTGTCCCAGTAGTCGGTGGCTGTGACGCCGCTCATCGGACCGAAAGCGTAGTCGGCCGCTTCTTGGAGGTCGGAAAACAGCCCCCCACCGAACCAGTTGTCTGTATCCACGTCGGTGACGCCATTGAGGAAGGCGAAAGACGTCTGAAACCGTGTGGCGTTGTTCAGGTCAATGCCCTGCGGGAGCGAGACAGCGAGGCGCATCGCATACACGAAGTCCGTCGCGGGGGTGTTAGTGGTGTGAACCACCCCCTGGGCCTGCAGGGCGTCCGTCAGGACCATGCGGATGATCGTGCCGTTCACATCCACGGTGTCCCGTGTAGCCAGCGCCTGATCCCCACCATACCCGCTGGCGTCGGCCCACTCCGCCAGCACGGGCGTGGCGCCTGTGTACGCCCAGTCTCCGACGCCCACGCCATCGCCCGCCGCAGACGGGGTAGCGGGCGCCCAGCGCGAATTGCCGTTATCCCAGGCCAGCACCTGTGTGTCTGTCGGGGCGTCCGTGTGGACCGTACGGCCCTGGAGCTGGGTAGCGTTATGGACCAGCGTCGTCGGGTCCCAGCGCGTATTGCCGTTGTCCCACACCAACGCTTGGCCGTCCGTGGGTGCGTCCGTGTGAACGGTGCTGCCCTGGAGCTGCGTGGCATTGTGGACGAGGGTAGTCGGGTCCCACCGGCTGTTCCCGTTGTCCCAGGCCATGACCTGCCCGTCTGTGGGCGCGTCGGTATGAACTGCGTAGCCTTGTAGCTGTGTGGCGTTGTGGGTCTCCACCGCGTACGTGTCCGGAGCGCCGTCGAACCACACCATGCCCGCGGTAGCGGTCACCATGGTAGACGCCGCCTTCTGGAGGCAGTAGCCGACCTGCCGCGTGAAGTCACCGACGTCCTTCGCCATCAGCCCCCCGTTCGAGATGTAGACCGGGTCGTTCTCGGCCGTGTACCCCGACGTGTCCAAGGGGAAGTAGCCCCGCAGCATCAGCATGCCTGTGGCGCCGTTGGCGACCGTTCCCAGCCACGCACCAATCGAGGCATCCCCAATGGCCGCCTGTGTGCCGAGCGCCGTTCCCGTCTGGGCAACGATGTCCGTCAGGTGGGCGGACATGGCGTCACCGTCTGCGCCAGCCCCAGAGAAGCGGGCGTAGTCCGTGACCTGCGACAAGTCCCCCGCCGACCGCTCCGCGCCGGTACCGTTGATGGCCATGACAGCCATGCGCCCACCAAGGACTTGCTGGAGGCGGCGGAGGTGCTGCTCGATAGACCGGGACCAGCCTGTCTGGTCCGTGTACTGGCCGCCCTCGCGTGGGGCCGGAAGAGCCTCAGCCCCGTACCCGCTGGCAATCTCAAAGAGGCCGGAAAGAGTGACTTGGTCGCCGCCTGTCTCCGTCACGATACAGATGACGAGGTACCGCCCCGCTACCTTGGGCGTGAACGTCTTGTCCTCCAACGTCGAGGACAGCCCAGAAAGCCCCAGCCCGGCCGGGTGGTGTTCCGGCCCGTACAGGAAGAAACCCTCCCCATCACCGGGGGCGTCGTAGTCACCCCAGACGGCCCCAACCGACAACGCGACTGTTACCTGCACATTCGCGGGACGGTTCTGCAGGACCTGCTGAGGTCCTGTCGCGTCCTCCATCGTAAGCGTAGCCATCGTTCACCAATTATTAGCGGCTAATAGCCGCCAGCTTGTGGAGGACTGTAGCGCGTCGCTGGAGGGACATGCTGCCCTTCTTCTCCAGCGCCCTCTTCGTGTCCCGAACCAGTTGTGGGGCCGAGCCTACCAGCCACCCAGCGCCTCCGCCGGTAACGGCCCGCTCCAAAAGGTGCCAGAGAGCGCGGCGTTTCTTCAGCTTCGCCGCGACCCCGAGACCTCGCAGGGCCTTGGCGCTCTTGTAGGCTTTGCGCCCACCGTGCAGGCCGGAAGCAGCCCCAAGACCGGTGCCCAATGCGGTGCCCAATCCAGGCCCCGCATTCACCCAATTTCGCTTCTTCTTCTCCGCCATCACTCGCCTCCGAAGGGATCTTCCCCAAGAATACCACCACCCAACCCGGCTTCACCGGGCGGGGACAGACCGACCACGTAGGCAGCAGCGGCGACCGCCTCATCCATGTGGACCGGAGCGGGCGGGTCTGTAAGGGCCATCCGGTACGGCCGGTAGTTTCGGACAATTACGTCGTAGTACCCATCCGCCAACCCGGCGGGTGCGGTGAACTCAAGGATGTGTCCTGTGCTGGTCTGGTCGTTCCCATCGTAGCCGAGCACCACCTTGCCCGCGTTGTTGCCCGTCTCGAAAGTGTAGGCCACCACCGGGGTCTCCACCTGGGACTCTCTGTGCCGCAAGAACACCCAGCAGCCGCCCTTGATTCCGTCGAACGAATCCGGGTTGGCGGTAGGGACCGTCCCGCGCGTGTCATCGTCTGCAACGAAGAAGGAGCCCTCCACACGCAACACATTGGTGCCGTAGTCCACCGTGACGTACTGGATGTCTGGCGGCGGGATACAGAACTCCAGGAACCCATGGGTCTTGTGCCAGCCCTTGATGGCGCGGACACAGATGCCGATGTGGACGTTCTCCAAGTCGAGCTGCTCTACACCCGCGACTCTTGTGAAGTCCGCCAAAGCAACAGGGTCACCCAGCATTACGCCCTCGTCGGTGTAGCCCCAGCGGACCTTGGCGACGCCCTTATCCAGGCCGTTCCAGTCCGTGAAGAAGCCCGGACCAAAGCTGGGTACGAGCTGTTCATCCGGGTTCGTGACCTCGAATGCCGCGTCGTATGGGTACTGCTGCACCTGATTGTCGAGGACACCAGACGCAGCAAACTGCGGCCGGTCTTCGAGGCTGACGGGCTCGGTCTCCAGGTCCTCGATGAGCATGCCGCCCAGCGGGATGTACACCATGTTGGACAGCGACAGCACGTCCGCGGGCGCGAACCGCTGCAGCTTCCCAACGCTCAGGATGTGCTCCCGGTGGTAGAACTTGTCGTTGGCTGCATCGGCCGGGTCGTGGTCCGCCATGGTCACAGCGAGCGCACCGGACGTGGCGCCCTTCAAACTGCCGATGGTGGCGCGGAAGTTCCACAACGCGTAGAGCCTCTCCTCCGCACCGTAATTGCTGTAGTCCGCCGTGTTCGAGTTCTCGAAGCCGAGGATGAGGTACGTGAAGGGGTGCTCTGTTTGAGGGTTGAAGACCCCGAAAGGTAGCTTGGGGTGGACCCCCGCCCCAATGTACTCCACAACCGGGGGAGACTCGGCCCACGGGGTATCCAGTTCCGCTGTCAGGCCCACATCCCACAGCTCGATGGCCTCACCGACCTGAAACTCCAGCGAGACTTGGTCCCCTGTGGTCGTGCGCTGGATTGGGACCCACAGCTTGGACATGCACACGTCCAGGTCGGGCTCGACCTGACTGACCATGTGCACCACCCCTTGGTGCTCGTTCCAAGAGCCGTCGCCCGAGTAGCTGGAGACAACGCCCTCCGCGTAGCCCGACTCGTACTTGTCCTCAACGTCAGCGTCCGTCCACGCGCCGCCGGTACCGTCTGCACGACCCAGCGTCTCCAGCCCAGGCCAGAGCTTGGTCCGGTCTGCGCCGTCGTCCGCTCGGTAGCTGAACGGAGCGGTATGAAGCGTGTCTGCGAGGCGCATGGTCGGGTGGTACGTGGGGTTGTCCACCACCGAGATTTCGTCAGCGAAGTCCAGCGCGCCCAGCAAGAGGACGTTGGTGTGCTTGGGCTTGGCCTCGTCCAAGAAGCTCTGCAGCACAGCGAAGGGCTCTGTCGTCCCCGCGATGTCGAGCGGCACGCGCACAACGAACGTGTGGTACTGCCGGATGATGTCCTGCCCCGGAAGAAGCGTCGTCATCAGACCAGGGTTGGTGATGTAGTCATCTACCCTCACCACGTCGAGCAGCACGACATACGGGTCCAGCTGTGAGTCACGCCACGCCTCGTACAGCGGTGTGAACGCCGCCAGCGTGAGTTCCTCAGTCGGAATCGACTCCCGGTTCCGCTCCGCCCACACCTCGAACGACGCCTGCAGCTCTCCGTCGAGGAAGCCGACCGACGAGCCCCGGTCAATCGCTTGGAAGGGGCGGCTCGTCCGCGGGTTGAGCGCCCGCACGTTCGCGGAGAACGGGTAGGTGTACGTGAGTAGGTCGTCGTCCGGCGTGGCAATCACGATGCGACCCAGGTCGGTAGCGGAAAGGGGCTCTTCCCACACCACGATTTGCCCGGTGACCTCGGAGTACGGGAGGCCGAACATGGCCTGCGTCGCGAGCTGGGTGTTGCCCAGCGTCGGCCCTGAGGCGAACGCGAACATCATCCCGCGCACCACGGAGAGGTAGTCGACCTGCCCCCGGCTCGCCTCCTGCCACACTTCGTGCGGGAGACCCACCATCAGGCCGAAGTTGTTCTCGACCGTCTGCCAGTTGTCGAAGTACGCCAGCTCCGCCCACAGCCGCTTCGGCCCCGGGCGCAGCGCGCTCCACGGACAGATGCGTGCGGTCACCTCCCCCGAGATGTTGAGAGGGCGCTCCACCGTAACCGTGCGGCCCGACTGAGACAGGATGCGGTACGTCCCTGCGTCACCGTCGTTCAACACGAGCGCCACGCCACCTAAGGCGGCCAACTCAGTGAACGTGGCCTCTACCGCTTCTGAGTGCAGCCGCAGGAACTGGTCGAACACCACGTCCGCTGAGTCCGCAGTGGCAGTCGCCTTGCCCTCCCACAGCGGTGTGATAGCGACCTGCCCGTCCTTCACACGGAAGTCGAGTCTCTCCGTCAGCTCCTGGCTGTTTGGGTTCCCGCCCAGAACCGGAATAGCGACGAGGTCGTCCACCGCGGCGGTCAACCGCTCACGGTAAAAACCCATGACCGAGAGCGTCATCACCGAGAGCTGCTCCAGCCCCACGGTCTCTCGGTCTGCACCGGTGAGTTCAGAGACGACGTTCATTGCGTCGAACAGCGGCTCCCAGCCAATGAAGACCGCCTGCCCCTTGGTCGCCACGATGGGCAGGTAGCTGGCCACCTCGTCACCCGTCGTCGGGTCAACCACGAGGACCTCGACGTAGTCACCCGTGGTAAGCCCGAGCGCCGCAACGTCGAAGTCAGTGCTCAGCGTCAGATACGGCGTAGCTCGCGCGAGGACCTTGCTGGGCGGGCGAAGGTGGTCCCACCAGAGCCTAACGCCCGTGATGGTCTGCTCCGACTCAGCGCCACCGAGGGCCAGCTTCCCCGGGCTGACCTGGGCAGACAGCGTCAGCACGGTCCCGTCCCGTCGTGCTTCCTCGTCGTAGACCCGAATGAGGTCGGAAGCCAGCACCGGGTCGAGATACGCCTTGTCCTCCAGGTGGAGCGTTGTGTCAGCCGCTCCCGCAGCGTCGTCAACCCACGCACCAGCAAAGCGCTCTGAGATGAGCTTGTATGCCGGGAAGGCGTCCTCCGCCGCGTAGAGGCGCCAGCCGGTCGTCTCTTCCAGCACCTGGATGACCTGCACGACCTCAGCCGGGAGGCCGTCCGCCAAGACGAGCATCAGGCCGGTGCCGATGGTAGGCGTCCCCTGGCCTGTAGTGATCGCGGACCCCGCCTTCGTACCGGACGTCAGACTCCCGACAGTCAGGTCCCATGAGCCCAGCAGGCTCGGCGTCACCAGCTCAGTAGTCACCCCCGTAGGCAGCTCCGTGTAGAGCGGGTAATGCGTCCACCGACGCTGGTAGCGCCTGCCCACGTCACGGATGGACCGAGCGAAACCGTGCTGCCACGTACTGAGCAGCTCAGCCGAGACCACCTGGGTCATCGCCGACCACAGCGAAGACAGGACTTCGCGGTCGTTCACGAGGTCCCAGAAGTCCGGGAGGTACTGCCAGATGTACCGAGAGTCGGGACGCAGCCCGAGCAGCTGGTCCGTCTCCTGCACGACAACGGTGTGCGTGTCTGCGAGGCTCCTGCCCACCCCGTTGCTGACCCGCAGGCGCAGGCCGTAGATGCCAGCGAGGTCTGGCAGCAGGATGGGGTTCATCAGTACCGACGCCGCGCCGCCACTGAAGAGCGTTGTCCCGGTAGGGACCACCCCAAGATTGGTGGCGTTCGGGTCCACGATGTCACCGCGGAACATCTCGGCAGCGGCTTCGACGTACCCCGCCGCACCGACACGACTGAAGGCATCGACCAAGTCTTGTGGCGTCGTAATGGCATCGCCGCTCCCGTCCGATGCCAGGGCGACACGCAGCTCCTTCGCTGCCAAGTCCAACACGACTGCCAGAAGGCTGCCTGCCGAGCCGGTGGAGATAATAAGCTTCCAGCTGTTCCCGGTCGTGTGCTCAGAACGGAAGGCCAGCTGAACTTGGTTATCCGCCGCCTCTGTCCCGAGCGCCACCTTCGATGCGATTCCGCCTGAGAGGCGCGCAACACTCTCCGCC